TATCGTGTACGCATTAAACGTATTGTCAAGGTCTGAATCGGAGAAGGTTGTGCCGAGATTGGAAAAACCATATACGTTTTTCACAAGTCCGTCACCACCGCTTCCTCCGCTTCCTCCAGGAGATACGCCTAAAGCGGAAATCCATCCTCTGGTATAGAAGCCTATTTCCGTATTTCCGTCCGCGTGCTCAAATGTGACTGCCTTGTTTACGGAATCATATATAATCTTTATATCGCCAACCTGCAACGCCTGTGTTTTCACCGTGCCGCTTATGTTGGCATCTACAGCATAAATATTCTCCCATCTCTTCGATTCAAGACCAAGTGTGGATGCGTTGTTCACGCTAGGAACTACATTTGCCGTAGACAGTTGACCAGTAAATATCTTGCTTGCAGTTACTGTCTGTTCCGTATCAAGCGTTACAAATTTATTGTCAGGAAGATGGGATATGTGAATTTTCTTTGTCGGATCATCCTTTCCCAACTCCTGCCACAATTTGTCCGTATTCATTCCGCCTTCCTTGGCTAGCTTCCATATCTCGTTGATGGTATATGCGTTGAATGTATTGCTAAGGTTGGAATCGTCAAACGTCTTACCTAAATCGGCAAATCCGTACACGGCCTTAATCAGTCCGCCTTCACCACCTCCCGGTTCTCCGCTACCACTCTGTGCGCCCAACGCTGATATCCATTGGTTTGTATAGAACGCTGACTTGCATCGTAACGCTTGGTTTACTTCATCCCATTCAAACCATCCGTTGAACTTTTGAAACGATGCAATAAGGTCATTAAGTAGCTGTTCAGAGAAAATATTTGTTCCGCTTCCCGTACCACTTCCACCTAATGTTACATTTGTCGTATTCTGTGTTGAAGTAGTCTGATTTTCCTGTGCCAACCGTTCATAGAAAGACAGTATCTTTCTTCTTGCAATGGTGCATGAATATGACGGGAACATATTTTCCTTGGAATATTTAATTTCCAAAGACTGTATCTGCAACTGCATATCCACTATCTGACCGTTATCAGAGAAATCGAACACGCCTATTCCATCATCCCTTACCTTTAGCATATTTCCTTCTATGAAGTCAATGAAAAGGTTAGGATGCTCTGCGACAAATCCGCTAGATATGTCAAGTGAAACGGTTCGGTTCTCATGGTCATATCTTGACAGGTAGTCAAGAGCCGCCTTTTCAAGCGTGTTCTCAGCCATTGTCACATAAGATTCGGGCATGACGATATTCAGAATGACAAACTCCGTTCCTGCTGCAATTGAAGGAGATTTACCATCCGTATAAAGCGGAAGTTTGGCATTGTCGCTATCCGTTCTGTAGCATGATATTTTATATCGTGCCCCCTTATTAAACATGGCAACATCCTCTTCCGTTTCCCCCGTATCACCGTTCACCTCACCGTAAAGAGGAATAATACCGTTTTTGTTTATCTTAAATTCCGTGCCTGTATAAGTTCCTGTACGCATACTGAACACCGCATCCGTCACAGAAGCGTATTTGTAATAGAACCTATCCTGTGAACCGTCCTGATTACCGAAATGTATATTGCAGGTCATTTCCTCACTAAATCCGATCTTACAGCTTCCGACAGGAACATCGGAATCAAACGTGAACTCAATACGTATGGTAACTGTCGTATTCTTACCTTTTTCTATATATCCTACAAGAGCGGTCTTGTCGTAAGGTATTTCAAGCATACCAGTAGCACCTTCCTCTCCGATAACAACCTCTTTCAAAGGAGAAGCCTGACCCAATACACGGTTTAAAACCATACGTAGGTTAATCTTCACCTTTTTCCCTACAGCATCACTTCCTATAGGTAATATACTGAAAAGCATCTTCCCTGAGAATGTGGCAGTAACCTTTACAGGCTGGTCATAATATGCCCTTGTACTATATATATCAAAACTCTCGAAATCCCTGTACTTGTCAAACATAGCATGGGGCTTGTACTGGGGCTGCACATTGTCGTTTATCTTGTCGGATGAATCACCGTCCTCATATACCTTGTACCCTAGGTTGAATCCTGGAGAGGTCATATAAATGAAGAAACTGTCACTATCATCACTCTTTATAGGAGTAGACCCGATAATCTTATCTATTCGTGTTGCTGCGCTAGCACCCTCACCTGCCACCTTTCCCGATTGAGGATCTGGTTCTCCATCCGCCTTGTATGTATCCCATTCTGGAAGTCCTGACGGATACAAATCACCAAGTTTTTTCCCTCTGATGGAAGGATATATCCCACTGAACGTGTTTGATATGGTTTTTCCTCTCACACCATAGTTCTTCAATCCGTATTCGCTGTCAATATAATATCTTATATTCCCGTCAGAATCATTCGGAAGAAGGATGTACGGGCAATAGCGTGATTCATCGGCAGGCTTAGCGTCCTTCTTATATTCAGGCGGAACGTTTCTGCTTCCACCTTGTGGTATGATTCGGGTTATAACAGGTGTGCTTGTGTCTACGGAAGAGGAAACCTTTACAGCACCTCCGCCATCTCCCTGCTTGAATGTCCAGTTTACGGACGGTCTTGTCTTGTCCGTAATGGTTATTATCCCACCGTTTGCTGTCGTTGAGAAGTAATAATTGAGATAAAACTTGTCATAGAAGTTCTTCAATGCTTCAAACAGGTTAGTCCCATCGGTTATGTCAATCATATCCTCTGTCAGTTCGCCTTCTGCATCCACGTTGAGCGTCCATGTGCCAATGCCTGTATATCCTGCACCCAATGACGCATTGTAAGATTCTATATTTGCTTCTATACGTGCTGCAAGCTGTCTTGCATCACCCCAAAACTGGAACAGACCGCCATGAGTGTATCTTATCTTATTTATTTCCCCACCTGTTCCGCTTACTATGTCAAGAAATGCCACATTCTGCAAAAGCACCTCCTTACCGTAAAACAAAAGGGAGTATTTGTATTTTCCTGCTTCATTAAGATTATCTCCCGATGGGGCTTGGTACAGGATGAATGTATTACCGTTATATACGACTGTATCGTATTCCGATTCGCTCTTTGAGTTGTATGCCTTGAACTCTATCGGAACAACGGAAACGACTTCACAAGTCAATTTTCTCACTTCCTGCAAAGACGGGCTGTATGAAAAATCAGCACTCTCCGCAATAACCCTATTTCCTCTTTTAATCTGTAAAATCATTGGTCTTTAAAGCGTTGGTTGGTCAATACTGAAATTTAACGAAAATGTATAGGCGGATACAAGTCGGTCAGGGTTCTGCAAGTCCTGAACGTCCTGATAACTCATCTTTGCACCTGTTTCAAAACCCGTGCATCTTATCACCTGCTTTGCCGATTCTCCCCATATATCATTCCATATAGAGAAAGAGGATGAACCGTATGGCGTACCGGGAGTGGCAGGTATCACATTGGTTATATATGAATAGAACGAACGGATATTCGTCTTTACCGTTTCCACATCTCCCAAAGCGGCAAATGTTATGCTTCCTTCCGTTGGCTGGTAAACAGGCGTGACAGGTTCGTACACCTTCTGACCGTTCTTGTCATACCATTTTTCGGCATAGGCTTCCTTTCTTGTCGGCAAATCCCATAATCCCTTGCTTTCAAGTATATACAGCCTGTATGTGGCATACAAATCCTTTGCCGTATCGCTTCCTTTCTTTATAAAATATTTAGATATAGCCATTCGTGTACATATTTAATTAGTGCAAAAATAATAAAAATAGTCTTAGAAAACATCTAGTTTTAAAAAATAATTTTCTATATTTGCATCACAATCGGTGCTTTGGATGAGTGGTTTAGTCAACGGTCTGCAAAACCGACCACAGCGGTTCGATTCCGCTAAGCACCTCAAGTGATTGGATTTTTTTGTTCGTAATCAATCTCAAACGCCCTGCCAACTGTGAAGCTAGCAGGGCGTTTATATTATCAGTCAATTATAACTTTTATCGCATTTCCGCCTGACCTTGGGGCAATGGAAACGACACTTAGGAGTGCTGTCTTTATCGCCATAGTTGCGGCAAGCTGCTGGGTGAGAACCTCCAACTGTGACTGCTGTATGGCTGTCATGTTCGTTCCTCCCGTTCCTGCCGAACCACCGTTTAACGATACCAACTGACGGAGAAGATCGCTTTGTACAACCATTTCGTATCTCATTCCGTTAAGATAACCCAATGCCTGGTTGAACGTATTCTCGTCAACTCCTGCAATGGCATTGGACAGACCTTCCGCGTTCTCTTCCGTTTCGGTAAGCATTCCGCCTAGGGCGTTGTTTATCTCATTGACTACACCCCCGGCTTCCGCAAAGGCTGATTCCAATGAACCCATGACATTTCCTAGTATTATAAGCTCATCCTTGTCTATCTTGTTGTCCGCAAACATACCACCTTTACCGTCCGCTCCAAATAATGTAGTCTGTACCTGTTGCATTGCCTTTTCTATGTACTGCTGCTGAACCCAGCTTTTAACAACATCCCTCATAACGTCCGCTACGGTATCCTTGTATGCTTTGGCTGCATCCTCTCCTTTCAACCATGCTTCGACAAGAGCGTCACCTATCTGGCTAGCCCAGTCTTTCAAGTCAATGCTGTACAATTCACTTGCAAGCGTTTCTGTATAATATCTTATCTCATACTCCAATTCTTTTATTGTCTGTTTGTAATCTTCCACTTTCTCCCTGTCTGACTTTTTCTTATCTTCTTCGGCTGCTAGAATATCCTTTTGAATTTGTAACTGCTGTTTCAGATTGGATACTTGTTGGGATGTAACCTCATCAAGTTTTGCTGGGTCTATAATGTGCTCAAATTCCTTTTCAAGCATATTATAGATATTGGTCAATTTCTTTGATTCAAATTCAAGATCCTCTATATGCTTTTGAAGTCTTTTGTCATGCTGTCTGTTAAATGTAGCGATAACGTCAAGCGGCATGGATATAGCCGAACCTATCGCACCTGCAAAATCACCACTTTTGAATGAATCCCATGATTTCTTCACTCCCTCATTCATAACGCCCATAGCTTCCGAAAACTGGTTCATCTCACGCATGAAACCGCTGTCAGTATCCTTACCCATAGAATCCATAAGGTTGGACACGGATGCTATTATCTGTTGCATGGCTTTTATGGCATTGTATATGTTGGTTATGATAAAGTCGATAAGATTCACCGTCTGCAAAGCGTTCTGTGCCGCAGCCATCATTCCTTTACCAGTCTTGACAGCTTCCTGTCCGCTCTTGTATCTTGATTCGGCTTCCGACTTGGCACTCAAAGCGGCATTGGCGGCTTCTTCATCACCGTTCTTCATTGCGTCCTCGTATGCCTTGGAAGCATTTTCTATGTCAGCCATAGCCTGTTGCATATCATTCATGCCTGCCATCATCTTTGACTTTCCTGCATCATAACGCTTATTATACATACCTTCAATCCCATCTTTCATGTACGTCTGAAAGTCAGACTGGTTGTTCTTCATCATCTTCTCTATCTGCTTGTCCACGCGTTCAAGTTCTTTCATGTATTCCTTTGCGCTGATAGCACCAGATCTAAATGCACTGTTGAGCATTTCCCTTACCTTGTCAGCTACGGTATTTGCAGCCTCCATAGACATCGCTTCAACAGCACCGAAGAAGTTCTGATAGTCTGTGGTCAGCTTGAACAAGTCCATCTCTTCACTTTTCTGCAAGGCGGAAGATAAGGATGTGTTTTCCATACCCTTTGCCGTTTCAATTCTTTTTCGGTAATTCTCCCTGATAATATCAACCTGTGTATAGTAGTCACCATATTTTTCAAGGTCATTAGCATACTGCTTTGCCATCTCACCAAAGTAGCCTTTCCATGCATCAATCATTCCTTGGATAACCTCTTTCTGATCTTCTCCGATATTCTTATTCCCCTTAATTGCTTCCTGTATCTGATTTATATACTGGTTCATTGAGGTGAATGAAGAGGTGTCGGGCACAACAGAAACGCCAAGGTCAAGATTCATTCCTGCCAATGCGGATTGCAGATTGTTATATATGCCTGCCGCAAAACTTTCAGCCATAGTAGATGTGTCACCGCTAAACTGAACGGCAAGATCTAAGGCAAGTTCGGAATCACCTGTTATTCCAAGTATGTCACTGTAAAAGTCATACTTGTTCTTGTATCTGTCAAACTCATCCGTAATCCTCTTCATCACCTTCTTGGCTGCATCAACATAAATTTCAGAGGACAATTCGGCAGCTTTCCTTGCGTTCTTGACCGCATCCTGTGGAACACGTGTTTCCAATTCCTTTGCAGCCTTGTTGTAATTGTCAACAATAGCCTGTTTGTCATATACAATATCTACGCCAAGTTTTAACGCCTGTGAACCGTATATGGCTTCGATCTGCTTTTTGGCTTCTTCCTTACCTATGTTAATGCTTAAATCCTTGAACTTGGAATAGGCGGATTCAAGCAATGACAATCTGTTTTTCCAAAGGTCAGCAAGAGGATCTCTTTTCTGTGCTTCCTTCTTCTGCTTTTCCAGTTCAAGGTTGAATTGTTTTGCCGTTCCCGTAGCCTTTGACATCGCTTCGTTGGCAGCGTTAATCTCATATACCGTCTGTTGTACTTGCTCGACTTCATAGGGGCTTACAATTCCTGTAATTTGATACTCATCTCCAAGTTTCTTGACCTTTCCTTGGCTAACATACATATCAATGGTACGCTGTAAATTTTCTATTGAACTTTTGGCGTCCTTATATTCCTGTTTTACCGATTTAAAGTAATCCTCCATAGATTTCACATCGGCAGCCTTTATCGCAATAGTCCATTTATGTCCTGTAATTTCATCAAGAGATTTTTTCCATCCAGTCAAACCTTCCTGTGCTTCTTTATCGTCAAGTTCTATTTTAACAGCATATTTTTTGTCAATAAATTCATTAAACAATTTTTTAGCATTCTCCCCAAGTTCGCTAGTTGTGGCAAAATTTTCAGATTGAATCCTTATAAAGTCCTTCTGAGCATCATTTAATTTATTTGGGTCAATACCAGCAAATACTTTTTTCAATTCTTTATCAAGGCTGTTTGCAAAAACATTAAATGATTTTTCAAGTTCTTCAGTTTCACCCATTATACCCATCTTCAACTTCTCATATTCCTTCAACAATTCCTCACTGTCAAAATGGGCTTTGTTCTTAAATATTTCAAATGTCCGTGCATCTCCTGACGTTTCAGCCAAAGAACGTATCTTCTCTACAATAGTAGCTGCCGAAGCCCCTTTGTTTATCAGTTCGGTAAGTTCGTTTCTCCATTCCTTAGTACCCTTACCCATGTTTATAATTTCCTTGGATGCCTGTACTATCTGACCACGAAACTCTTCTATATCCTTACTTGCCGAAGTGAGTTTTACAGACGATTCCTCGTAATCTTTAAGCATATCAGAGAATGAATCTCCAAATACACCCGTAGATGTTGCCTTATCCGCCTTGAACATTATATCCGCATTTTCGGCAGCGCGCTTATAAACCTGCTCTAGTTCCGATGCTGACTTTTGCAGATATTCAACACGTGATTTCTGATCATCTATCTTCTTGCTGTTTTGTACTATATATTGTCCTATATTGCCATATTTAGACAATACTCCAGTAAGTGTTTCCTCATACGACTGCAACTGTTTCGTGTCAAGCTGTTCAAGGTTTTCCGGGGTGAGTTTGTCGAAGTTTATCTTGTCAAGGTCTTTTTGCAAGTCACTGTATGATTCGCGGAAAGACTTTGCACTGTCCTTTATCTTCTGATTGAACTCTTCCGAACGTGCAGACATCACATGAAACGCTTCCGCCACAAGTCCTGCAACGGTAAGTATCGTCATGAGCGGATTAGCCTTTATCGTAAGCCACAATGTTTTCAATGAATTTGTCAAACCGAATGTTGCCAGTTTGAATCTGTTCATCAACATTGTCGTTTTTGTCATAGACAACATTCTTGCAGCTTCCGCACCTGTTAGTTTAAGTTCTGTTACAAGAAGATGCCGTTCAGCCTGTGTCAGCATATTCGTGGCAAGAATACGTTTTGCCATCTCTGCCGACATCTTTCCCGAATTAACGGCAGCAGCTATCTCTACGGCAGACAGTTTTGATGCTGTCGCTATCTTCCACCTCTCGGCAGTAGTGAGCGTTCTGTACATCGCAGCCTGTTTAAGCAACTGGGCTTCCCGTAATTTTTCAGCCTTAATTGCATTAGTTGTTGCAACAACTTCTTTACCGAGCATAGCCGTTCTAGCTAGCTGTAATCCTTTCAACGCGGCATATCCTACAGCAACGCCCTCTATTGCTTTAGAGAAGTATCTCCAGTTGTTCATTGCATCGGTTATGCTTCCAACGATACCTTTCAGAACGGAATCATTCGCCTCGCCTATGTCATTCATCATAATCTTGTATGAATCGGCAAGGTTACTTACCATACCTTTCAAAGATGCGGCTTGTATTTCCTGCATTTTGTAGAACATACCACCATCTTCCGTCATTGTGGTAAACATCTCCCGAATATACTCGAAAGAAATCTGACGTGTTGATATGGCATTGAACACATCATCAGTAGTTTGGGCTACACCTCTTACTTCTTCCAGTTTCTTTCTCAATGCGTCCAATGCAGGAATACCGGCTTCTGTCAATTGACGTAATTCCTGCCCTCTCAATACACCTGCGCTTCTTATCTGACCATAGGCAAGAATGATACGTCCCATATCAACGCCAAGACCTGCGGAAACGTCCGCAAGACTTTTCATTGTACCGTACAATTCGTTGACAGGTATCTGGAATGCGGCAAGCTGTTTGGTATATCCAACCAAATCACTGAACTGAAAAGGAGATATTACAGCAAGACCCTTAATCTGACTGAATATCTGGTCTGCCCGTCTTGCATCCTGTATAATGGCACGTAAAGATACCTGTTGTAACTCGAACTCTCCACGAATGGCAACAAGTTCCTGAAACATATCTCTGAAAAAGTAGAATCCTGCATAAGTCTTTATCGTATTGACAAACTCACGCATCATTCTGCTCTGCTTTGTCAGTTCCTCGGAAAACTCTTTTGAACTTGCAGTATTTTTCTGATTGGTCTGCTGCATCTTTGTTCCATAGGATGTGGCTTCGTTTACAAACTTGTTATGCTCCTGTATCTTCCTGTTTAGAAGAGTAAGGGTACGGTTATAGTTTGCATCAGTCGTATTAAGTGCATTACGCCTGTTCGTCAATTCAGAAATAAGATTGTTAGCCTGATTGATAGATGTAGGATTGATATTAAGCAATTCATTCGTTGATGTTTTTCTTAAAGATGATTGCAACTTCTCCAATCTGCCTTGCAATTTCTGAATAAGAGCGTCAGCCTTTGTTATCTGATTGCTGTTCAAAGGAATATCAACCTTAAATTTATTCAATAATTCAAGTCTTTTTTGTATGGCAGCAATTTTCTTGTTCAAGTCCTCAGCACTTCCCTCAGGCATACCAAGGGCAAGCTCAGACTGATCAGAAAGGTATTGTAGATTTTTCTGATTGGTCTGCTGCATCTTTGTTCCATAGGATATAGCTTCATTTACAAACTTGTTATGTTCCTCTATCTTCCTGTTGAGAAGAGTAAGGGTACGGTTATAGTTTGCGTCAGTCGTATTAAGCGCATTACGCCTGTTCGTTAATTCAGAAATAAGATTGTTAGCCTGATTGATAGACGTAGGATTGATGCTCAACAATTCATTCGTTGATGTTTTCGTCAAAGATGATTGCAACTTTTCCAATCTGCCTTGCAATTTCTGAATAAGAGCGTCAGCCTTTGTTATCTGATTGCTGTTCAAAGGAATATCAACCTTAAATTTATTCAATAGTTCAAGGCGTTTCTGTATGGCAGCAATCTTCTTGTTCAAGTCCTCAGCACTTCCCTCAGGCATACCAAGGGCAAGTCCAGACTGACCAGAAAGGTATTGTAGATACTTCTGATTGGTCTGCTGCATCTTTTTATTCGCCTGTTCCTGCTTTGATGCTTGTCTATCCATCTCCTTTGTCCGTGCAATCTCCATCTCGTATTGCTGGCGTAGAAGATTAAGTTCTCTCTCATCGGAAATGGACAATTTGGGCGCACTGTTAGCAGTAAGGGAATATGCCGTTTTCAATCTGTTCAATTCAGCCACAAGATCATCTATCGCTTTCTTCTGACTTTCAAGATTGGCTTTTCTTGTAGCCATCCCCTTATCTCCGCCTGCATTTCCTAAGTTACGGTAAGTCTTTTCCAGTTTGTCATACTCTCTTGTCGCTTCGACAATCTTATTTGACAACTCTTCCATCTGAACAAGTATATCCATTTTCTTGTTCGACTTCCCTTTTCCTACCTTGGACGCGTTTTCATTCGCTTTGTTTATCTTATCTACAACCTCGCTAAGTTCGTCATTCATTTTGCCTATATCGGTCAACATAGGCTTGAAGGACATCTCCTGGTTAAAAGTGTCCTGCAACTTCTTCTGTATATCCTTTATCTGTTTGTCAAGACCGGAATCATCTAGACCGATCTTAAACTTTAATGCTCCTAAATCAACATCAGCCATAGTTATTATTTTTTAATTATTGCAAAAATAGCAAAAATAAGCACAAGAGCATGATTTACAACAAACAAAAATCCATTAGTATTTTTTAACATATTTAAAATGGTACTTAAAAACAATTATGTTATCTTTGCAATAAAATAATTTTTTAACTATGGCTATAGAAGAAAACAAAGTAACACTCGTTGGCGTAAATTCAGCCAGCGTAACATTCAGCAATGAAGCTAATGTGGAAAAACAATACAAGGTGAATGCGAATGTAAACGTATCAAACGGAAAAAACATTGATTCATTTGATGGCGGAGAGGTGAAGTCATTGGAATCAGAGAACCAACTCGCCACATTCTATTTCAATCAGAACGGTGGTATCGCAATCAACTACAACGATCATCCCGATTTGGAAGCACAAATTGCTATCATTACCATCATCAACTCTTTCGTAACCGATGTGAAAAAATACATTAACACGAAAGGCATCTCATCAGTTTCAATCTAAAAAAGGCAAGAAAAATGACGAACCAAGAAATGTTTTTAAAGAGATTAACTCTCTTGAATATCCCCTTATCACTAGAAGGGAAGGAACTTCCATCAGAACTGAAAGCAAAAATCATGCTTATGCGTGTCGCTTACGACAAAGCTGCAAAAGCATTCGATGATGATATGCAACAGGTTCTTAAAGAAATAAAGAAGGAAGGATATGACGAGCGCGCACAGAAAATCAATCACATGAGAGAGATTGACGGAAAGGAAGATGCGACAAAAGAGGAAAAGAAAGAAGCGGATGAAATCAGAAAGACAGAAGAAGATTTCAACAAGGAAACAGAAGAGTTGAACAAGGCATACTCCGAAGCATACCAAGAGAAAATGAAAGAGGAATGTGATATGAAGCCTAGAAAGTTCGCTTTTGAAGGATTTGCTAAAATCATTGAACTTATTGGCACTGACGGTGCAATTAAAGTGAAATGGAACTCTCCCGAAGCATTGGAAATACCGAAGGAGGAATTTATCTCGCTTATCGCAACAAATCTTGTCGATGAATAAGCCGTTTTCTATATTGCTATTTTTTTTGTTACTGTCGTGTTCTTGTTCACGCAAGCTACTTCCATCTTCGACAAATACAACTATAGTAGACCACAACACGACAGTAACGGAAAGAGTAGTATGGCAATCAAAAATAATAACTCTTCCAACAGAGCACATACAACATACAACATTTGAAGAAAGTTCACACTTGGAAACATCATTAGCCGTATCAGACGCTAAAATAATGTCGGATGGCAGGCTTTTTCATAGTTTGAAAAACAAGAAAGACTTTCTACAAGACAGCATCCCATCCTTGGAAAAAGAAACGGTAGTGACGAAAGATTCTATAATAACCGTAGAGAAAATTGTAGAAGTAAAGGTAGAAAAGGAATTGTCTAAATGGCAAAAAATACTAATCAATCTTGGATACATAGGTATCGGTTTCATATTGTTTTCAGGTTACAAAATAGCCCGAAAGTTCCTGTAACTTTCGGGATTATTTCACTAGATGCCATACCACGTGGTAAACAAACTAATCTTCATAAATATTGTTTTTTAAATATTTCGCAACGCTATCCATTACGCATTCAACACACCAGCCTAGAAGGTATGCAAAGTGCTCATCCTGCCCGTTTTTATACCCCATTGCTATATCACAATACTCAAATACATTACAAACATAATGAGCAGATTCATGAGCAACAATCTTTACTCCTATACCATCGTTGGATAACCAAATAAGTACGCCTAAATTATTTGTACTTTTTTCTCTTACAAGAATAGTCATACCATCACAGCCTTTAATTTCATCCTTAGATATATCTATCGGGTCATGATTATGTTGAGTAAATTTTCTACATATTTTCCCCCATTGGTCATCCCCTACTACAACATACAGTTTAAGGGGATATATTTTAGGATCGTATTTTGTTATCATCGCAAAACATCTTTTAGTAATATATCGGGATGCTCTTCTTTAGGTTTAGATTCTTTGAACCTATATATAAAGCCACTTGCATCCTTGTTAGCTTCCTTATATAAATCTTCTGTAAGAGAAGCCTTGTACAACTTCATTTTCTCTTCAAAATGATAATCAAGTTTAGGCTGGTCCATTATTACTGCCTGTATATAACTCCATGAATATTTCCATAGCAAAGCCCAGTCCTTGATTATCATCAATCCTCCGAATAGCCTTAAATCCCCTCTGAATTGGGGGAAATCTTTTTGGATAGATCCTCGTGAGCCGATTTTGCATCTAGAGATAATTTCATGGCATCCTTCTTGCTTAATGTCGCTGTCGTATCTATCAAGAACGCTAAACGGATTGTATTTGTAAAAAAATCACTTACATTAGCCCCCTCCACGATGGCTTCTATCAACGGAGTTAGTTCCTTATGGTCATAATGCCTGCTTAACCACCAAGCGTATATACGTCTAGCAAAAGGAATTATCTCAAAAAACCAATAGTTGTTCAATACTCCTGCCGCTGCAACTTTGTACGGAATAGATGCGTCATTTTTCATAATTGCAATCATTTCCTTTTTCGCTGTATCGGGGTTGATAATGTCACGTATCAACAGCTTGTCTACAATATAATCGTATGCGCCTAGTCTAAGACCACGCACCTTGAATTTCTTATTGCCAACCATAACCTCTTTGTATTTATGAGTGGCAAACTTCTGCATCTTTATCTGATCATCTAAGTCAGGTTGTTTCCAATTAAATATTCCCATTTTTTAAACTAACTTGAACGGTTTAATCATTAATTTTCCTTTCACATCCACCTTTGATATGTTCTTTGGAGTATTTGTATGTACGAACACCTTGGTATATTTAGACGATACAATATCAAGTTTGGCATCGTCAATCAAAGATACGTGTACTATGCTGTTATCAAGCGCAACAAGGCTTACATGGCTGTTATCCTTGACATACATCTCTCCTATACCGAAATCGTTGAATGTGACAACGCAATCACACGAGCCGTTAAAAATAGACCATTTAGGATTGCTTATGAAAAGGTTGGTGTCATCAACAAAGATATTAAACTTCTCCCTAACTCCTGCAAATTCCTTCTTGATTATTTCATTTGACGGGTATCTGTTTAACAGGCAGAAGTCAATGCCTCTGATATATTTCTCGCATAATTCATATTTATCCGAGTTCCCCCATTCATTTGTCCATTCCTTACACAGCCTAAGACTTATAGCCTCTTGCTTTAATTTATCAGACAATTCTTTATCTGTCATGGCGTTATTTTTTACAGCAAAAATACAACAAAGGTTAACAAAAATCAAACACAATCAGTTAAAAAACAATAAAAGCCGGACGAAAACGCCCGGCTAATAATTCATCACTCGTCTACATCAACCACCGATACCCGAATTGTCAAGTTCGAGAACCATCATGGTTTTCAAATACTGAGTGTTAACTTCCAATGCTGTCACAGTAACGGAGAATCCAAGGTATCCTGCGTTACTTGGAGCACCTGTGAAGCTGACAGCCCATGATGCCTTCGGGAAGAAGATCATACGATCACCAGTACCGTTGATAATACCGATAGGACGTACAAACTGCTTGAATGCACTTGCACCAAACGCTTTCAGTTTCTGAGAAGCTCCCTTACCGAAAGCATCAACAGTATCAGTTAAACTACTTAATTCCAACTCAGCCCTGGCTTCGTTCCCTTGTGTAAAGAAAGCGAAAGCGGCTTTTGAAGTGGACATACCTGTAAAGGTAAATGCCATAGTACCCGGTGTGATATTCTGGAATACGGTAGCACCCTGCTCGTTCTTTGTTTCAGAAGTGTCAGCGTCAGTACCAGCGGATTCCGTAGTACCAGATTCAATATTGGGAAGAATCTTCGGATTCTTAAAACTTGAATATTGAGTTTCATCGGTAATCTCAATCGCATCAAATGTCAAAGCAGCCGACTGCCCGTTCAAGTAAGCAGGGCTGGTGTCTAAATTTACTCGTGCCATTCTATTTTCTGTATTTAAAAAGTTATTGTTAATTGTTGAGAACGTATCTACCGATGCGCCTCCACTGTTTTTTCTCACGTTTTTCATGCGGCTAATCCTTTGAAATGTCAACATTCAACAGGACGGACATATAATAGAACCCAACCCCGTCAAACATTGGTGGTAAAACATTAAATATCTCGAAATGAAGCTGCACAGTCTTTTGAGGGAACAGTTCTACCATCTTTTCACTCAACGCATCCATGACAGACGGATATATGTTCCCAGGCAATGCCCTTACAAACAGAGTAACCGTAGCCATTGTTTCGCCTTTCCCGAAGTGACCGTAAGGGCCGCCCTCGGTATTGCTTACAATTCTTGTATTGTTGTTTACGACAATAAAACTAGTTACCTTATCATCAACACTTGCAGGACGCTGTACCTTATATACATCGTCAGCAATCTTCTTGTCCAATACAATATTGTACAAGGTGGTATTTATTGTTGAAGGATTAAAGTAGCCCATAACTTCACTTAAAATATTTGTTTAACATATTAGCTGCAATTTTCTTAAAAACCACAGTATATTTGCCCCCTTTTAAATCTGTCTTTGTCTTAATCCAAGAATCTGAAAGAACATTCAACAAATGATAGTTCTCCACATACTTGGCATAATACATGACAGCAGCGACAACCAGTTCATATTTGTCAGAACCATCGGATTTGTAACTGTTGAAGAAATCTTCGGCAAGTTCACGCCCCCAATATTCTACATTGTTACGTTTCCTAGGTTCATTTGCAACTTTCGTTGCATTTGCCCACACAATCTTCTTTAGGACCCCATCTTTATAAATGCCACAGCCATAACTATCTTCAAGATTGAAAGTCTGATTGGTAAATCCCTCTATGTCTTTTATATCATCCATGATATTCGTGGCGATATCTTCCATGAACTGCATGATAGAAGCATCCAAAGCAAGCTGGACATTACTACCAAACTCTTTCAATACTTTATCGTTGTTATTTGCCTGCATTTTTTGTACTTGTCTTTCTTGTTACTGGTTTACTCAGTTTATCAATCTGCTTTTTTAATGAATCTCGATCATCTTTTGCGCATTTCAACTCGTTTTTGATTTTGTTCATCTCATTATAAAGCTCCTGTATCTTCTGATAAGCATCATGAAGAGATTGCTGATAACTCAATATTTCTTCCTGTGCCTTTTTCAACTGAGCACCCTGAATAGCAAACCCTTTTTCAAGATTGTCCAAGGTAGAAGAATCAATTTCAGTTTCCATTTTTTCCTTCTTCTGCTTAAACAGTAATATTGAAGTTAGAAGGGTTATACCATTAGTACCCAACAAAGCAAGTATTATTTCCGTCCAATTGATTGTCATAGTATTCTAGTTTTCTATTTGGTTAAAGTATATTACCGTACCAAATTCCATATTGTTAAATGGAGGTTTCTTTATCTCACGCCAGCTATTGCTGTTGTCCGAAAACGGATGGTTGAAATTCTGCCAATCCAACAGACACCCGGAAGGTATGGTTACATCGTTATCTTCTAGGTAGGCAGCATATTCGGACTTGTCAACATTATTCGTTTCAGAACCAGTATCCTTTTCCTGTATGTTTGCCCTTCCTTCGTATATCATCTCCCAATACGGGGTGGTCTGATATTTATCCGAACTGTTCTTGTTCTGATAAATTCTCACCATATCAGGAAACATATCCTCACCTAAAATACTCTTTCCCATACTACCATCTTAATCTAGTTATTTCAACATCAGTTCCAACATCCAAATTCAAACCCCATTTGGCGTATAAATCCTTTGCTCGTTGCTCCAATCTTTTCTTGTCATTGATAGAAATAGTCTTGCTTGTGTCGGTAATTGACCAGTTTCCAGCTTTCTTCGTCTTTCCCTGTATCGTTGAAGGGGCAGTGCAAACAATGAGCAACAAGTCAGCATAAGCCAAATCCTTCTTCATCTCAGACGTTTCACGGCTGTCATCAGACAAACGAAATCCCCATTTCTGGGCAACACTGATATATGATGTGTTTTTCAACTCATAGTCAATCTGTGCTTTCAGATATTCACGCATAGACATATAGAAATATGCTTCCACCTTCATGTTACCCTTTGCTGTTATCTGAGGGGTAACTTGAATAGTAAACGGATTATCCGAAACTTTCAGTCTATCTTCCGGCTTCAAAGTTTCATTGTCGGCAATAAGCCAGTATCCGAACTCTACACTTTCTTCGGGAATAGCTTGGAGCGTGAGAGTATCTCCAATGAAATACTCCCCTGCGCCCTTTGCTGTGCCTTCGCCATTTATATCAATAATGACCTTCATGGTTCAACTTTTTACAATCCCGTATTTGACTGTTCGTCAACCTTCATAATGATAAGGTTGTTCGGATTCTTCATCACAGGACACGCCCACAATTCACCCGAACTCTTCTCAGCATACGGCTCGGAAGAATACTGATGCAAGAACGCGATACGTTCGCCTTCCAAAGAAGAAATACGTACAGCCGGGTTGGTATCCTGCAAATACATTGACGGTGAGTTCTTGATACGGAAGAACTGACCGCTCTGAACAAGAACAACGGTGTTCTTTTCAAAAGACGGTTTGGCTTCCTCAATCACGCCAAGTTTGTTCCATTTTGATTTTTCCTCAATAGGGATAATCACAGGAATAGAGAATACCTTCATCAGAACATCAACAATCTCCTGATTGTTCATAGGATAAATTGTAGTAGATGCTGCGGCAGGAACAAGACGAGCCTGTACTGCTGCTGTCACTTTCGGGTGCATCAGGAAGTTGTCATACAAATCCTTGGACATTTCAAAATGGTCGTATGGTACACCGTCATTGTCGGCAATCTTACACATTCTTTGAAGGTCTTTAATAGGATCTGCATTCTCGTTCGGTGTCCAATCAGTATCGTTAAACCATTTCTGTTTCAACGCTTTCAACTTGTGTTTTGCAGGAACACGATAGTCAATCTGAACAGGAATTGAGTTGGTACCACTAGCTGTATAGTTAAGCATACCTGTAGAAAGAGCCTGATAAGTCATGCAGTTCAACTCGGTATGGAAACCTTGGATACACGCTTCCATCTTTGTGTACCACTTCTCACGGATCTTGTCAAGCAATGCACCTTGCGGAATGTCAAGTTCATAGAACTCCTGAATATCGGTTTCCATAAACTGAATGGCATGACCCATCTTCGGAATACGGCCCGAATACCATTCAAATCCCGTAGTGTCCATGATAGGCTTTTCAGCCAAAGGAGCAAGCATCACAGGACGGGTAGCCTGTGTGTATTCGTCAACCATCACGTTCCATGATTTGCTCATCTGAGGAACATCCCAATCTCCGTAGCTTCTCCAGTTTTCGTTATCAAATTTCTGATTGGCATAATCCATAAGTTCCTGCATCTCCTCGGAAAAATGCCAATCATAGAAACTAAATGTCGATCTTTGCATAAAACGAAAAAATTTAATTAGTTATACAATGTGTAACGGAAAACGCAAGGATATGATTCATCATCCTTCATCGCCTTTTTGATTGCCGAAGCTACGGGCGGAATGCGTTTTTCCAAAATCTCACTTGTCACCATCCATGCACCGTTGAAAGGATATAGAGTGGCACCAGGAATGGTGTCAACATCATAAGGAAGGATAGCATTGGGAATAACCTTGAATTTTGCGCTAGCACCAACCTGTGTAACTTCAACCAAAATATCGGTCAATTCCAATTTACCTGCATCCCCGGACAATGTAAGGATGTCATATTCGTCATGAGACGAATCAATAGCGTTAATGGTAAAGCCAGTTGTAGTACCTGCGGCAGTAGTAGGTGCTTTACCGACAACCATGCCAACCTTGGCAACTGTATTACCCATGATTTTTTCAACTTTTACCGTAGCACCAGAATCCGATTTCTCGTACATTCTGAATGAATAGTGAATGTCACCGCCATTCTGCTTTGAGGAATCACATTTAATCATAGTGCCAGCCGGAAGTTTGTTCCCAACTGTAGGCATACGTTCTACTGGAACGTTACATCCTACCAACAGTACGTGCAAAGACGTATCATTAGAAAAGATATGTCTTGCGCCACCAATCTTACTATAACTTGTTGCAAGAACTCCTGCTTTCATAATTAAAAAAACTATTTGTTAATTTTACTGTAATATCGGCTGACAATGTTGTTTTCCTTGTTAGCCTTATCTTCTTCTCTCTTTCTATCTATGAATGACTTTACATCGCTAGAACCACCCTTGTCAGAGATGAAAGGATTAATGCCATCCTTTGTGTATTTAGTACACGTTTCATTGTACTTTCCCTGTATTTTCAGAAGAATGCTTGTATCTTCCTCTTCGGGCGAAATCTGAATGTTCTCAAAAATGATGTTGCGCAACAACTCGTTAGGCATACCCGCTTCCGGGCGTTTAATCAAATCAGACAGCTTCTTGCGCTTTTCAGTTACAATCTGCTTCTGCTTTTCCTCCTGCTCTTTAGCTTCAAACTCTTTCTTGAACTTTTCAAACTCTTCAAGTTTAGCCTTGACATCATCGGGCAACTTAAACTGTTTCTGTTCGGATGATTGTTGTTGTTGTTGTTGTTGTGACGAATGTGATTTTTCCCATTCCTTTTTCAAGTTGGATATCTCCTGTTCCTTGATTGTATCCCACTCTTTGCGCTTATCAGACGCAAACGCTCTTACCTGACCTGCCACTGTGTTCTTTAAATGATTTACAACACTTTCATTCCAGAACTTTTCCGCATTTTCCTGCGGTGCGAACGCTGAGAACTCATTAATTGTCTGTTCGATTGTACGATCTGTAATAACGGAGCTACTTTCTCCCAACGCATTCTTGATATCTTCAAAAATGACTTTTACATTTCCATTCATATACTATTTATTTTTTTTATGTGATTTATGCACAAGACCTTTGCGCACAGTAAGTACCTCTTACCGATGCAAATGTAGTTAAAAAATGTGTATAAGCAAAAAAATATTTAAAAAAAATATTATATTTGCAAGGCATTAAGGAATAAATGGAAGCTATTATAAAAATTAACACATACTGTTTCCTAGTGTTATTATATAGTAGTACATTTACTAGCAAAACATAATACTGATTAATATGCAATTAGTTTATAAATTTGAGATCAACCATTCTGACAGGCTTTGCGCTATCTGCCGTGTTACGAACAATCTGTACAACCAGGCGTTGTATATCATTCGCAACGAGTTGAAGGATAATGACAGGTGGCTGTTCTATCCCGACTTGGACAGGATAATGAAAAACGTCACCAACCTTGAAGGTACGATAAATTACAGGCTTGTGAAATCACACGTAGCCCAACAGACATTGCGCGTGCTTGACAAGGCAATGAAGGGATATGTCAAGGCTGTAAAGGATTGGGCGAAGAATCCCGGGAAGTATAACGGTAAGCCCGAACTGCCATGCTATCACAAACGTGGTGGGATGAGCAATGCTATATATACCAACCAGTCGTGCAGGATACATGACGGGTATATAATACTTGACCGTGACTTGAAAATACCCGTTCCTCAATGGGAGAAGTACAAGGACAGAATCGAACGGTTCAAACAGGTTAGGATAATCCCAAAACGTACATACATGACCGTGGAGGTTGTATATGATTGTGGCTGTTCGGATAATGTCGGTACTGGTATGGCTTCAATAGACTTGGGTGTGAACAACCTTGCCACGCTGGTGTGCGGATGCAATGCGCTGCTGTTTTCAGGCAAGGTTGTCAAGTCATACAACAGATGGTTTAACAAAACATTGTCCATGCTGCAATCCATAAAGGACAGGCAGGGGATAGAGAAACTGACAAACAGGATGAGAAAGATGTATGAGAAACGTGAACGGTTTATGAATGATGCGATGCACAAGACAAGCAGGCGTATCGTTGATTATCTTGTATCACACCATATAGGCACTCTTGCTGTAGGCTACAATAAAGGATGGAAGCAATCCGTCAACATGGGCGGAGTAAACAATCAGAAGTTTACATTCATCCCTTTTGCGAGGTTGAGAAGCTGCCTTAGATACAAGTGCGAGCTTGCAGGTATCAGCTATATCGAACATGAGGAAAGCTACACAAGTAAATGTGATGCTCTATCTATGGAGGATATATGCAAGCATGATAGCTATCTCGGCAAGCGCGTCAAGCGAGGGCTGTTCAAGTCGGCAGTTGGAAAGGTTATCAATGCTGATGTCAACGGTGCGCTTAATATAGGTAGAAAAGTATTCGGTGATTCTTTTATGATAACTGATAGCGGGCGTTGGTATCGCCCCGAACGGATTAACGTTCTAAAATGTGTGTAAAAATGTACATTAATGCCATTTGCGGGATACATAGAAAACGATGGAAGAAATTGACTTAAAATACCGAGGATTAAAGACTAAGGATGTTGTCAAATCGCTGAAACGATATGGCAAAAGGGGAATCATACCATATAAAAGCCTTGATTTCGTCCAAAGATATATAGAGGACAGAAGAAGCAAGGGGTACAAGGTAAATATGCTTGCTCCACAGAAAGGTTCACAGGAGGCATTTCTAAGGAACAGGGCAGGGATAAAGATACTTCACGGGAATCGTGGGGGAGGAAAATCCGTATGCCTTGGAATGGATATACTGAGTTCATGCAACCATCCGTCATTTTCCGCACTTGTTTTCCGTAAGGACAAGACATCCGCAGAAAAAGCGGACGGTATTCTTAAAGTGGTTTCAAAGATGGTTGAACCTTATGGTGAGTATATTGATTCAAAACGCCTTTCAAGACTTGACGCAGGAGGTGAAATACGGTACGATTATTTCGGTGATGCCTGCCTGTCGGGAGAAAAAGGCGTAAGCGAATTTAAGGACAGACAACAGGGTGGTAACGTTGTCAAGGTGGCGATAGATGAGTGCTCACAGGCAACAGAACCTATCATAAACTACCTTCAAACGGTATTGCGTTCATCATCAGGACTAAGAACAAGTCTTATAGGCGCGTGCAACCCAAATCCGTATAGCGATTTCTGGAGAGCAATGGTATCATGGTGGGTAGACGATGATGGAATAGCAATTCCAGAAAGATCGGGGAAAGTAAGATATTTCTTTCAATATGGAGATACTATACATGAAACAGCATGGGGTGACAGCCCACAAGAAGTATTTGCTCAGGCAAAAGATTATATCATCGCAAGATTCGGTAAAAATACCAAAATTGACGAAACAAACTGTAAAAGATACATCAAGAGCATAACCTTTATAGCTTCCGGGCTGGAAGATAACAAGATACTTATGGCTTCCAATCCAGACTATCAGAAAAACCTTGGAGGAACAGCACAGGAAGTATCCATAAACGCATTAGGTTCATGGAAGCTGATAAAAGGGGGAAACGAGTGGATAACCCGTGACGAAATGGAGGAAATGTTCTCATCTCAGCCTGTGTTTGACGATTATTTTGAATGTGCTACACTTGATATAGCATACGGTCTTGGTGACGTTTGTGTAATGGGGCACTTCATAGGACACCACTTACAAGACCTAGAATGGTCAAACACATTAAAGCCTAGGGATTTGAACCGATGGGTAAGAAACAATCTACGGAAATGGGGAATCGGTGAAAACAGACTGGCATTTGACGGTCTTGGAGCACCGACATTCCGTGACGCATTTCCCGAAAGCCTGGCAATACTTAGAGGTGTTCCGAAAAGACTAGACAAAAGCAAGGATGATCAACCTGTAAGATTCTATTTCGATCTAAGGGCACAGCTTGCAGATGAAATGGTAACACGTATAAAAGGAACAAACCTAGGATATTGCGGATTCAGTATAAACCCGGAACTTCTTGACAAACCGTATGTGAACAAAACAATACGGGAAGCACTGATGGACCAGAGAAGAGCAATAAGACGTGACGTGGAAAGGGAAAACGGGAAACTAAGACTGCTGAAAAAACAGGAGGCAAAAAAGATTGTAGGATGCTCGCCCGACTTGATAGAAGGAACATTTTTATACAGGACATATTTTGATATATGCGATGTAATGATTGACATACCTAACGATATAATGGATGAATTAAAATATTTATAATTACCTATGGAAATTTTAAAATTAGACGTTTTATTACGAAAAGAACCGTTCAAAGTGGCACTTCCGTCAAGATGTGACGATGGGAGAGGTGGAGGAACAAAGAAAAAGCCAAGACGCTCCACTTTGATATACAAATATATGTCACAAGATGATTTCCTAGCGCAATGGGATACATCAGGACATTATATACACAACAGACCCGACTGGGAAGACAGCATCCCGTCAGACGAGGATGCCACATCATCGGATGATGAAAGCGCGAATGTAGGTGCTCAGAAAAGAAAAAAGAAATCGGCATCAACTCCCTATGTACTGCAAAGACGAGCATTTCCTCTTCAAAGGATGATACACAAGAAAAGGGTATCACACCTGTGTACCAATCCTCTTAAATTTCAGATAAAGAAAAGCGCGTCAAACCAGCAGAACAGGGATAAGCTGACAACATACAAGGAATACTGGACTGATTCTCTCATGGAAACAGCCAAGTTTGAACTTATAAGCGAAGCCGGAAAGGTAGGAGATGCTGCCATATATATATATAAGGATAAGGACGAGATAAAATACAGGTCTTTCAGCTACTCAAAAGGAGATATACTATATGAGCATAAAAACAGAAGAGGCGAAAGAATAGCTTTCGCAAGAGAATATACAACCACATATATATCGGCTGATGGAGAAGAACATACAGACACACTTGTCGATGTATGGACTAAAGATGAGTTTTATACACTGGATTCCAACGGAGATATAGCAACGGATATTGACGAGAACGGGAATATCATACAACTGCATCAATTCCATAACCTGGGATTTATACCTGTAGTATATCTACGTCTTGAACTTCCATTTTGGGGGGCAGTACAGGACTTGATAGATGATTTCGAGTTCTTAATGTCCATGATAGGAGAATACAACACACGACAGGCATTCCAAATGCTACTTATCAAGACTAACGGAAGAATAAACATTCAAAGAAACGGATTGGGAGGAACTTCCATTTTACGTGTAGGGGCAGAAGATGATGCACAGTTCATGGGTAAAATGGATGCTTCAAACTCACTGTTCACCGAAATAGATAACATATACAACGGGATACTTGACGGAAGCGGTGTCGTTCCGCCAATGCAATCATCGTCAGGTGACAGACCTACTGGAACAACAGCAATGTATTACGAGCCGGAAATGGAATGGGCGAGAAGTGATGCACAAATGATGAATACAGCCATAAATGACATGGCCAATATATTCAAATACTATGTAGGAGTAATGGAAGGTGACGCAACAGGTTATAACGCTCTAAGAATAAACGCTACCATAGAGCCATACTCATACATAGACTTCTCTGAATGGAACAATACACTCGTTCAGCTTGTGAACTCCCGAATAATATCATTACAGACAGCAAGAGAAGAAAGTGACTTCTCTGCAAATAATGAAGATGATAGAATGGACGAACAAGACAGAAGATTAAACGATATGGAAGCTAGGGTGGCGATAGAAGAAAACAATGAAAACAACGATAACAACGATAACAACGATAACAACGATAACAGCTAAACTATGGGAAAATTTACAAATTTACTAAGAAAAATAAGAAGGGCATTAGACTATATTTGCCTTAACAATTTGAGAGTTGACGGAATGGAACATCTCATTGCAGGAATACTTGTAGTAAGCATGGCGCAATGGTTTTTCTCCGTATGGACAGCAATAGCACTAACCTTGTTTATTCTTGTGGGAAAAGAAATAATATACGATAAGTGGCTTAGACAAGGAGTGCCCGAATGGAGAGATGTATTCTGGGGAGCAGTAGGTATGGTGCTTGGATTAATTTAAAAAAAATCACACCACAAAGTTTTTATATATCAAAAATTATTATTTACTTTGTGGTGCCAAACAATAGTAAAGTATTCTTTCTCCGTAGAGCACGGTTATAGCTCACTATATTAGCTTGGCTTTTTTTTTATGCCCAATCGCTTGTATGAAAATACACGGCTGTCTTTCCTGCGTAATATTTCCTCTTCGGAGAAAATCTTACTATTGTTTGGCGACACGGGAAATGGCAGCCGTTTTTCTGTCTATAATTATAATGCCAAACAATAGTAAGTATGGAAAGTTTAATTCCAAATCAAAAAGGTATGACCTCCCTTGAAATAGCAGAGGTCACGGGTAAACAACATGCCCATGTTATGCGTGATATTCGCAATCTATTATCGCAAGGTGTAGCCGAATCCAATTTTGGATTGGGCTCATACACAGACGCTAACGGTCAAGAAAGACCTCTATTTAATCTAACTCCGAAAGGTTGTCTTATTCTCGCTTCGGGCTACGATGCAGTGCTACGTGAAAAAATCATAGACCGTCTTGAATATCTCGAAAATGAGAAAAAGGCTATCCAAACTCCGCAAACCTATCTTGAAGCCTTGGAGGCTTTGGTAGCTTCTGAAAAGGAGAAAGAACGGTTGCGCATTGAATCGGAGCAACAGAAAAAGCAAATCGAACAAAAAGATGCCAAGATTGCCAAAATTCAGCCCAAAGCGGACTTCGCCGACAAAGCCTTTGCAATGGAAGGCAAGTGCGATATAGGACAGGCTGCCAAGATACTCGGCTTACCATTCGGACGAAATACCTTGTTCAAGAAGCTTCGTGAAGCAGGAGTATTCTTTGCTAACAGGAATGAGCCAAAACAGAAATATATTGATGCTGGGTATTTCGAGATGAAAGAAAAACCTATTCCAAGAGAGAATCACCCAGGTTTTGTTGTGATGGTTGTTCTATGTACACAAAAAAGTCTTGCATATATCAACCACCTATTTGGCGGGAAACCGTCTGATGGAAAATTAGCGAGAATAGTATAGCACTATACATCTGTTATTACTAAAAAACAAGGAGCGACAAAAATATCGCTCCTATATTTCCTTTAACGTATGATTAATCACTTTATCGTAACCCAAACCTGTTCACCACGCTTTATCGCATTATCAATCAACTTGTTCAACTTGTCAGAAGTATAGCGTGATTCGGTAAGTCTGCCTTTTGATGTATTGTTGCCAACAAGGATACACCCGGCAGAATCCTTTGCTGTATTCCCAGCGTGAAAAAGAATACCATCAAAATGAGGAACATTCAACAGTCTTGGCATATTACGCCCGAATTTTGGTGACCAGTTGTATATAACCTGGTATTTTCCATAAGGAATAGCAGATTCAGCATAAACCTTCTTCTCGTTTCCATCAAACACTCCGTTCTTATTCACGTCAACAACACGATCTTCAAGCGTATTACTGAAAAACTCACCATCAATATACAAACGCCCTATAGTATAATTAGGCTTACACCATTTTCTTTCTACTAATAGTTCCATGATTTTTTTTATTTATTTATACATTGCAAATATACAAAAAAGTATTATATTTGCAATGTAATAATTAAGATAGTTGATATTTAGATGGGAATTAATGAACAAATGAACACCATTATAAAGTATTCGGTGATTCTTTCATGATAGCCGATAGCGGGCGTTGGATTAACGTTTTAAAATGTATGTAAAAATGTACATTAATACCTAAAACATTATATTTATCTTTGCCTTATCATAAAGCATCCGTTAATGGATATAGCTTAAATAGTTATTTTCATGCAAAAACTAAATTAATAAGCAAGAAATAGATTGGACCCTTTTTCTTGCTTTTTTTATGTACAAACGTGAAGTTATTGAATCAAGTCTTTCTTATAGAACAATCTAGTTGTTTCTTTTGAAATTTCCACATGACACTTATCCGCCTCTCTATAGCCAATTCTAGCTTCTTTCCAAGGCTTTTCGTTGCGAATTGACGCTCCCAATTCAAACATTGTCCAAGTAGATAGTTCCGTCAAAATACTAATAACAAAATCCTGCTGGTCTTGCGTCAACTTTTCAAACTCCTTATCTACATCTTCTTTGGTATTATTTGAATAGGTCAATTCTTCATACAGCATATATTTATCTTTAAGACTACCGTAAACCTTACGACTAATAGGGCCATGTACCCATGCCTCAAAAGAATCCTCAATTAATTCTTTATCAAAATATGCCAAATGATAAGCATCGCAGTAAAATAATAATCTCTGCAATTTCAAGTGTGACATTGGCCCATAATGTTTTAAAATATAATCTGATAAAATTATAGAATCTATGGTTTCCATATTTTTAGGTATTACAAAACAATTAACAATATTTATCTATTTTATCATTGCAAATATACCATATTTTCTGTTACTTTGCACTATCTAAATGAACCATTACGATGTTTTTAATTTGGCAGCAGGCAGATGTGAATCTTCACTGTTGCCTTTTTTTGTTACATTACATATAAACATACAATGACACCAAATGAAATAAAAGAATTCCGTAATTATATGCGTAAATGTATATCTATGAATTTTACGCTTGAAGAAAAAGAATGTATAATCAAGAAGAAAAAGGAGATAAAAGAAGCAGGAGAAGCTATAAGAAGAAACAATGGAGGGAAAAATCCAATACTAGGATTTTGATTTAAAAATAGATTAACTTGTACGGTAATTAGATAATAATACATACCTTTGCACTATGGACAACGAAAGAGAAATATTATCGAAACTTGACGCTATCATACAGAACCAAAAGGTTTTGTACGAGAATCAAATTGTCATATTTCAAACTCTAGCATCAATTGGGCAAAAGGTGTACAGTCAAAGCGATTTCAAGAGTTTGATGATAAACATGGTAGCAAACGGTATAACAGAAAGAGTAGAAGCCAATGATCAACAAAGAAGAAATATCTAAGATTGCAGACTATTACTTCCAGGTAAAAAGACTTGCGAACGGTATCAAATCGTCAACCAAAGAACGTGCGGAGAAGTTCTCTAAAGACCTTCTGTCCGTATTTCTTTTGGCAGGGGCTAAATCATTCAAGTCAATATCAAAACTCCCGGATAGCCAAAAAGAAAAAGTGCTGGAACTGACCAAAAAGTTCCGCGAGGATATATATAACGACATATACCAATATGTATTGGAAAGCAATAAACTGTCACTCGAATTAAACGATGATCTTGGATGGGAGTATATTTCAATGACGGACAACGGAATTAAGGAATATATGGAAAGGACATACGGTGGAGAAACGACAAAGCAGAGAATAAACACAAATACAAACAGATTCCGCGCTGTTGTTGAAGTATATCTTGCCAATACATTACTGTCCATAAAAACGAACAATATAGAGAAAATAACGGATGATGTTCAAAAGAAGATATGGAACAACATATCATCACCATATAATGTATCATTTATTCCGCCAAGCAAACAGAAACACTATGGGAGAGGATATGCCACAAATGGTATAAGCCAGTTGTATGTTATAGAGCAACAGATGATTTTAGGTATTTTCAATGAAGCAAATTACAACTCATGGAAAAACATTCCAAATTTCAAGGGATGGAGAACAGCAGTAACATCTAAAAACCCATGCCAGTTCTGCATTGATGAGCAATACAGAATACACACAGACAGACCTAAGCTGCCGTTCCATGCCCATTGTTTGTGTATATTATATCCGGTGTTTACTGAATAAGAAATTTGTTATAGACATATCAATATGTGTTATTGGGAAGAATCTCTATATGCTAAAGAAACTCTAAACTCATTAACTTCTTTACTAGATAAATCCCATTCCAATTCTGTGGTATGTAAACCTTGATTATATATGTATCTAGAATAATTACTTCCGCTTAAATTTGGAGTTTCCCAAATGCCTGGTTCTTCTTCATAATCAGGTATTGTCATAAAACATTTTAACCCTGTTAATCTACCACTTCCATCATCTATTGTATAATTTTCTTCGTAAATGTATTCTCTTCCAGAAACAGAAATAGAATCACGTTCTATATCACCCCATGTCTTAATACCAGGATTAAATAAAGTTTTATTATTATTATCTTGTACAACCATTTGCACACGTATGTCATAAGGTATGTATGTTCCCCTACCTGAATTATCTATAAAAATAACTTTATAGAAAAATCTCTTTTTAGGAGTAGTTATTTTCACACCTGTTATTTTTGTCTTATATCCAAAACACTCTGGAATAATAGGGAATTTATATCCTGTAGATGATGAAATCTCATGTGCTTCATTATTACTGTCAGGGTGACTTCCATGTACTGCTACAGCCATTATGGTACAAGACCAAGTGCCTATATCCATACTTTTAAAAGCAGAATAAATATTTGAATTGTTTGGAGAAAAACCTAATCTTAGACTATCAGAAGTTCCTCTTTCTCCTAAAAAAAATCTTCTATTACCATTCTTCTCTGCAATAATTAAAATAGCACATCTCCATGATTTTATTGAACTAGAAACAGTATCATTTATAAGTAGTGATAAAAGATTTCTAGAACTTCCATTTAAATCAAGTTTTACAGTTTGACTATACGTATCATAATCTAATATATTTGATGGAAGAATGTTTATATTAAGTTTTACAGGATATTCTACATGATTATACCCATCAAAATCAGTAATACGATATGCGCTTTTGGGAGATTTATACTCTGCGATAGTGCTAGATGGAACAGAATTTCCTATTGTATATATTATCATTTTTGTAAACGCAGTATATGTAGAATCGTTAAACTGCACAACGCCTAAATCAGATCTATCAATTGGTTTGATATATGAATATCTGTTTATTCTCCCATGCGTATTTGCACACGCATATCCCAAATCATAACCATCACTAGTGGGACCGATACCTAGAGTAGGATATATATCACTATCCAATCCGACAGGTGCAGTAATTTTACCGTTAGAGTGACCCATAATTACCCCCTTCCTCTATAACGGTAAAAGAACCTTTACAAACAACAATGCCATTATAACTGATACTACGACAATGAATATCGCCATCAATTATAACAGCATCAGAAATGTCATAATCACTAGGAAGTTCCTCACCACATAGTGTTATAACTTCGACTGCCCCTGTGCAGCTAGACTGCCCCTGTGCAGCTAGACTGCCCCTGTGCAGCTAGACTGCCCCTGTGCTCCCTCGCTTCGCTTCGGTCGCACACCAAATTTCCGTTTACAAACAAATTAATTTTCATCTAACTCACGTATTAAATCATTAACATATTTTACACAGGAATCTAACTCATCATACCCGTCCAAAATCAGAGCACCGACAGTGATGTGAAGTTTGTCTATCACTTTTTTTTTAAACAGCACAGCATTCGCCTTGCTTGTATCAGACTTTTCTATCACCGTTATTGCGGAATCAATAATCCTTGTGACTTCGGATGGCGGCATCATGGGAGTGTCAGCACCTTTCCGCCAAGATTGATACTCTCTCAACTTTTTAAGAAGTTCTTTTTTTCTCATGACAAGTCAGATATAGACTTTTTAACCTCATTAAATGACTTATCCGGACAATATGAAATTACACCATTGTTTTTACCATAAACATACAGGCTTCCTTCCATAAAAAGATTGCCGTAATTATCTTGTTTGAAATAGACCTTGTTTATCTTTTCCACAAACTTTCTATTTCTCCATTCTCTGTACATTTTGAACAAATTTTTCATATATCTAGTGTTTAACTGACTATACATTCCTAATAAATAAGGGGTGGTTATAGCATAAATGAAAAGGACTATACCACCCCTACCCCTTTTAAATTATGAAAAGAATTAAGATCCAGGCAACAGTCCATAAGACAAATATTGTTTTAAGGATCTTTTATGGTACAAATATAATAATTATTGTGAATTAAACAACAATTTCCCAATCATCGGCAAACACATCACTGATAGACGGAACCCATGAATCAGCGAGTCCAGTATTCTCATTGTAGATAAGACACTGGCTTGTATAGTCAATAAATCCCTTACCTTTCAGAATAAGGTCTTTTGCCGATTGGGGAAGAGATTGCATCTTAGGGATAATGTCGCTTTCGATATGAGCTGGCACTTGTTTGAATACCATCAAACCTTTACCGTCCCAACCACTTCTACGAATTGGATAGCCTGCTTTGAGAGCCATAATAGCCATACCAAAATTCATCTTTATTACTTTAGCACCATCAGAACCTTGCATACGCTGTATGCGAGTATCAAGAAGCCGTATATAGTCGAACATAGTACAACACTGCATTTCCAGTAAACACTTGTTGTACATATCATTAACGACTTCATCCATTTTCCCTGAATCTATGAAAGCGGCCAACTTTACATATCTTCCATTGAGTTCTTCGGCTTCTATCTGCATACGGTCAACTGGTGTTTCGGCAATATTATACGCCTTTTCAAACGTATCTTTAGGGCTCCAACTTTCGTACCCATCTTCATAACGTACATGATAGCCCTCATCATCAAAATTTTCCGTTGACGGTTTTTCTCTAAGAAGATGTTTTCCCCACGCATCACCTCTTGTCATAGGTTCTGCTTCAATCTGTTTTGTTCCAATGTACTTTTTCATATATCTAGTGTTTAATTGGTTATAAATGCCAAAATAAAATCGGATGGAGGAAACCTCAAATATGGCAAAAAAGATAAACCTCCATCCGCAAACAAAAACAAGAATTTAATCAATACAGGCAAAAACCACACATTTCGGATAGTATTGCAATACTAAAAGGGCAAATCATCCCGTCTTTCAGGCTGAACAGGTGCAGGTGATGGTGCTTGTGCTGGTTGCGGCATATCTATCTTAAAGCACCCAACTTCATTGTAATATTTACCCTGGTATTCTCTTGCTCTGATTTCAAGATGGGCAGTAATAGTATCACCCTCTTTCAATTGAAGATCACACAGGGTGCCCATTACATAAAAATACACCTCTCTGGTAAACGTAGAACCAATTTCCTCAACGAGAAGATTTCTCTTTTGCCAAGGATTACCTGCCTTACTTGTACCAGTCTGTAACTGACCTACTTTCTTTACTTTACAATTTAATACTAAATCCATTTTTTTTATTTTTTATACTTTTCCTCTTTTATTTTGTCCAATTCTCTCATTGCAGACAGCCTTCTTTTGTGAGCGTCCACCCTTATCCAGAAAACCTTCCAGCTAACTTCCTTACCGTTAGTTGTGTTCTCTTTAAGTATCTTGCCACATTTAAAAATCTCGTTGACAAGATAATCATACCGTTCTTTATCATAGCAATATCTCATGCGACAAAAGTAATATTAAAAAATAAACTAACACAGAAAACAATACTAAAAATAGTTAACTAAATGGTTAATTCTTCCTCTTCCTCTTTCGACAATGCCTCTACATCACCATCTTCACCTTTAGGGAAATACAGTTCGTCAAGATAATTGCTTGCTTCACTCTTTTCAGTGAAACTCTTTACAACACTCCCCCGTTTGCTAACGACACGGTAACTAATATTATCCTCTGCTACAACTTTGTAACAATTTAAATCATCCACATCTACAACATCGGGAGCATTATCATCAATACGCATCATGCTCAATATATGAGAATACTCATTCACCTTCACCGTACAAGAAAAAACATTAGGAACTGGTTCTACTATCAATCCGGCATTTATCAATGAATCAAAAACAGAACGCCTAGGTTTGTATTTCAGTTGCCTCCTTATAAACTTCAACGTTATCATATTATCTCCCCTCTGTGCGGATAATACACATAAACGTAATACCCGTAACGCATCAATACTACATAGAGGCGAAAGGTACTTGTACAACTGGACAGGAGTAAATTTATGGAAATAATCAAATACTCCCTCTTCCTCTATTTCCTTTACACGCCTTTCCCTTTCCTTATTCCTTACCGTCAAATTAGTGGTTTTCCTTACCGACATAGATTACCCTTTCCATGTATCGTTTTCCTTTATCCATTTACGTTCATCATCACTAAGATCGCCTGTTGATTCACGATGATATACACACTTGTTGCATAACCCTGCCTTGGCACGGACACACTTGTCGCAATCGTATGGGAAAAACGCTATGGTGGTCTTGTCGTAGAAATCTTCACCAGCATCATCATCAGAAAGCCAACCTTTGAACTTTGCAAGCATATCAAGTGCACCTTTCACATCCTTAAAATCAGCAGTATCTATATCAGAACGCTTTAGGAAACTTTCTATAAGACTTATCGCATCTTCAAATTCAAGGTTATCCTTGTTTATCAAAGTCTTTGTCTTTTCCTTATTTTCACCTTCCAATACACGCCTCATGGATGGTGTCACATAATCGGAAGCAAGCATGGAAGATTTGGCATAATTGACAATCTGGGTTATTCTTGGAGAGTTCACCCATTGCTTGGCTTTCATAAGCAAAGAACGCTCTGACATACCCTCGTCAACAACGTGTGTAGCCTTGTAAAACAAGACAGGATTGGTATCTATGACATAAGCGGACGCAGCCCATAACTCCATCTCATTCGCATCATCAATATGCTTTGCTATATCAATCTTCTTCTGTTTTTCATCGTCAACAAGAAGATTGTTACTAAGGGGAAGTTTACCCCATCCTTTATTCAAACCCATTACCTTTCCTCCTTTATCCTAAATTTTATCTCCCTTACCCTCTCGTCAAGTTCAGAAGAATATTTTAAAAGATTGTATATGCTACTCCTGTCAATACATAGGAAATCAGAAATTTCAGACATACTTAAACCCATGTCACGCATGACACAGCACACAAGAGCACGGTTCATAACAATATCATGTTTTCTGCTTTTCCTGTTAACATCAGTATCGGAGAGTCCGCTTGCCGCTAGAACTCTCCTAAAAATCAATGCGTTGTCAGCCTTTTTCCCCATTTTTCACATTCTCCTTGTCCACTATCAATTGCATTATATCAGCGTAACCAGCCAAATCAACCATATTGTCACGCTTTTTATGGAATCCCTGTCTGCATAGCTTTACAGCTATCTGTACAGCAACACAGTCATAAGGAGATAATTTCTTTCCAGTAATCAAAGAAGCCATCTTGGAAATGTTTTCAAAATTGGCTACAGCATCACCATAGTCAGACTGCCTGCTGTTGCTACGGATATCCTTTGCTTCATCAAGGATACTTCTCTCTTCAATAAGATCAACATAAGCAATACAATCCGAGAAAAGAATATACTCTTTACCCTGGTCATCCGCACAAAGAAACTTTTCACCATTCTCAAAACAGTATTTAACAGTGACAAATTTACCGAACACATTTGACTTGCTTACAGAATCTTCACCGTGAAGTGAAATGTATTTATCACGGTTTATAATTTTAACCTTGCTGTTCAACGTAACTCCAATCATAACAAATCACCTACCTTTATGTTATCCGCATCCTTCTTATCAGAAAAGAAAATACGATCATACTTCGTTTCACCAAACTCAACAAACATGGCTAAGATAAAATACTTGTTCAGTACACTATCATAACCCTTGTCGTAAATCTTGTTTATCTTTTTTGTTTTCATCGTTTTTCACATTTAATATCCATACTGTCACCTCCCATCATCATCTTCAACGTACATGTGTTGGACATCAGTTCAACAATCTCGTATCTTACATACTCATATCCCTCAACATAACATGTAATGGTTTTACCAGAAATATCATAAGTACCGTAACCATTTCCAAAATAGCCCCTTCCTACATAAGTACCATCCTGATTAAACTTAGCGTAAGTAGGTCTTATCATAGGATACCATCTACCATCCACTTTTACCTGAACAAGTTCCCATGTACCGATAATAGCATCCTTGTATTCATCATCCTTATCATCGGAACAACTACACAACCCCAATAATACTATTGAAGAAATAGCTAAAAATAATAAAAATTTCTTTCTCATTTGCCTAAATTATTTGTGGAACCAAAACCTCCATCACCCCTATCCGTTGAATCAAGGCTTTCAACCTCAACAAATTCAACCTCAATATAATTACTGAAAAGAAGCTGAGCAATCCTCTCCTTGGCGACAATATAGAAAGGCTCTTTCTCAAAACTCTTCACTATAACACCGATACAACCAGTATAATCACAATCAATAACACCATCCAACACATCAGCGTCATGGTACTTCCCGTCAACACCAATAATACCTTTCAGGGAAAATCCACTCCGCGGCTTGATAATAGCCTTCATATTTGATGGCATCTGAATGGCTATACCAAGTTTAATCAGATTACGACCTTTTCTTATCAATGTGTTGTCAGGAACATACAAATCATACCCGGCAGCACCATCAGTTTTTTTTTCGGGAAGAACTGCATCCCGTCTTAATTTTAAAAATTTTACTTGATTCATTTTTTACTAGTATTCGTTTTTCAATTAATATACTTCTTCTTTTGTCTATCAAGTTTCCTATTCTATCCTAATGCTCAGTCTAATCAACTTGGACTTTTAGCCTATGGGTAGTTGACTTCTTTCCTCCGTATTTAACCGAAATGCAGCCTCCCTAGCCTGATCCTTCGTCCTATACAACTCTATTTTTTCAAACATACGACCATCATCACAGTCATACGTACACAAGGTGACAGCCCACATATTACCACGCGGAGAATAGAAATACCTACCGTAATCCTTTCCCATCACCTTACCGTCAATCCTTATTTCTCCTTTGTTAGCCATGCTTATTCTTATAAATTTTCCTCATTTCATCTATTAAATTAGAAAAAGATTTTATATACCCCATATCTATAGCAAACGATAAAGATTTTTGCAAATCATCCAATTCTTTTAATTGTTCCTGAGTAGCTGTATTTCTTATCATTGTTTCATGGACACCAAAAACAATATAATTCAATCCTTTTGCTATGATACGGTAATCCACATCATCAAACTTAGATGCCGAACGACATAAATCATTATATCTATCACCAGCTTCAATACGATTAATAATCAAATTATCTGTCAACCACATTATAACAGTAGCATATATTTCAGGGTTAAGTTCAAGAGCAATAAGAACCCAAATATAAGGATTACAGGAAACATGTCTATTGTTACGAGCACCAAGAGTCTTATAAACACCATACTTCTTTAAAACCTTAACCAATGAACTTTTATTAACCTCATCAATAAAAGCAGTAAATCCTGTTTTTATAATTCCCTGTTTATTAAGGATATAATATATACGCTCAGAAGACGAATTGTTAGATAATATATTTTCAATCCTCTTCTCATTCCATCCTTTTTCAATTCTAGCCCTAGTATATGCCTCCTGCAAATCAGTTATAGATAAAAATTGATTTTTGGTATCTTGTCTAATAGTTACCCCAAATAATTTTCTGTCATTAGACACCATTGTAACGTTTGTTTTCATATTAATATAATTTAATTTAGTGCAAATATACTAAATAAAATTATATTATCAAATATTTCACTATGATTCTTATTTCCTCACCCCAAACTTTTTCCTAAACTCATCAGCAGAACACGCTATTCGCTGACCAAGATGGTCTACATACAAAACAGCATCTTTAATCATTCGGTCATTATCGGCAAGCATGTGGATAACACTGTCAACGACACACTCTTTACCACTACCTAATTCAACATACTTATTACCCATGACAATACAGTCTTTTTCCTTCAAAGGAACAATACGTTCAATCTTGCTTTCACGATATTTTTTCAGCTTTTCAAAGAACTCACGGTGCATGACACGCTCATTCTCATCCATCACATAGTAAAATTCACAGCAAATATCATTAACATCATTTACTGTAGTGAGTTCAATAATGTTTTCAGTAGCATTCTGCAATGCGTCAAAGAAATTCACATCATGATCATCCAACACTTCTTCCATCATTCTGTCAATGGAAGCAATAACCGCGTTCTTAAAATCAATATCGTCACAACGAAATCCCAAAGAGATATAATTACGCAAGGAAAGAAGGTTTTCCTTAAAATCAATTCCTAATTCAATATCCATTCTCTAAATTGTTTAATGTTAATACTCTTCAAATTATTAATAACAGCATCTCCGATATCATCGTTATGCTTCAATCCAAAAGACAGGCTAGGGAACTCCCACCATCTCGCCACACGTCCTTTGTCACCCCACAAAGATATAGCTTTATTATCAAAGTCGGGGAATAAAATAACATTTTTTGGCAATTTATTTCCAAGCTGGTTCATTCCGCCACAAGCTATCCATACAAAACCGTTACCGAAAGCCATAGAAGCTATTATGGCGGTTTTTTCCGATTCAACCATACAAGCTATCGCATCGCTGCAATAATCCCCTAAAAACGGCTTAAAATAACCACGATAGGTAAACCCTTCTCCCGTAGTAAACTTCCTGAAAGCATGGGTTTCCTTCTTCCTGTGACCGTTCGCCCCATATCTTATCCTGTTGTCATGGCACACGTTACCATCCTTGTCGGAATACCAGAACACAGCGGATTCCCTTCCAAGACAGCCTACCTTATACCTTGAAAACACATCATTCACGGAATCAACACCGAAAACACCTGAAAGGTACTCGTACAGGTTATTACCCTTCCAATGACCGGCATCGCTAAGCCTGTCAACATACTTCACATCAACAAACTTTGATTCCTGTCTACCCGAATCATACTCCCTCTCGTAGAAATCCTTCAAACTCATCCTGCAACCTTCCGGGCTTGACAGAATCCTAAAAGCATCAGAAGCACTACTGCAACCGGGAAGATAAGACACGAGAAAATCAAACAGGTTGACAGAATCACCGCCCTGCTCGGTAACGGTAATACTGCCCGACTTGTTCATATAGAAAACCAGCTTATCCTTCCTGTTATGGCTCTCCAGATTTATCCGGGCAGGCAACGTCCACCGCTTACCCCTACGCCTTAAAGGAAGCCCAAGCACTGTGTCAAGATTGGCAAATATATACTCATAATCAATAGAACCCATGCTACTTAAAATTACGCCATCCCTGTTTTATATCCCTAAAGAAATCCTTCAACGTATAACGATAACAGTCAGGATATCCTAGAAAATCAGAAAGGCATGAAACATATCCTACAGGCTTACGACCACTCGTCCACCTGTACACCATTTCGGCAGGAACCATAAACACAAGAAGAACAAATAAAATGTCAACGTATATGAGAAACATGACAAAACGAACAAAGCACCTCATAATCATTCCTCCACATCCCCTAAAAGAAGTTTCTTTGCATAACGCAACGCAAACTCCCAATTGTAATAAAACGTACCTAGCAAATCAAAGAACAGGCTATACACGGCATCCTTGTCTCCATCGGGAACGGAATACATGATATCATCCATCATACGGATATCATCACTGAACCTGGCATTCTTTGTAGTATAACGCCACAAACCGCCAACGGCAAGTATCTTGGCGTGTTCATAAACATGACCGTCAATGGAATATACATCACAAACGTAATCATTAAACCAATCCTCATTGTCAAGCACACCACTAACAGGGCTTGCCGACAAAACCATATTAACAAACACACCAAAATGACAATACTGCTCTATCTTACCCGAATCATTGTCAAACTCAACCTTGAAAGCATCCTTGCCGCTCTCATTAATACTGCAAACCATGTCACTTACGTAAAGCGTCTTTAACCACTGGCTGAAATTATACCTTTTCAAACCAACCCTGTTACGGGCTTCATTTATCGCACACTGGGCATCAGACACACATACATACCAATCAGAAGTAACACGAATACTTCTATCAAATAAAACAATCTCTTTATTATCCATACACAATAAAATTTTTCAGCAAAAATACATATTAAAGTAATATGGTAAAAACAATAACGGTTAAACAATATTAAATCTGCACATTATCTGATATCTTAAAGAGTGCTTCTTCATCGGTGAATAGAGGTGCTTCGTTACCATAAATAGCGTTCATCTCGTCTGCAAACCGCATTGCTTCACGGTTAAACTCTTCGGAAAGTTCAATTTGGCTCACGGGAGAAAATGACACTAAAAATATTCCACGATCTTCTTTGTACTCCAATTTCACTTGAAGCCAATTATACTTCATAGTCATACTAGACAACCAAGCATACAACTTACTTTTTATACTTCCTCTATTCATGATATACCAAAACAAACCACCCTTAAAACGGCAAATCCTCCTTCATTATATCATCAGCCTGTTGCAGAAGGTATTCGTCAGGATTATACTTCCGTCTTAGGACAATCTGGAACATTCTATTCCTGTTCTCATCCCACGCGGAAGTAACGGAATAGCCTTCCTGGCGTATCATGTCAACCATCTTTCTCTTGCTGTAAGGTCTTACACCACAGTCAATACAATATGCACTGTATTTCACATACAGGTCACGGTCACGGATAGCCTCAAGTTCAATTCCCCCATCAGCATCATACCCCGAATCGTAAAGATAGGACAGAACACTGTTGGAATCACGTCTTGCGTTCTCCGTAACGGATTCTATCGTATAACTTCTCGTAAACTCACCCTTGTTCTTAACAAACCGTCTTGCACCCTCTATTATCCAGTTGATAATGGCTGCCGATTCCTTTGACAGCTTCAACGGAAGAGATCTGTCCTGTTCCGATTCCTTAAACACACGATAGAACGGGATAACAAGGGAGCGTCTGAAGTGACCATAAGTCTGGTCCGAAACGGAAGGCATCTTGTTAAGGTTTGCCATAAACGGTGGCATCATGTCAGCAAGGAAAGGCTCACCGAACGGAAGACGCGCCATAGTAGGCTCACCAGAAATGAACTTCTTGTACTTGCCACCGCTCACATCCTTCCCACCCATCTCGGAAGCGTAGTTGAGCAGCTTGCCGTTTATCATCGCTATATTGTACTCGCAAGTAGACTTGTCACCCGACAGGTCAGCCATCTCCATATACGACACATTGTCTTTCCCCAGGGCATTGACAACAGCGTCAAAGAACACCGACTTACCGTTACTACCACAACCGAGAAGGTAACACATCTTCTCCATCTTGATCTTCTTCCTGTCAACAAAGGCACACCCCACAAACTCCTGCAAGGCATCCTGTGTATCCTTCACAGGAATCACATCGTCCAAAAACTTCTCCCACAACGGGCTGCGTGCCAACGGGTCATAATTGATATTGATACGTATGCACGATTCTATCATGGGTGAGAAATCGAACGTTTCCATCGTTTCCGTGTCAAGGACGCAGTTGTCAAACGTGATGAAGTTACGCTTGGGATTAAATATCTCATGCGTCACGTTCTTCACAATGGTACGGTAGAACCGCTCGCTCGTATCGGTCATGTACAGTTCGCTAAGACCGTTTATCCGGCACAAGTCCATGCACAGGCGCATCAGATCCTCCTTCATCATGGGCACGAATATCTTACCGTCAAAAGCCATGATGGAACCGCTCCTGTGCCGTCTGAAATTGCACTCCCTGCACGCATCGGCTATGTCCATCTCAACCATAGCGGATATGGAACGTTTCCACTCGCCTTCATCCCTGGCTTTACGGAAGCCTCGACCACCGCCCTTGTCCGCCAGCTTTCCCATAACGGAATCAAGGATGTATTCATAAGAAGCCTTTGCAGATTCAGCGACAGTCATTTTCCCCTCCTTTCTCTACCGATTCTACCGATTTCTCCCTGTCCACAACCTTCCCGAACATCACAACAGGATACAGGTCATAATCGTCCGTTGATATGTCAGGGCGTGCGTCCATATCATCAAGCGAAGAATACACGTCCGCGATGTGCTCCAGCTTCCGGCACACGATGGAATCACGTCTTATCCCGTAATACTCTATAAGGTCAGCCATGTACTGTATGGTAATGTCCTTGAACCATGTGAACGCATCATCACGTGTCTTTGCCCCGTCACAGCAGGTATTGAACGTGTACCCGAAACGCCTCATCTTCACGAAATAGCTGTTCCGCCACAACGACACCGACTTGTCCATCTCGTTCCCTGCGTTACGTATGGCGGTGACGATGCTTCCCGGCATGAGCGCACACCGTGAAACGCGAGCGGCAGAAGGCTTCCCGTTTGCCCCGGTCCCATCCACCATATCCACATCGGGCACGAACCTAAGGTCATCCACGCTCCTTCCGCCCACAACGGACGTATCATGGCGCATAAGGTAGTCTGCATCCACGATATGCCCGTACTGTCTTACCTGGTCCTCGCACCACGAAGCGAATCTCCTTAACGACCGTTTCCACTCGGAAGGAAGCACATACCCGTATCTAGAGCATATCTCCGCTATACGATTTCTCTCCTTCTCCCATTTGCCCTTCATCTTCCTCTCGTACTCCAGCACCTCACCCTCCACGCTTACACCAGCGACCTGTGCAGCCATAGACTTTGCAGTTAAAGGTACTGGAACACGCTTGATGAATGACGCTTCCGACACGAACACAGCCTTTGTTCCGTCCTCCAGAGGCTCGTCAAGTTTAAGACAGCAGCGACGGTCCCTGAAGCTGACGAGCGTAACCCACCCGAACAGCCACGTCTGAACCCTCATACCCTTGTACCAACGCTCCCTGTCGGGCATTGCATCGGACAGGCAAATAACACGCCTTGATTCGGGCAATCTAAGTTTAATCTCTATTTCTTCTTCCATATTTTACACACACATTTTATATGTTTTTACCTGCAAATATAGCGCAATAAACAATACGAAAACAATTAGTTAAATTAATTAACTACAAATGTTTACGTAGTTAACAAATGCGTGTCAAGGAAGATAGTTTATCTTTCTTTACACAAGATTTTTTACTTTCACGACCACAGTATGCTTTAAACAGGAAAAGTAAAAAATGTTGATTGTTGTTATTTTTTATTTTTGTCATAATTTTTCTCATTTTAGTTAAAATGATTTAACTATAATTTTTTATTTACCTGTTATTTTCTACGTTAAGAAATGTAAAATTGACTTAATTTAACATAAAATAAAAAATCTCAACACCGATAGTTGCATATGCAACTAATTGATTCGGGAAAATTCGTAAAAAACCTACGAAATTCGTTGATTTTTCGTAGACTTCGTAAACTCTTCGTTTTTCAACACTTGTCAAAAAACTCGCGCAAATTAGTGGTTAAATGGCTGAAAACAAGCTGTTTAGTCTTGTCAAAAAAAATTGAATCGTAAATCTTTGAAAATTTACTCTCTATTAATTTGCATATTAAATGTTAAAAGTAATATATATTTACAACATATACATACACGTACACGATACATACTCTATTACAGTACATATACATACACAATACATACATAACACACATACATACAGACACCAAAACTGCATACGTAATTTAGTATAGATACATATCAAAACGACGAAATCAACGAAGAATACTGTAAACCAATAACTTATACTGCAAAAAAAGACATAAAAAATGCAACCATACCTACGAAACACACCAAAAAACCTACGATTTTCGTAACTTTTTATGTAAAAATTTATCCGATTTTGTTGAAAACTACCGAAAATACACCCCCAAACCGCAAAATCAGCCATCCGAGCAAAATTTTGGGGAAAAAAATTTTCAGAAAAAAATTTATCAGGAGCGACACACCCACCTCGAGAACTCCAGAAGGGGGGGGTATAGTGCTGATTTACAGGTAGTTACGTACGTTTACCCCACCTCGTTTCTCAACGTTTGTAAATAAAAAAGAATTCTTTTCTACGAGAATCGAATTTCGAAATCTTTACAAATAAAAAATCTTTACAAGTGGCTTCTACGAAGATTTCGTAATTCCCTCACGTTCAGATACTTACAATCAAATTTAACGCAAATTAACATTGAAAAATCTTGAAATTAAACATAATATTAAGCTAAAATATGTCTTGCACGGTCTGATCTATTAATATTATGCAATATTAATTTAAAATATGTATATAAACAGTATTGATTTTGGAAAAAACGGGCTTAATTTATAATGAATGTTAACGAAATATACAACCTAATCAAAAACGCTGTATGTTTGCAGTGTCGGAAGGACAAAGAGATACTTGACGTATTGAGACAGCTTGCCACGGTGAGAGCGTGGTACAGATCCGCAAACCAGGGAATAAGCGGAATATAAACAGCGGTGTTGTTAGCCACGATGCAGAAGTACGGGTATTGCTTGATAATGGAGATAGTAACTTAGTGCGATATGCGATTAACATCCCTAATATAATATAATGTATGTGCGTATATGTATCCTATACATAAGCCTTAATACTGGTCCGTTAGTTACGGTCGGTATATATAAGCCGTAAAAACATACGATACGCACATATTGTAATGTAGCTATCATTGGTGTACATTGGTAACGGTTACAAGCCCGTATGGATACAGAGTACAGTATATAAACTTAATACATTATAATATGAAAGCAAAAAGAATATCACAGAAAGCGGTTAGAAGTATGATTAACAGTAATACCGTATTATTGCACATCGGTTTCTTTAAAAAAAAGAAGCGTACCAACTTAAGGCGCGCGGTTGACGAATGTGTGTATGCTAGTCGGTTGTATTATAATAAGGAATTGCAATCGGATTTTGAAAAAATAGAACACTTGAAATATAGTCAACCCGATATACTGTTTAAGGTTAAGTTATACGAAACACATATTGCAGCGCTTAACGAATACACGGAATATCATATTAGTTTTGACAAAACGAGCAAGTATTATACATTGGTTATAAGTGGCATACAGTTTTTAATTGTATCAGATATGGGATGGTGTAATATCTACCAGGTGTTTGAGGCGAAAGGAGATGATAAAGAATACAAACTAACTGTAGAATTCCGTAATGGACAAATATGCTGTTATATAGGGAAAACGAAAAAACAAGCCATAGCCGAATTTAAGCGTGATTTCGGGAGTTTTAGAGGTTTTGTCAATAAAAAATGGGAATTAGTATGAATCAAATTAAATATTACAATTATGGAAAGATACGATTATCTGGAAGCGGTTAAAGAGGATGTTTTGAACTATATCAACGAAAACAATATAGTAGTAACCTCCGAAAATAGGGACGAAGTGGAACAGGATCTTAATGATACACTGTTTACATGTGATAGCGTAACAGGGAACGCATCAGGATCTTACACATTTAACGCGTGGACGGCTGAGGAATACCTATGTCACAATTGGGATCTGTTAGGGGAAGCGTTAACGGAGTTCGGGTGCGATATAAGCTACCTAGAAAAAGGCGCAGAAGCGTGCGACGTTACTATACGTTGTTACCTGTTAGGGCAAGCAATTTCGGAAGTTTTGGACGAAGTGGAAAGGAGGAAAGAAGAATGAGAACGTTTTTTGCGCAAGTTAGCACAAGGTATCGGGCAATTAGAGTTTGCCCGTTTACCCCCGCACATGTAGCCAAGGTTTTTGGCGGTTATATGTGTTTTGAAAGTGATAATGATTATAGAGTTTGGAAAAATCAAAAGTAAAAATAGCAATGAGAACAAATAATAACCTAGTAGATTTTGCGAGCATATCGACATACGTGGCTTCTGAAAGTTTAGTACAGGAGGCAAAAGACAAACATAGTGATATATACCTTAATTTCGCGTACACCGATTATGGTGGATCATTTTTAGAAAAGGTTATAATATCTTACTTTAAAGAATATTACCCGGAAAATATAGTACATGAAAAAACGTCCTTTAACGGTGAAAACGCGTTTATTTTTGGGAAACCTGCAAAAGAATTGTATAACCTTATGAAAGTTTACAATGTATTAGGATTCGATGATCTAGAGGACTATTATACAGAAATGGAGTATAATATGATAACAGAAGAAGCACAACAATATATTGACGATAACGGGATAAGTAATGATTTGCTTGATATTGTGTACGAATGGATCGGAGAAAATAGTCGTTTAGAGCCTAATTTTGTAGATTATTCGGAAATTGATCTAAACGAATATTTGCAAAAAATTAAGTCAAAAAATATACGGAATGATTGAAACATTAATACTATTAGGTTGCTTGTACCTATCCATACGGGTAACCGACTATATCGAAAAACAGAAACAAAACAATAACAATTAAAACGTAACATTATGGAAAGAAGAAACGACATACCCAATTATATACATAACACAAGCGAGATATATAATATAACATCACGGCTGCAAAACTGTATAATCAAAAAAATAAACAAGGGCGTACAACCACAATTAGAATACCTTGCAAATTGTAGCACAATGAAAACCATAATCAGAGAAGCCGCCAAACTGTTATACAAGTATGATGGGATAACACCCACCAGACAAGAAAAACAGGAAGCCTCCTAGGAGCACGCCAAATATATTCTTGACAGTGTGCAATACTCTATTAAAAAACGTCAATAGAGGGCAAAATAAAGCCCTGTATTGAAAGATACTCAACAAACCAATATTCTACCATCAATAAAACAAAAACATTATGATACAATTTACTATTGACAGTTTTAGCGGCGGTATATCAGGCCGCCCGTACAATTCGATCAAAGACGCAATAAAAGACGGTGGTTACTCCGTTTGGTGTAATGAAAAAATTAAACTAGCGTTTAGTTTTGGGAACGGCACGGAAAAAGATTTTAAAATATATTGCAAAGACAACAAATGTAAGATTATAAGCGAAAACGAATTTTACAAAGAATTATATTCTTTGCCGTTAAACGAACAAGAAACACATATGAGTTTTATTCGGGAACAATTAAGTCATTACAATAACCTATAAAACGGGAAACAATGAAAAAGAAGTACGCCAAAGACCAATTACAGGAAGCGATTAAAAGCATAAACAATATATGTACAAACAATGTCGGATGTTTTCAAGAGCCGATAATATCAAGTAGTTGCCCGACATTTGACAAAGCAACTGCAAACTATATTCAAAAACGACTTAATATATATCTGCAATCGTGGGTATTACTAAGACTCGATAGGGTATTAAACGAATTGTCCAAGTAATTTTTAAATATATGGAAAAACAGGAATTTATAAAGAAATACAATGATATCAAAGATGATATTATTAAGTCAATGGATAAAGCCTTAGAACGTGCTTTAGGTAATGAAGTAATAAAACTGGACGAATGTAAAGGTAATTATCTAGATGTTTACCCCTTGTTAGGTGCGGTTTTACAAAAAGAGTTGAGCTATATATTAGACGGTAGCCCTACTTATAGCCGTTCTTTAAAACGAAAAGCAACCAAATATAATAACGATTATAGAATATGGCACGATTATGCCGGAGATTATAAAAATAAATAAATATTATTACAATGAAAAAACAAAACTTACAAAAAGAATTATCTCCTATCCTTGAAAACGAAAGTATTAAGATAGGAACGTTTAAAGCTAGTAGAAGTATTGATACATTGGATCTTATCAAGGAAAATATCAAGTTTTGGAAAAGCTATGACGGGCACAAGTTACCCGAAAAACAGGTTAAACGAGCGTATTATAACGGCACCAGGACGCAAAACATAGTCAAACTGTACAGAAATACGCCCGAATTGATTAAGTTTGTAAGAGAGCACGCAAACGACTATAAAACGTTAAATCGAAAAGATATACCCAACTGTATAACCTTTGAAAGCGATTACCACACGGGAACACGTTATTTTTCCGTATTTATTGAAAAATTTGGGGAAATAAGTTTTAAAGAAGTTTTGAATGTTTTCCCGTTACTTCCAAAATCATATTTGAACGAATAATGAAAGTGATTAGAGTGATTAGAGTTTTAAGGAGAATACTAACTGATTCAGATATAATAGATCTGTACGGTCTGTATTGTGAGTTTTACAAAAATATACAATAATATTAGATAACATTGTAACCGTACCGTTTGAACAAATGAGAGAGATACGCAAGGAATTAGACCGATTTGTTAAGCCTATACAGATAGAGGTCATTAAGAGCGATTTTGAAACGGTTTCATTCAGGGAATTAAGATAAAGCGGAAATAATGTGAAATATTTTCCCGGTATGGAGAACAACAAACAGAGCGACACTGTTACCGGGAGCAATTTTTGACTTAAAAACATACGATTATGAAAACTTTAGAATTGTACAACAAGATCAAAGAATTAGGCATTAATGCGGAAATGATATCTATGTTTTCTTATAGAATTAATAAGGATAAGAGATTTAATACGATAGAAGTATTTGAGGCTCCATCTATTGAATTAATTGAATTATGTGATTATTATAACTGTAAATTGATGGCAAACATTTTGAATAAAAAAAATGAATATGGAGAATTTGATCAGGTGGTAGTCTATGAAGTTTATCCGATTAATCTGAATGATATAGAGTTTGTATAATAAAAATTTTTTCAATTATGACACATAAAGAAATAGAAAACGAACTTGGCTGGTGGGGAGATATTATCAGAGAAAACCATGATAGATACGCTTATGTTAGACAACATTGTTCTAATAATGTTTGCGATTTAAAGCCTATAACTTATAGTGCTTTGTGGAATTTATTGCTGCATTCCAAAGCGAATGACCTTTATTTCTATAACGAGAATCATGCGATAGACGAAACGTGTGTGTTTTATGAGTTCTACTATGATCTTGGTTTTGAACTCCCTGAGGATAGAGGTTTTGATATGAATGATTATCCACATATTTGTATTGAGTTGAATGACGAAGATGGATATGAAGGTGATACTGATATCTTCATGTTGGACGAATGGCCTGTTTCTGAGGATATGACGGATGAGGATAAAGAACGGTTTGATACGATACGAAAAAAATCTCCTATCACATTGATTAATAATTTAAGCGATTTGAAATAATGGGAACGAACAATAAACAGTCCATCCTGGAAGGGCGGAAATGGGATGTGATAGAGAGTGTTGACGGATATTTTTCCGGGGAAAAGAACGGAGTTATCATACAAGGAACGACAATGAGTGATCTGTATGAAAAATGTAAATCTTTTGATATAGCTTCGGTTATGGAGAAGATTAAGACGGGTGACAATCTGAACGAATGGGAAAAACGCTTAATAAAAGTTAATAAAAAGTTGTTGGAAAACCAATAAACTATATCTTTGCCGTATGAGAAAGAAATACGTGGAATATTATAAAGGCTGTACAATAGAGGTCACAGGAGAAAAAGACTTCATGTACCGGATAATAAAAGGTGAACGGATGGTTCTCTTTGTAGATATGTTTTACAGGTCTACAACTGATGCGTTAAAGGGCGCAATGAGGTGGGTGGACAATAATGTTAGAAAGGAGTGAATTTATGCTTTTTGGAATTGTTTTTGCTATGATAATGAAAGCTATATGTGGAAATATGTTGGACGATTGATGATTGTCATTGTATGGCTTATTGTGTTACAGATTTTGTCTGAATGTTAAACGTGTATATCTATGACTAAAGAAGAATTTAAATCAAAGAAAGAAATTATCAATTCAAAGATAAGAGAATTGAATAACGAAATGATAAAATTAAAGAAGGAGTACATTGAATCCAATGTGAAGTATCCTATCGGAAGCAAGGTGTGTATTACCACTCCTGCATCTACATATACAAAATTAGATAACTTAGAAAGTGTTACTGTCCCCGAAAGAAAACAATACGCTTATGTCAGGGATTATAGAATTAATTTTCTTGATGACATTGAGCCATTGTTTGGCGAGGTGAAGAAAGATGGAACCATGTCGAATGTGAACTTATATGTTGGCCTTATGAACGTTATGATAGAACTAGTAAAGGAGTAATTGTTATGGCAAAGGTAATGAATTTAGGAGTGCATTGTAGTGAATGTATTCACTATCAAGGTATTCTCCGTTTATGTATTGCATGGCTTTACAGAAGAGAATAACGGCTAGGAAAACGCCTAAGTATTGTAAGCACTATAAAAAGAATAAAATATGACTAAGAAGATTGCTGTTATAGGTTCAATGATAAATTCATCCGAATACCTTCTATTCGAAAATTTGGAAACAGGATATTCCCTTGAACGTTATGATTCTGTTGAGGAAGCTAGAAACAGTGATTGTGATGCTGTTATAGTAACCGATAAGGATAAGATTGATAATGAAGAAACGTCTATTCTATATTACAATGAGCCTGTTGTTGAAGGTTTTGATATGATTTCATTTGATTCACCTAAAACGAAATGCCGTATCAAGGACGATAGGTGTGTCAGAAAGCAGATTGCGAAACGTAGAAAAAGAAACAAGAATCCTAAAACACATAGGAAAAGATGAACACATTTTACGGAATCAGCTTTGCAATATACTTTATACTTATCACCCTTGTATTGACCACACTCATATATGGCTTAAAAAGGAATAAATATAAGTTTTGGAAGTGGGTGATTATAACATTATCCTACTTCATATTTGTTATTATTTACACAATTTTTTGTTTACGATAATGGAAAAGGTAGAAGTAGGAACCCTTGACGAGAACGAACTGTTTGAACACAGGGGTACAATCTATGAGGTTTTATATAAGACGGATTATTGTGTCCGTTGCCAATACCCGAATGACAAATACCGTTACAGGGATAAATGGAAATATCTCTATACCGAGTTTAGTTTATGGACAAAAGTGAACAAGATATGAAAACACTGGTTTTTGATGTAATGCTTGACGGGCGGTTTGTACATACGTTCAGATACCAATATTGCCCGTTGTTCCCGATAGACGAAGAGGAACTGGAGAAGTTTGTCACAGGCAGGCTTCCTACATTGAAAGGTAAGAATTTTAAAATAGTATTTTAATCATGAAACAGACAGTAGAAGAAGCCGCTCATTCTTTCGCAGAAAGTAGAAGCAGCGGAAGTGCATTCCCAGCATATTATGCAGGGTTCATTGCTGGTGCGGAATGGGCAATGAAATTGAAACATGCTAAAGTCAAACTTATGTGTATTAAAGATAGTAATAAAAGGTGTAATCAATGTCACGAATGTGATGTATATGTATTAAATCCTAGCTATTGATATGAAACAGACAGTAAAAGAAGCAGCGAAGGAAAATATCCTATTTAATCATAGGACAGTTGACAGAACTTTGTTTGGTAAAGATTTGGCAAAGTTTGGAGAGATGAATTTCGTTCAAGGTGCCGAATGGCAATCCAAGCAATCTCCTTGGATAAGCGTTAATGAACGGTTGCCGGAAAATGAAGATATGGTATTTACACTCTGTAAGGTGAAGCGCTCTAATAATTATTTTATATGTGTAAACAATTATATAGATGGAGAATGGGAAGCAAAAGCATTAGTGTATTATGATACGGTGTATTATGATACGGTAGCTTGGATGCCCATCCCGTCTTTTGATGATATACTAGAAGCCAACAGAGATGTACTTGAACGGATTAAAGAGAAAGGAGATTGATTATGAGGTTTATATTAATTATACTTATGACAGCCACGATGTTATCTTGTAAAGGTGATATGGAACATAGATTAAAAGGTGGAATGGTTATTACTGTTAAGGGAGATACCATAAAGTTTTATGGAGGAACGTTGACTTATAAAACATTTGGAGAAAGAAATATTAGGAGTGTTGTAATTGATGAATCAAAATATAAAGAAGATTAGCTATGGCAATAAAGATTATTAAAGAAGCTAATAAGAAAAATCCGATTTACTTCCGGCGTTGTGACAGATGTGGATGTGAATTTGAGTTTGAGAAATCGGATATACACAGTGAGTTTTTTGACCAAAGAGAAGGGTATAATGTAATATTTATCCCATGCCCTTCCTGTGGTAGCACTACTGGAGTTAAAGAAAAGATAATACGTTATGAGTAGAAGTAAAGAATATAGAGCAGTGAAAAATTATATTCACAATGAACTTAAGTTATCTAAGGAGGATATAAGAGAAATTATTTTACCTCTTGTTAAACGGGAAGCTATGCGTATCTTTAGAAATACTTATGGAGATGATGTTAACATAGAAAATTTTATTCGATGTATGGTGACTGATGAAATAAAGAGGCATGATTTTTCTATTATTAGAAACTTAACTAAAGAGGTGATAATGGAAGAGGTGCTTGGTGATTTGAAAATTGAGATAAAAACAAAGGAGGAATAATGAAAGCAAGAATAAAATCAACAGGAGTTTTGGTAGATGTAATTCCCAAAGTAAATATCAACGCGCAACATAGCGGAGATAACCTATATGTGTGCGATAATATGGTTTTCAGAGAATGCGAACTTGATTTTTTGAATGTTGGGAATTTAGTAATTGATTGGGAACAACGTAGGTACGAATTAGCGAAAGATATTATTAAGGCTGTTGTAGCAGATGACCGTGGGGGTAATTCTGATGCAATCGCTAAATATGCGGTTAATTGCGCTGATGCACTAATTAAAAGATTAAAGGAGGTAAATAATGGATAGCGTACAGACACAAACACTTTCCATTAAAGGACATGGAGGTGGTGAAGCGTATATTGACTTTTGCGATGGACAATTGTGTGTTTCTGTTGTTATAGAAGGGAAGCAAGCGGATTTTAGCTTTGAACCTGTTACTCTAGGAATGTTTGCCCATGCTTACAAACTGCATTGTGAAGAGTGTAAAGCCTATGAAAAACGTAACGAAAATAGCCAAGAAGTCAGCCGGACTTAGCCAAAGATGTTCGATTTGCCCACTTTTGAGAAGCTGTACTCCAGAAATAAACAGAATTTGTTTTGACAGCTTTGTGGAGGGATTCAAGAAAGGAGCCAAGGCGGCAGAAAAAGAAATAAACAAGAAATTTAAATCAGAAATATGATAGATGCTTGCGTACTTACAACATTAATAGAAATACTATTTCCCCAAGAAACAGTATTTAATTGTTTTGGTGTAGCAGTAACGTTCCTACAATGGAAGGTTCCCAAGACTGGTCTTTGTTTTGAGGCGGTTCAAAGAAATGGAAAATGGGGTTGTGTTACTTCATTTATGGCAAGTACCCATGGGTATGGACATCCTCTTACCCGTTCTGACTGTGTGCATGATACTTTGGAACAAGCTGTAATGCACGCATGGAACAAAGAAGTTCTTCATGGGTTTAATATGGGAAAAACCAATTGGGAAACTCATGCTCGTAAAGAGTATTCCAAGTGGCTTGAAAGTTCTGATAAAATTTCTTATTTTAGTGTACAAAACTTATTTTAGGAATATGACTGAAAAACAAAAACAGCAGTATCTTACTGCACAACAGGCGAGGGAAATCGCCACCACTCCTTACAGGGAGGTATTTACCAAAATAAAAATGGCTGCTGAAAGCGGCAAGTGTTCATTGACGATAGGATTCTGTACGGATGTGTCCGAGTTGGTAGAGATACTTAAAAGTGTTGGTTACTCTGTAACTCTTACCACCAATTACAGGGATAGCGTAATGAAGATTCACCGGATATATTCTATACAATGGTAAAGAGTAAATTCGGGTATCTGAACAAACTTATGGACGGTTCCACTACTACACGGGAGCGTTCCAAAAAACAGGAAAGTCGTATAGCTAAAAAACTCCGTGGCTATACGACTATCAATTCAGGAGCCACATTCGGGCAAAATGATGTGATTACTGATTTTTGTGAAATTGAGGCAAAAACCACAGCCCATGAATCATATAGCCTTAAATTATCCGAGTGGGTTAAACTGAAAAAGAAATGTTCGGCTAAAAAAATTCCTATCTTTGTGGTGGATTTTGAGAAATCCCGTGACAGCCTTGCTATTCTTACTTATGAGGACTTACAATTTTTGATTGAACTTGCATATAAGGATAACAGTTAGGGGGTTTTGTTATTTCCATAAAAATTTGTATATTTAACTATGCCGAAAATAAACTTATACCGTATATTCCGCTTTGAATATAAGAAACAACAACACGGGTTGTTTAAAGTGGTGGAATATTCACAAATGACTGATGGTACAGGATTCCGGAAAAGAACACTCCGAAAAAATCTGGATTTGAGCACCGCAGAGAGTATAATTTATAACTTAGAAAAATCACATAAACTTTTTTAATCTCACAAAATGGAAAAATATTACTTTTTGAGAACTCTCGTAGAAGAGGGTAGACAACGTTGTAAGGCACTTAACGGTCAGACTTTTGAAGATGGTACTACAATCGACAGCACGGTAAATGTAAGTGCCGACAGGTCTTTAAGGGATGCGTACCCCACGGGTACAACCTTTGTGACCGATATGCTCAAGCCTGCCAGTAAGTATTATCAGGCAGGAAACATCTTTCCTATCGGTATTCTTGATGCTGATTATCGGGACCCGAAACATAAGCCTACCGAAGAAATGGTTAGAGCCTATGAAATATTTATAGGTACCTCCACCTCTTCTTATGATTCTGGCAGTTCAGATGAAAAAAAGGACACCAAGACTTCCTCCAAAACTTTATTGGGGAAGATGAAAACAAATCCGGAATTTAAAATCCCCTCTATCGGTTCAGAGGGTTTCTATGTAGATTCAGATGTATGGTATCTGCTTATGCGTAATATTCAGAATCAGGTGAACACGATGCTTATCGGTGCTACGGGTGGTGGTAAGACCGAACTTGTGTTACTTGCCTGTAAGAAACTTGGCATATCCTGTTCTGTCTATGATATGGGTTCCATGTATGACCCAGTAGCCGGACTTTTAGGTGTACACCGATTGCAAAAGGGAGGTGTATCAGTATTTGACTATGCCAAATTTACAAGGGATATATCCAAACCGGGTGTAGTGCTTTTGGACGAGTTATCCCGTGCACCCGTTACTACTAATAACATTCTGTTTCCCTGTCTTGACAGCCGTAGAAAACTTCCTGTGGAAATTGCCGGCGGTGAGGACTTACGTGAAATAGAAGTGCATCCGGAATGTTGTTTTGTAGCAACTGCCAATGTTGGTGTGGAATATACGGGTACAATGAGTATGGACCGTGCACTTGTAGGACGTTTCTTCCCTATCGAATTATCGTATATGCCACCGGAACAGGAAAACAAGGTTTTGGTAAAACGCTGTGGAATTTCCCTTTCGGACGCTACAATTATTACAAAGGTTGCAAACAGTTTGCGTAATATGTATAACAAACAGGAGATAAGCAGTTCCATTTCCACCCGTGAAACTCTTATGGTGGGTGACTTGGTTGCTGACGGATGGGATTTGGTACGTGCTATGGAACTGGTTCTTCTTCCTCTTTTTGAAGGTACTCGCTCCGATGGAGAACGTGGTATCGTATGCAGGGTGATTAGTAGTAGATAAAAATTTCTTGCCTATGGCAACAAGTAATCAATTTCCCGTAGACAAACCTAAGAAAAAGACCTACGGTAGCTTGTGGTATAACGGGAAACGCATCTTGAAAGATAGGGCGTTTCCTATACTTAATGCCAAGAAATCCGAGTTGCTTAAAACCGGGTATTATAAAAAGGAACTATTTAAAATAACATATTGACTATGGCTGTGGATAAAGATATGGTTGTCACCGATGAAATCGTGGACGAACTTTTGGAAGATTGGTTGGAACGTGACGGTAAGGCGTTCACACATATACGAAAAGAGGGGAAACTTGATTGGGAAAGTACCTTGGAAGAGGGAAGTGCCTATTCTTCCTACTATCTGGAATGTGCTGATGAAGCGGAACTGATAAAGCGTGCATATCCTCTGGCACGTGATATGATAACTTCTATGGATATTCCTTACAAGGTAAAAGTTGTAATTCATAATGGGGAGGACAGTTTCACTGACTTTCAGAAAGTACAGGTTTCCACCATAATGCTTACTGACAAGGCTCTTACTGTTGGTGAACGGTTGGACGTATTTTTGGGGACCACTGTACATGAGGGATGCCACTTGTTGTACACAAACAAGGAACGTCTGACTTCTATCGGTAACAGAATCATATCCCGATTATTCAATATACTGGAAGATGAACGTATTGAGAAACTTTGCGGTGATTTGAAACCGGGTTTCGCACGATTCTTGGAACGAAGCAAATACTACTGGTTTGACAGTTACTACTTGGATTATGTCGCTCCCAAAAAAGAAAAATCGGAACTTAATGATTTTGAGGTTCTTCTCAATCTTATACTGGAGATTGTCCGATACCCTAAATACATAGATGAAGCCGAGATAGTAAAGTATGCTCCATATCTCGTTGAAATAAAGAAAGTGCTTTTACCCTATCCAGTAACTACTAAGGAAACGGTTCTCGCTGCCTATAAGGTTTTTGATATTCTTAAAGAGTTCTATAAGGACAAACTTGAAGAGGAAATGAAAGAGGATTCCGCTTCCGGAGGAGGACTATCGGGTGTGGAGGTTGAGAAACGAATGGCATCCGACAGTTCGGATATACTTGACAAACTTGACCGTTCAATGCCGGACCGTATGGATGACTCCAAAATTGCTGATGCCGTGAAAAAGGACAGAGGTTTGCTTGGAGATGTATGTGAGGGCACAGTAGATATGGGAGGAACCAAGGATGCCTTTTTCAAATTTCCTCCTACTAATGAGGAACGGTACAAGGAATCACTTGCCAGAGTTAAACGTTATGCTCCGGCAATATCCAAAGTTATACGTTGCCATTGTAAGGAATACCAGTACATACACCGCTCTATGAGAAGCGGCATGCTGGATACTTCCAAACTTGCCGAAGCCGTACAGGGTGTTCCTACCGTATATATCCGACAAGGTGAAGTAAGGACTGACGGTGTAAGTGTGGGCGTGCTTATTGACGAGAGTGGTTCCATGTGCGGTGGTAGAATAGAAGCTGCCCGTGATACTGCCATACTTATCAATGAGGCTTTGGGGGATTCTCCAAAAGTGGAACTGTTCATTTACGGTCATTCGGGTGACAGTCGTTTTGACGGTGCTACCGAACTAATGATTTACCGTGAAAAAACTTTCAAGCCAAGGTATTCCCTGGGTTCTGTTGAGGCAAGATGTGAAAACAGGGATGGTATTGCCATACTTGAAACCGCCCAGCGTATTCGCAAACAGACACAGAATCATGTTTTGCTGTTTGTTCTATCAGACGGTGAACCGAGTGCTTCCCGTTACAGGGGCAGTAAGGCGATAGAACATACAAAGGAATGTGTGGATAAAGTAGAGAAAATGGACTTTACTGTAATTCAGGTCTGTATTAATATGTGTTATGACCCAAAGACAATGTTCAAACATTGGGTTGTGCTTGAGGACATGAGTAATCTCGCTTTCAGCTTAGGGAAAGTAATCAAGAAAGCTACTCTAAGTGCAGCAAAAGTTCATGTTTTATAAACAGCATTTTGGAAACTAAAAAATATTTGTTATCTTTGAAACATCAAATCGGAGGTTAAATGATGTTCTAGGAACAGCGTTGGATTTGTGAGATTGCCGATGCTGTTCCACTTGGTTCCATAGCTCAGTTGGATAGAGCAACGCCCTTCTAAGGCGTGGGTCAAGTGTTCGAGCCACTTTGGAATCACCAGACTCTCTGATATTTGTAATTTTCCATTCCGTGTTAGGAGCAGTTCAGAAATGGCTGCTCCTTTCCTTTTAACTTAAATAAAAATGACTAGAGGTGGTATAGGGAGGTTACTCCGTAAAACTATAAAAGGTTCTTCCGATGAGAAACCTTTATCAATTTCTGATAAGATAAATTCTGCCTGTGTAAACGGGGTTACTTCTGCCAGTATATTTTCCGTTTTGGGAATCCGCAGAAAGATTAAGAAACTTCTTGGTATAACAGAAGATTTTAACCGTGATATTTTCTTTATGGAGTTCATGGATTTCTATATGACTGTAATGGCTCCGGATAAACGTGCAGAAGGTGTATTTCACCCGTCACAATTATTGGACGGATGCCCAAGGCTCATGTACTATGACTTATGTAGGCTTCCTCCCAGTGACGTTAGGGTTTCCACCATCACGGGGGAACTTCAAAGAACATTCGATGTGGGTACATGGTATCATGTATATATGCAGGCTATACTTTATAAAATAGGACTTCTCGAACAGGCGGAAGTTCCAGTAGTGAATAAAGACCGTTACATAAATGGTAAGGCTGATGGTGTATTCAAGAAATCGGTATTCGGGGAGAAAGTGGTTTTGGAAATAAAGACCATGAACTCTTTCTTTTACAGAAAAGCGATATTCCGTCCATTTGCCAAACATGAGTTTCAGGCATCCCTGTACGCTAGAGAACTAGGTGCTACTAAAGTTCTGTACCTGTACATAAACAAGGATACTTCCGAAATAAAGGATTTCCTCATGCCCGTAAATGAAACGGAGTTGGAAAAAGCCGATGAAAAGATGAACACTATTATTGACTGTGTGGAAACTAAAACTCCTCCTGCAAGAATTTGTCCGGACGCCCATTGCAAGGCTGCTTTGAGCTGTCCTTATACAACTTATTGTTTTAAACATTAAATCTCACAAATTATGCCAGTAAGAAAACCTAAAGAGGAATCTTCTCCGTTAGAAAGATTCCGTAAAGTATTTGCCGAGGTAGAGGCTCCAAAAGGAGGTTTACCCACAATGCCAGTAACCATAGCGGAAACAAGTTCTACCGAACTGGGTAACATGATTGCCAAATATTCCGCATGGCGTGAATTTACCGAGGATAGACACATGGAAGCTTGTGCTGTTTATGCCCAATGTAAGTCTGAATATGACTTAGCGTGTGATAAGGCGATGCTGTCCGCAGGTGGTGATACTGTAACCGAAAGAAAAACTTCCGCTAAAGTAACTCCCGAAGTGGAGAAGTTGAATAAGAAACTTCTGGAAGCGGAAATATTCCGTGACCTACTTGCGGGAAAACTCGAATCATTCAGTAATGTGCTGGCAATGCTTAGTAGGGAACTGACACGAAGAGGTGTCGAAAATATGTAGACTTATGCCCCATAATCCTAGCTGTTTCCCTTTGGGAAGCTATATAAAAAGTGTATATTCAGGCAAGGTATATCAGATTACACAGTTCTACAAAAACGGAATGTGTAATCTTTATCAGCCTTACCTAAATTCTAATGAAAACTGGAACGCCTGCAATAATCCACATTTTGTAAGAGTAGATATTCCAGTGGAAATATTAACCGTTTTAATGTAATGCCTAAAAGAAGTATCGGTAGGAGATTACGACCTAAGAAGGAAGTTATCCGTAAGAATAATGTAGTGGTTAAGAAACCAACGTCAAAGAGCTGTTGGAAGTCATTTGAAAGAGAAGTTGCCAAACATTTCGGTACAAAGAGAGTTCCATTGTCCGGAAGTAATAGCGGTCATAATACTAACAGCGACACGCTTCATCCCAAACTGTACATTGAATGTAAGGTTAGGGGAAAATCCGCTATATGGACTTTGTTCGAGGATATTAGGAACAAGGCTAAAGTGGAGAAAAAAATTCCCATTATCGCTTTGCGCCAAAAAGGTGGTAAAGGATACCTGCTTGTTATACGTCCGGAAGATTTACATAAGATTTCAAAAATACAACTTGAATCTGTGGAAGTAGACGAATAATTGTTATATTTGCACTATTCAAAGTCACGCTGGGTAAAATCGTAGTAATTATGGAAGCAATTAATGAAGTACAAGAAAAAGTCACTACCCTAAGATGCAGTTCATCTACTGATGCCAAGAAATTGGCTGGTAGTATTTATTCTACCTACCAAAGCAATCCCGATAATGATATTATAATAAGAGTTATTGGTGCGGGTGCGCTTAACCAAGCTATTAAGGGTGCGATTATAAGCAATAAATTTTTTGCTAAAAAGGGAATATTGATAGGTGTCCAGCCGTTTTTTCAGGATGCGTCCTTGAATACTACTGCTATTGGACTTAAAATATTCTTTTTAAGTATATAATTTCGCAGGTTTTATTTGGAAGAATAAAAGTTTTTAGTACATTTGCACAAGCGGTTTTTACAGCTAATCGCTTTATAAATGAATACTGCTGGACTTTTAAATTTTCACTATTATGGGAACAACTAGAGGTGGAGGCGGTGGTGGCGCTGCCCGTACTGCTCGTAGAGGCGGTGGAGGTGCTACTCGTAGAACTGCTACCCGTGGTGGCGGTGGACGTAGAACTTCTACTCGTGGTGGACGTAGACGTTAAGCCCTCCAAAAGTATTCACAAAAAGCCTGCTATTTACATAGTGGGCTTTTTCTATTTAATAAGATTATGAAAAGAGAAAAAGTAGTTTTGCTGTTTACTGGAGGTTTTGAAAGCCTGTATAATCTGGATAAACTCTCCAAATCGTATGATATTCATTTGTTCTATGTTGACTATGGGCAGGACAATATCGAAAAAGAACTGTCCGCAATAGGTTATTATATTGAAGTCTATAAAGATTCCGTCAAGAGTTTCCGCAAAGTAACTTACCCCTTACAGTTTGAGCCTATTCGTGATAAGGATGGTAACGTGCATAATGTGGATATTCCCTGCCGGAATCTTTTGTTTCTTTCTATGGCAGGTAATTATGCTACTGCTATGGGAATAAAGAAAGTGGCATACGGTGCTGTGGATTTGGGAAGTTCATGGTTTGACGGTGGTTATCTTTTCTATGAAGAGGCAAGATATTTGTTCGCCAAATCTTATAAGATTAAACTTCTTGCTCCGGCAATGAATGTGCCGTTTGTAAAGCTGGCTAAGAAACTAAGTACGCTAGATTACTCGCATCTTACTTTTTGCCCCGATGGGGAAAACGAAAAGCGCAATTGCGGAGTATGTGACAAATGCCAGAAAGTAATAACTTCATTACGTAGGGAAAAATGGAGCGCAGAGTTCTTGAAGAAGGTAATGAGTTGAGTAAAAGAAAAGCCACTCTGTTCTTTTCCGCATCATCCGTAGGTGATTATACCACATTACGGGATTTCGGTATAAAGGACACGTTGGTTTCTTACTTCTACTTGAGAAAGTCACTCAAATTTTACCCACCGCAATTGGAGAAACAACATAAGGAAGGTGGTATATTTATGACGGACTCCGGAGCTTTCTCCTTTATGGGTAAAAAAGTGGAGCATAAAATGACTACCGAAGAATACTGGCTTCCTTATTTGGAGGAATACGTGGCTTGGTTGCATGAAAATAAAAAGTTTATATTTGTCGCTGCAAACCTTGACTTGGACATGATTGTAGGTAGGGAAGTTGTTGACCGATGGAATGAAAAATATTTCAAACCGCTCGAAAAGGATATAAACGTAGTATATGTGGTGCATCAGGACGCACAGGGTGACAAGACTGGTCTGTTACGGCTTAAAGAGTATTGCCAGCAACATAACTACGTAGGATGTAACCAGACTATGAAAGATAATGCTGCCGAGATATATCGCATTACAAATGCCTATGGAACAAAAGTACATGGGTTTGCTTGGACCGAAATGAACCTGTTGCAAAGATTCCCTTTCTTTTCCGTGGATTCTGTAACATGGTTAGGAGGTACTCGTTTTGGTACTACTTATAACTATGACGGGAAAAATTTCAGCACCATTGACTACAAACATAAGTACAGAAGAAAGGCTAACCGTATCAAATATGAGGATGCCGGGCTGAGTATGGAAGATATACGTGGTGAAAAGCGTATTCCTATAAATAACATGAACCTGCTAGGGTGGTTGGGATTCCGCAGGGAATTTCTTAAAATCGCTCACTGCAAGCTAAAGAATAAACCTGTTTTGTATTACGATAAAACAAGAAGATAGTATGGCAACTGATACAATTGAAAAAAGAATCGAGGCTGTTCGTGGTACGGAGGATGCTGATTTGTTGAAAAGACATTTGTGTCCTTTCTTTGAAAAAGGGGGTTATCCCGACTGCATGACTTGTAGAAAAACCGAGGATAATCTTCTTGACTGCCGGGAGTATTATCTTAAGCGGATAAAAACTCTCCCTATGGATATATGGTGTGAGGACTTTGACAAGTTTATTGTCAATACCCGTGACAAGGTATCTGTAAATGAGATTATAGGCGTAGGAATGAACTGCAATTCCTGCTACATTTATGACAAGTGTCCTATGTACAGAAAGGATTTTGCCTGTGGTATAGACTGGGGTGACAAGAAACCTGCCACACCTGCCGATATGATGGACTTCCTTATTGACATCCAGTATGAAAGAGTAAGAAGAGGTTCTGTTATTGAAAAGGTTGACGGTGGTGTCGCTGATGCCGGACTTTCCGGAGAGATTGACCGCCTTAATGATTTGATGGCTGCTAAAGCCGAACTGGGAAGAGAACGAATATCGGTAAATATCGAGGCTAAAGGTGCTGCTGGGGGTGCTGCCACTTCTGCCGGCGGTGGTATTTTATCCAAAATATTCGGAGGTGCTCCCAAGGAAATAGAACAACCGTCCACCATATCCATTCCGGCAAAACCGTCCTCACGTGAGGATATAGTTGATGTGGAGGAAATAGTGGAGGAAAAGGAAACCGAAAAAGTTTCACGTAAAAGAAAACGGCAATGAGAAAACCGAAACGCAGACTACATTCTACAAAATATCATAAGAAACCTAGACAGTTATGGAGAACAAACGTACCCAAGAACTCTTCCGCTACTTAGTGGGGAGTTCTATTGAATTTAGAGTTCCCAAAGGTTGTGAAAAGCCTTTGAAATCCTTGACCGGAACTAAAAACAAGATTGTAGAAAACACACGTCTGGCTGAACTTGCCGGAGGTGTTATATGTATTTCCCTATTAGGGGAAATGGCTAACTATTACCGACATCAGACTTACTACCCTATGGTAAGGGGTAATATCACGCTGGGAAGATACTATGAACGTATAAACGACTACTTGGATACTCCTACCGAGGAACGTGCCGAAAGGCTTATAGACCTTTTGCGTAGTGAGAAACCTAAACTCCGTGATACGATTGTAAATGCCATAGGGTACTTTTGCGGCATCTACAAAAGTAAGAGAGAAATGTTTTCCCCTTATCTTAACCGCTCGGAAAAATTATTTGTCTTATCATTCTAAATATAACCAATATGAAAATAAACAGCATCTATCCCGGCTATATGGGTGAGGTAAACCGATTCGGAATCGGTATGCCATGTACTTTTATCCGTTTATCAGGATGTAACTTGAGATGTTACAAATCAACCAAAGGAGTTCTTTGTGATACTCCGGAGGCATTGGAAATGAGTAGTGGAACCGAAATGGGACTTGACGAAATACTAGCCACGTGTCATGATATAGGGCATAACATCATTTGCCTTACAGGTGGTGAACCATTGTTGAAGCGCCCAGATATTCCTAAGTTGATTACAGACCTCATTCAAGCTAACTTTCTTATCGTGGTAGAAACTAACGGGTCTGTTTCCCTAGCCAATTATGTTCCTTTCAGAAATTACTATGGTGACATGGGCGGAGAGTACGTAAATCGTATATCTTTTGTGGTTGACTATAAACTAGGCAGTACAGGAGAAACTACAAAAATGCGCTCGGAAAACTGGGTGCTTATGGATGAACACGATTATCTTAAATTTGTCATAGATGATATTTCCGACTATGAACAAATGAAAGAATGGATAGGTGCACACCCGAAATTTAAAGGTAAAATAGCTGCCGGACTTATGTGGGGTTCAAAACTTACTTATGCCGAACTTATGGAAAACCTATCCAAGGATAACCTGTCAAGTTTTGTCATATTGAATATGCAGGCACACAAGATGGGATGTATGTATGATGTGTTCAAGAATCAAATTAATAAAGTATATATTCCAAAAGACTTGTAATTAAGAATATTATTTGTATCTTTGAAACGGAACAGAATTTCGTAGTTGACGTTTCAAAAATGTGTAATATTTAAAAGTTTAACAAAATGGCTAAAATTGAAAACTTAACAATCCTCAATCCGGCAGATAAGACACATTTGTATGCTGTTGCGATTGGTAAGGGTGCTCCGGCTGATGTTGACGATAGATTGGTTACGGACACTCATGTATTTAAAGTAGGTTCACAGTACACTGACTTGACTGGTAAGAAACTCTATATCCGTGTGGATACCAAAAAGGCTGTGGCTGATTGGGCTGAAATCGGTGGAGCTGGCGGTTAAAACTTGTTTGTTTGTGCAATAAATGATTGTAATTTAATTGGTTTTTGAAAGAGGAGCTTGAGAAAGTTCCTCTTTTTTTGTGCCTATTCGGATAAATCTATTATATTTGCATCGGTCAAAGCAATAAAGTCATTTTTAAGCCTATGGATGTCCTGCGTAGATTAGTTCGGTTGTATGCACCGTTTATCTGTACTATAACAGCCTACATTCACGGATACAAATTCTTGAATGGTTCGCTGACAGACAGCTTCGTGTATAATTGTTCAATCAATGCAGGATTTTCTGTGATAATGATTCTTTATGTTATGGCTACGGCAAAACGTATGTGTATTTGGTACAAACTGAACTTGGGATGCCTGCTAGGAATCTGTGCCTGTTCGTTCATCTACAAATACGTACCTATAAGCGAGGTTGTGTACTTCTATGCCGTAACGCTTCTGTCCGGCATAGGAATAATTTTCTTTCTACTCACTCTTATTACTTACAGACTTTTCAAATCGGTATAAGTACAGATATTCACCAGCACAAGGATTACTTCAAGACCATATTGTTTTATATTGGCTAATGAGAATGGTTTGTGGTTCAATTGTGCAATATACAGAAGTATAATCTCCGTATTCTTATGCAAGCCGAATCTCTCCCTAATATTCCTCAGATGGTTGTCAACAGTGTGGCGTGAGATACATAGCCTGTCAGCAATCTCCTTCTCAGACGAGCCACTGGCTAATAATTTCACTACTCTTAATTCAGCTTCACTGAAATATGATGTATTTACGTCATTGACTGGGTTTTCATATACATTACTTTTGGGGTGTTATTACAAAGGTAACAAATTAGTTAAGAGAAAGGTTTAACTGGAATATAAAATGAATACCATGATTGAAATGTACGACCGCATAATGAGCGTCGTTGAAGAAGTTACAGGAATCTCCAAGGATAAGATTCTAACCTCTAATTGTGAGGAATGTGTGGATGCCCGACACATTCTAGTCTACATACTGGGCAACCGTAGTTTCTCAGATAATAAAATCGCGGAGCTTACAGGACTTACACGTCCGGGTGTATGTATTATACGTAATAACTTTAAATACAGGCGTAAGCGTTATTTTGTGAATCTGAACTATGAGAGAGTTTACGCTAAAGTGTTCGACAGTAAAGAAAAAGTAAAGGGCTAGTAACTTATTCCTTTCCCAAGAGAGAATGTTTAGCGAACTTTGAACCAATTCCTAATGAGAGGAAGATTTCTAAAAATTATCATTAAAAACTTACTATTATGACAGCGGAAGAATTAATGACCATCGCTAACATGGGTAAAGGAACTGACATGAGTTCTTACGAACATTTTATGATGGCTGAGAAATCAGCTAGACGACCATCAGGTGTTGGTATCGCAGGTCTGGCAATTGGTAGTACCGCACTCCTTGCAGCCGTAGGCGCATGGATTTTCGGTGGTGTTTATGCCAACTCACAGAGCAAGGGCAACCAACGTGCTATTGATATTCTGGCTACTACTGCTTTGGCAGAACGTGCTGAGAGAGTTAACCACCAGAATAACCAGACTCCTAACAATCTGGATATTATCCGTATCATCACTAATGCACAAAGTGGAGCAGGCGCAGGAGCAGGTGCTAATGCAAGTGCTTTGGCTCAGGCAGAGGCTTTGGCTTTGTTACTGAACGGTGGTTCCGGAAGAAACGGACAGGTTAATCCTCAACCCGTAGCTTTGTATCAACCGGCTATGCCTTGTTGCTGCAACACTGGATGCGGATGCAATCAGTAAAAAATTCGGGAGTTCTCTAAATAGGGGAACTCCCTTTAACCCGTTTAAACATGATTTGGAGTAACAATAAAGTGAAGTTGGAAATGCTTAAAGGACTGAGAACAAGTAGTAAGATGTCATTGAAGATGTCCTGTCTGGCTATTGCAAACGGTGATTTGAAAAAGGCTACGGAAATGTATGATTTCTTTGCTAAAGATATGCAGTTGCCAGATACCGACCCAGTAGTACCTACTACTTTCCAACAGATAAAGGAAACTGCCGGAACTATTCTCGGATGGTTCAACGAACATCAGGATGATGTTACAAGAACATTCAACTTTATACAATCCATAAGGAAAGGTGAGCCGATTATCAATACTCCGACCACACCTCCCGTGGATATTCCTCCGTTACCTACTGAATAAAATTTAGAATATTATGCAGGCATTTGAAATGAAATTGTTTATCTACGCTGAAACAGAACAGGAAGTAGAAGAATGTAGAAAAGCGGTACACGCATTTATTGAGGAAAATCGCAAAGAAGGGCGTGCAGTTACTGCAAGCAAACTTACCACCGCATTAGGACGATGGAAGTCCAATATGTTTGTAAAGGCAGGAATTATTAATTTCTTAAACAGTTAAAGTTATGGCTAAAGAAGGTTGTGATAAAAATTGCGCTACCTGTGATATAGGTAATAGAGCGTATTGCGCAGTACAGTTAGGTCTGAAAAATCAGGAGCTACTTATGAATATGCAGACTATTATTTCAGGGTTGATTCAGGTTTTGACCCCTATCCTAACACCGGGTAGCGCCCCTATACAGTCACCGAATTTGGGCGGTGACGTACCTGCCGAGGAAAAACCCAAGGCGGAAGAAGCCCCAAATAAAAAATAAACCTAATTGAATAAGGATTATGATTAACGTAACACCTATTGCAATTTCGGCTAACTCCCAGCAATATGCGGTGAGTATAACCGAGAACCTTTGCCAATGCTATTGTCTGAACGCAACGGTTCAACCACAGGCTGAGGTAAAATATTCCGTAGCCAGCCAACAAGTTCTTAACGGAATGACGTATCTTACTATTCTGGCTAAAGGTAGTATTACCTATATGCCTAGAGGTAGTAACCCAAGATGCTGCTGCCGTCCTCTTACGAAAATGTTTACCGAGAGTTTTGATGTTATCTTCGCAGGAGTGATAACCACAGCACCCACATTGACAGTTGGGGAAACTTTGGAATCAGCCGCTAATGTGAAATGTAACGGAAACGTACACGGGTATAACTTGCTTACACCTGTAACTATTGCATTTGCCGCAACCGCATCAGAAGAGGAAACTCCTTCCGTAGCCGTGGCTAATTCTAAGAAATAAGAATGATTGACTTAATCTACATAATGCTAATAGCCGTCCTATTCAACCATTTGGGGCTTGCAGAAATCATAACCTTTCATAGTAAAAAGAACGTGGTTTTGAATTGTTCCAAGTGCCTTACCTTTTGGACGACACTGGGATACTCCCTGTTCATTACCGGGCAGGGGGTTATTCCCAGCCTCTTTTACTCATTCACTTTGGCGTATCTGGCATTATGGGTTGAGCTTCTTCTTAATGTTTTTAACTACTATTACACCAAAAGTTATGGGAAAATATATCAAGCCGAGGACGATACAACAAGTTCCTCCGAAAGTGATAAACTGCCCTAATTGCGGAAAATAAAAACTAGGACGATTATGACTAAAGATGAATTGATGGACAAATTCTGTTCCGTCTTTAATGAGGCTACCACAGCAAATGATGCCGAGGATATTAAAATATCCCTATTGGCGTTTAAAAAGGCTTTCACTGTTCTTGCTGATGTAAATCCGAGAATGGCTAAAGAAGTTCTTGAATGTTATGAGGGTACTCTTAAATACTATAACTTCCTTACTGAAAATGAAGCCGAGGAAATCGTTGCCGCATTTCAGAATCAGGATGGTAGTAAAGGACCCAAATGGCGTGACCCCGATGAGCTGTTTGAAAAGGTTGAGCAACATGATGGTAGGGTTGAATGTGAACCTTACTACAACAAATGGGCATTGTATGTTGCAATGAACAAGGCTGCTTCCGACCAGAACAGTGTTATCTTGAAATGGATTGGCGATGATAAGGACAAATACATTATCGCTTGCTATGACCTTGCTTTGACTGACTTGAAGGACAAAGACCGTCCCTACTGGATTAGAAAATATTTCCATGTAGAAAGTAAATTCTAAAAATTTATTCTAAACGGGTGCTAGGGTGGTTACTGTGAAGTAGTCACCCTATTTTATGGCGTTTTGTAAGATGCCTTATTTTTTGTATATTCAACCGTAACTAAAACAAAATGCCATGATAAGTTTAGGAATTATGACTGTCACACAGCTAAGTTTAAATTTTACTGAGGTTATTGAGGAATTTCCCATAGTAGTGCGCAGGAGAATATTTGATGAAATAAAAGTTATCGAAAAGCAGTTTGCAAAGGAGAAACTATGTGGAGAGATTCAAATGAAAACCGACCGTTTCATATCTCCCGAACAGGCTGTTATGTTTCTTACTAAAGCTGCCGGCTGTGAATATACTTATGAAGATGGTCTGTCCTTTAAGGATTTTGCTTCTTGTGAAGTGATATTCTACAATATAGAAAAAATTCCTTTGGGATGCTCGTTCAGTATTCAGAAAACCATTCCGATGAAGAATACCGAGGATGCCTATGTTTTAATCTGTAAACTTACTCCGTATGCTTAGAGAGGGAATGATTGTTACTGTACACCATGATTGCGGAGTGGTTACAGGTCCGTACCGTATTATAGAGGTACAGGGTGACAGTCATACGGAACCGTCTTTTTCTGATGCTGTCGAATTGGGTTCCGATGCTCCAAAGTCCAAGCCTCATTATCATTTGTTATGTAGAAAAGTCGGTGAGAGATACGGTTTCTACCGGCTCATAGGTTATGACGATACATTGCAAGATGTATGGGGTGGCAGTCATTTAGTTATTGAGAATGAATTATCTATTAATCTTATAATGCTATTGATACAATGAATGTAGAAGAAATTGCATCTTGGGTTCTTTATAACTCAGACCACTATGTTGTGGGTTGTGTAGGTGATGTTCCCAGACGTTCCGGAACTTTTGCAAACGGGCAGTATATTCCCCTTATAAAAGTCAATGATACGTACTATTACGTGAAGTATGTGGAGGGAAATGCAGTAGTGGACTATAATAATCCGTATGAATATGACGAGGGATGAAGTGGGTAAACAACTTGTCAGCCAGTTTACCCGTTTACACACATACGCAAAATTTCTATGTAAAGACCCGGATGTAGCCGAGGAATTATTTCAGGACACCTGTTTAAAGGTACTGGAAAACTATGATAAGTATGAGGACGGTACATTTTTCGGGGCTTGGTCTGCTACTGTAATGAGAAATATTTTCATTAATGATGTTAGATGGAACAGTCGGTATCATTTTGAAAACCTCACTCCTATATCTACCCGTATAGACAATAGTGGCGACCATCTTGTACAAGAGGAAATTCTCGAAACGGTAAGAAAACTTCCGCCTTTTCTGAATGAACCGATTACCATGTACATGAATGGGTTTTCCTACCAAGAAATATCCGACCAGTTATCTATTCCTATGGGTACGGTAAAGAGCCGGATATTCTCTGCACGAAAAATATTGGCTTCTGAACTAGGTGAATACGTATAATCTTTATATATTTGTGAAAATAAAAATTATTATGCTATGGGTGCAGGAGTTGATAACAGAGGGCGAGTAATGCAATGTATGAGCATTGACATCGCCACCAGTGTTTCAGATTCAGTAGTTCAGGCTACTGATTCTATATTAAGAGTATATGCCGAAACTGATGTGCGTCTTTGGAGTTTGGAAAAATCTGACTCCGAGGCTATGGGTGCAGGAGTTGCGATACCTGCCGGCATGGTTGAGTATTTTGGGGCATTACAAGGTGACTTTATTAAAGTAGAAGGTACTGCCGAGATTACTAACGTAAAAACTGTGTAATGGATATACGTAACAAAGAACCTATGTTCATAACACAGGATGGTAAGGAATATGTGGTACGACAGGGAACTGTCGGAGTTGAACGAAAGAGAATCATTTTCTTTTATGACACCACAAGAACCGTTGCCGTAGGATATGCACGGGATTTCTGTCTTGACAGCCCGGATTTATTCTCTGTTAGTAGGGTTATTACCGACAAGGAAGTTTCCTTGAGAGATGTGAAAAAAATCATGGAGAAACACTACAATGAGTTTTCCCCAGATAAATATGCAAACTTGTTGAACGACTTAGACGCTCTTTAATATGTTGGATAAAAATAAGACTGACTATGAACTTGGGATTAAAGTCCATAAGGAACTTATGAATAATGGTGTTGAAACCCCTTTGGAAATAAGTGCTTCCCTTGATACCGATTCCAAGAAAAAAGTAATTGAGGAATCCGTTCATAATATAATGACCTCATTGGGTTTGGATATGGATGATGATTCGCTTTCGGATACTCCGAAAAGAATTGCCCGTATGTATGTGGATGAAATATTTTGGGGGCTTGATTACCATAATTTCCCTAAGATAACCACTATACAGAATAAGATGCATTACAGTAGTATGCTTCTTGAACGACACATCAAGGTTCACTCGACTTGCGAGCATCATTTCATTCCTATGATGGGTGAGGCTTTTATTGCCTATATTCCTAACAATACTGTTATCGGGCTTTCCAAAATCAACCGTATTGTGGAATTTTTCTGTCGTAGACCGCAAGTTCAGGAAAGACTTTGCGAACAAATTTATTATGCTTTGAGTTATATACTTGATACGGACAATGTAGCCGTTCTCATAAAAGCGGAACACACTTGTGTGAAACTGAGAGGAATTGAGGATATAAATTCTGATACTGTTACCTGTCGTTTGGGGGGAGATTTCTTTGAAGGCGAACTGAAACAGGAATTTTACCAAATGATAGCGATTGGATAATTATTAGGTTTAGGTTAATGATTGAAGTAGAACTTCTGACGTTGTTACTCCCCAGCAATCCGGCTGGGGATTTTTGTTTTGAATACAGTGACGAGGGTACACTGGGAACACACTCTGTAATTATCAAAGGTGTGCAAGAGGGTTCCGACTGGTATTTGTCCGTCCGTAGTGAAATTCCGGGTAGACTGTTATGGGGAGTAAACAGGCACAAGTTTACAGGAAACTCCTATAATGCACTGGTTGAGGGCATAAACATAGTCATTCTTGATTTGGTTAAGGCTGGTTTGCCGGAATACCATGTAATGCTTCTTAAAGGTTGCAAGCGTTTTGTAAAATCAAAATAATTTTGTATATTCAAGTAAACCAATTAATACAAATATGGCACATTCAATAGCTGATTTTATACGCCCATTAGAAAGGGGTTTGAGAGGAAGCGCTATGTGGCTTCCTGCTGGTGAAACAGTGCTTCCTGCCGGAGTAGCCGTAAACGCATATAGAAATGACACATATTTCTTTTTTGAGGTTTCCAAACCTGTGCACGTAAGAAACTCTCCAAGTTCAACTCCTGTATATATTGAGCCGGGAACATTGTTTTGCCCGAAATTTGATGTTACACAGTATGGTTACAGAAAGTTCTTGCTTTCCGAATGTCGGCTGCTTACAGCAGATGAGTATAAACAATATAGACGTTTACCATTAGTATGAGTGAAGATAAAGAACACATAACAACTATAAATCCCACCGTTTTCGGAGTGGGTGCTTTTTATGATGTCACTAAAAGTTTCATAGTAAACCAAGGAACATACATAGTGGCTCAATTGGGTTCAAGCAAATATATGTTTGAACTGGCTGACCCTGTTGATGTAAGTAAATCCGGAGCAAAGATGATGTTCGTCTACTATGGGAGTGCAATAGCGATGCCGGATGAAACCGACCCTCTGGAGATTGTTGAAATTCCTAGTTTCCCTGTGGATAAGTGCAGGTTTCCGACTAAGGAAGAATTGGAAATATATAAAAGCGCCCCTACATTATGATTACTGAGTTACTCATAGGAATAATAGCCCTTTTGCTGCTGACAGATTTGCTTATTGTCATATTCTTATGTAAGTACGTGAAGTTGAAAAAGCAAAAGGAAAATGAATACTATACGGACTATCTACATAATAATTTAGTCCTAAGAGTTTTCAAGGCTGAATTTGAATTTCAGGCTGTATCTCCCCTAAGAGTAACCAAGATACTTGACAGGGGGAATCTCAATATGTATTATTTATGGATATTATTTGAAAGATGAATATAAACGAAATTGCCGAGCACGCTTACAAACGTGCGCTTGAACGTGGGAAAATTACCGAGGTGTCTGCTCCTATGAAACGGTATGCAGAGTGTACAAATAGTCTTAAAGATGAATTTTGTGAACTCCTTAAAGCTAATGAGGATGTTTCTTCCGAACATATTTCGGAGTATTCCGAAGTTCAGGAAGAACTGGTTGATATACTTATTGTATGCCTTACGGAGTTACACCGTAGAAATGACAATGTAGAAAGAATAATAATGCGTAAATTAGATTATAATGACAAAAGGATTGATTGAAAAACCATCGGACGCTTCTTCAAAGTTGGTGCAAAAGGCATTGGCTGACCAGCGTTCAGTAATTGAAACGTATCTGTTTGAGTATTGTGAGAAAAACAACATACCGGAATCCGAACTGAGAGGACGGTTGGGTATTGTAAGTTGTACCGAGGACCGTTATATCGGAGTTGTAAACTGCACCGAACCGGACAAAATACTTATAGGGGCGAAAATAGAAAAAACGCTTGAAGGATTCCATGTGTCCGTATTCGGTTCCGAGAACCTTGAAAAAGATTATCCCAAAACTCATTTTACTGTAAAATACTTTATCGTATGATGGAAACTGCTTTGACCACAAATTACGTAACTGACTGGACTGTTATGAAAGAAGATTCAGTACAGTATGACAAGGAAAACATTCCTTATGTGTATAAGGCTATACTGCACATACAGGCTGAAAAAGGAGTGAAGTATCAGCCCTCCGTTGGAGAAATAAACAGAGTAGCATCTTATATACGAGCGTCACAATGAAAGGTTATTGCACAATCAATTCGGACGCTTCTGTTAATCCTGCTACTGGAGAAGCCGGTTATGCGCTCTGGATTAATTGTGATTTAGTCACTGTAAAAATATGGGCGCCGTTCAAGAATCACACGTGGGATTCCAATATTGCCGAGATATAGTAAACAGGAAAAAACATACGTATAAAAATGAAGCAATTGAAAGATTGCGTATTGAAATGCAGAGTATTCTTGATAGGAATTTTCCCTCTTATTATGCTAAGAACATACGGGGGCACATGGATATAAAACATCCGAGGTATGCTGTTAACAGATGGTGCGATGAATATGCCCGTAAGGCTAGAATACTGAAAATCTGCGGGAAATCTGTCAATAATAAGGCTCCTTAGGTTTGTTTATTTGAATTAATATTGTATATTTGCTCCATATTTAAACAGTAAATATTATGGCTAATATTAATAGAGATACCGTAGAACGTATGAGGGCACTTCTTGCATCATGGACAGTGTTCTACCAACAGACCCATGTATTCCACTGGAATATTGTCGGACCAAGTTTTAATGAATTGCATAAATTGTTAGAGGAGTTGTATAATGAAGCCGTATCAAATTCTGATAGTGTTGCGGAACGAATCAGGCAGTTAGGCTATCCCATCCATCTTACGCTGCCCGAAGCCGCTTCACTTTCAGAAGTTGAAGGCTCACAAGATGCTACTGAACCACGTGCTATGATTGAGGCTACTTTGATAAGTCTTATACAACTTACAAACTTGCAGAACGAAATTTATTCGGACGCAAATGAACAGAACGATTATGTCACTGCGGATTTAATGACACAGCTAAGTAAGTGGAATGAATTGAAAAGCTGGTTCCTTACCGCATGGACTCAAGATAAAATATAGTCTTTTAGTCGGTGTTTATAATTAGCTTTATTTACATTTGCCTTTCCCAAAGCGTTGGGAAGATTAGTTTATTTAGTTTATACACAGAAAGGAGTTGCTTGTGAAAGTGGCTCCTTTCATTTTACTTTAAGGCTTCAAAAGAATGAACTCATTTTTAGTTACATATAAATTGGATAATTCTACGGAGTCGTATGACGATATTAGCTCCAGATTGAAAAATTATCCTAACTGGGCGAAGCTATTCGCGCGTACATGGATTATTAGAACTTCACATTCGTCTAAACGTGTTCGTGATGAGTTGGCTGATGCAATTGAAGGTAAAGGACAAATAGTTGTTATCAATATAACGGATTCAGCTTGGGCGACATATCGAATTAACGATACTATGCTTGATTGGATGAAAAAGAATGTTTAAAGTCAATTTTGATTTTTACATTTTTCTAACACTTCTATGCAAGTGTAATAAATTATAACAATAACTATCATGGAATTAAATGTACTTCAATTTTTGTGTGACGGATGTTTTTACTGTGTATGCAGGGATATCTGTCTAATATCAGAGAGTAAAAACAGCTTCAATGATGCGTTGGAACGCATAAAAGAAATGCTTAGTATTTATCTGTCGGATAAAAATTACTTCCGCCTTCAAAAAATGGGATGGAAAGTTAAGGGTAATTCGGTTATTCCTATTAATTTTGCAGAGGATGAACTTGTAAAATATGCGAGGGATTTCTTAGAAACTGAAATAACCAATTATCAAATTATTAGAATACAACTTTCGCAATCCAGAAAAATGAATAAAAACCTTACTCAACCATAAATTTGTATTTAAAAGACTTGAATTGATTAGCCCGTTTTGTGCGTGAAAATAAAAATTTCCGCATAAACGGGTTTTTATTTTGGTTGTCAGGTAATTAAGTAACGGTAATAAGGAGTAATTATAGTAGGGTAGATTATCTAACCAAGCAAATAAGGGGGTAAAACTGCGGTTTTATATGTAACTACATGGGAGAAAATGCGCGGAATCTCCGGAAACCCATTCGCGGGTTAATGTTTTACTATTAATATATCTATATAATACTAATAATAACAATAGATATACTACTTATAAGTACCTTAGACATTATTCAACCACAGCTATACCTAAGCGGGAAAGGTAAAAGACAGCTTTTTGCTGTGTAATTAGCGGCAGCAGGGTAGAAAATCGCTGTAATTTGGCTAATTGGCGTGTTATTTTACGTATATAGATAATAAGATTATCCATGTTATACCGGAATTTTCTAGGAAACTACTTATTTTATACAGGAAGATTGTCCATATAGGCGTTTTTATTACTCCAGCATAGGGAAAAACGAGGCTTACTTTGATATAGGTAACTAGATTAATTTAATTACGGGCGTTTTTAATTGGCTATTTTAGATTCTAATTTAATTAGCCAGTTAGATTAGGTAATTAACCAGTCAAATAATTCCGCAGATAATTTTTAATTGGCTACTATATATTATATAGAATAACTTTTCCGGCGGTTATTTTTCAGAAAAGAACAGTTACTTTTATCACGGATAGAACATAGACAGGGTTGTTACTTTGAAAGCAATGTGTGTGGCAGATATTTGGATGGAAATAACCAGAGGGATGTGTGGCATTTCACCTATGGTAGCTCGAATAGACAGCCCCCACCCTTAAATGAAATCGGGTACGGGAAACGGACCGGGTGGTTGACGTAGGTTAGACAGTAGATTTTGGAACCTGTATTTTTTACTTTGATAAAAATAAAAGTAACTGTGTGGCGTGTGGATGATGTATGGATTGTGTGTGGAACGGTGTGAGTGGTGTGGCTTGTGTGAAAATTGCGGGTTTTGTGTGGCATTTGCATATTTGAAAATAAATACTTCGTGTGCGAACGGGTGAGTGTGCGGAGTTTTGACGGGTGTGAAATATTTCGTATATTTACTTTGATGAAAAGAACTAAATAATGATGGTACAATAAAGGTGCAGGGAACTTCGTGGCAATTAATATTAATAGCTATATAACTATAAGGAATATATAATATGATACTTAATATTATTGTCCGGACATTCCTGTCACTGGAAAACGGAATGAATTTAAATTAGAAACATACTGCTTATGAAAAAGTTTACTTTTAGCTATTACAACCCTTATGAATATCCGGATGATATTACGGCATTCGGAACGTGTAATGAAGTCCTTGCACCGTCAATAGCAGAGGCGTTTGCCCTTGTCATTGACAATGTTCCCATTGAATGTCTGGAAACATTAGAGATAAACGGCATATCTTTCAAAGGCTATGTAGCTTCAACTCCTTTGAGGGATCGGTTAAAGGACCGATTGTTTACCATGTTCGTTAGGGGAGAGCTGCATCTGCTTTCAGACGAATCATTTAAAATCATAAGAAACCTATGAATTTCAGATATACGATTTACAACCGTGTTAGCGGATTGTATATGAAAAACGAGTGCAAGGCTGCAAACGAAAAGATGTTTGTCATAACATTACTGGAAACGATGGGTCCGGAAGCATGGCAAAATACCAAAGTCATGTATAAGGATAGTACGGGCGAGATGGTTCCGCTTATGAGATGGGTAATGAAATACGATTGTTTTAATCTTGCAAGAATCAAGCTGTTTGAAACTTTCGTTACCGGGCATATCCGGATATTGTCACGTGAGGATTATAATTTGCTTGTCAACCTGTAAAACAGTGCTTACCAATGTAACCGCATGTACTTAACAAATATTAATATAGTTACCTTGAAAAAAGTATCTTACTATTTTGTTATTCCGAAAAAAATAACTACTTTTGTATGTCGAAATAATAAACGTAGTATTCACCACTAAAAGACAAGAAAGATGAAAAAGAAGTTTAATGCAAGATTAGGACGTATGGTAACTTATAACTTTTACCCAGTAAAAAAATTCGTTATCGAGAAAATCAATCCCAATGGAACACTTGATTTGGCAATAGGTACTTGGAAAATATTGCACGTTAAAGTTGAAGATGTTTGTCGCTAAGAACTATTTTAACTGAACCAATTGATTACGATTATGAGAACAAAAGCATTGACAGTAGACGATTTGATATTCGAGATTCATAAGGCAAGCCCCACAAATTCCGTCCGCAAATTAAGGACACTGAATGAGGAAACCCTCCTTAAGATATACCAATGGTCTTGCAAGCCCGACCACTCGGTAAAGCTAATCCGTGACGAGAGAATGTACGACAATAAGGGCAATGTGGTTCCGGAAGAAACCGTGGACGATGAACCGGATGTTCTCGAACCCTACGATATGGAGTATCTGAAAGACAAGTCCGAAAGCGGTTTCAAGCTGTCACGCACCGAGGAACATTTCATGGCGTGCGTCAGAAAGCTGGAAGATGAGTTGAAACGTCAGAAGGTGAAGTTCGAGTGGTATGGAAGATGGCAGTGCTTCCGCATATACAGGTACGTTTCCGATTCGGAATTTCCCACTTACCGTTACGTAGGGTATGATGTTGACAACAAGGATTTCTTCTATGGTACGGAAGACGAGGACATCGAATACGGACGTGACGTTAAGGTTGTGGTGGAAGCCGCATACAAATGGCAGACATCGGAAATGGTGTTGAAACAGAAAAGAGTAAAAACCAATAAAAAGACAAGAAAATGAGAAAGGATATTCATTGCACGATAGGTGGTGTGGAGCTGCTACGTGAAGAGGTGGAGATGATGTATTCCCAGAAACTGTACATCGTGGCGTACACAGGCGTGTATCAGATATTGTTCAGTCAGGCGCAGGACCGTTACCACGGTCAGAAGGTTTACAGTGAAAAAGGTTTGTCACGCAGGGGCAGGTTCTACACAATGACAGCCCCACAGGTGAACGAACTCATAGGAAAGGACTTGTTGGACGAAAACGTTTATTGACTATGGATGCTTCATTGTATGCAGTATTGTTCGGAGCGGTGGGCGAAGCCCCCACTCCATATCCGCTTTACCAGATTCAGAAGGTGGCTGATGAGTTCGAGGGTATATTCGGTATCAAGTTTTCCAAGGTTCACGACAAACTTATGAGCGTTGTGTTCAGACTGGTGATAATAGACATATTCGCCTTTGACGACTGGCTGCATGAAAAGTACGGTAACTACGAGGAAGAGGGAAAGTCCATGCGTGACATTGTTACGGAACACTATGGTGAGAAAGGAATGAAAATGATTTTAAACTTAATCGGATAATTATTATGAATACAATTTGTGACTTTATAAGCGGAAGATTCGGGAACAAGGTTCTTATTTCCCCTATCAGAAAATGGTGGATGAGATTTTGGTATGCAGTATTGTTCGTTACAGGTGCTATGCTACTGGGAATGTTCCTGCAATTTATGACTGCATTGAGCGACTTTATAAACTATGTGGTATGGGGATAGGTACATATACGTTTGAAGTGGACGGTGAAATGATAACGTTTTTCCGCTCCCCGAAAGGAAGCTATTCGGGAAAGTTCAACAGGATGGTGAAACTGGCTAAACTGTTTACCGGACTTGATTCCATGATGGGGCGTATAGCAAAAAGGGGAGAACTTGTAACATTGAACGCCCGGCTGGCGTGTGCGTGCCGGCTGATGCTCCATACGGGCATCCGCATAGGGAACGAATCTTCGGCGGAAGGATATATGACAACCGTAAGCCCCTATGACAAGACACGTGAACCGGAGTTCGTTCAGACCTATGGTCTTACCACCTTGCTTCCGGAACACGTTACACTAAGAGGTGGTAAGGTCTATCTGAACTTCTTGGGGAAACGTTCCGTAAAGAACAGCTTTGTTGTAACCGGCGACCTTGCGACCCATGTGGAGAAAATCAAACTTACCGCACAGCCTCCGGAAACGCTGTTCGAGATAACCGCCTATGAGTTTACCAAGTTTGTCAAGCGTCATATAGGAGCAAATTTCACTCCTAAGGATTTGCGTACCATGAGAGCCAACATCGAAGCGTGGAAATCATTCAGCCGGCATAAGGATGAACTGATGGAGGTTAAAACCAAATCGGCTTTCAATGCTTTAGTGAAACAGGTGTGTACCGATGTTTCCGAGAAACTTAACAATACGGCATCGGTATGCAAGACCAGCTATATCGACCCGTACCTTTGGGATTATATGTATGATGTTGCATTTCCGGAAAAACAATAAATGACATGGAAAGATATTTTTTGCGTTCCGACAAGGACAATTTTTGGTTTGTGCTTATATCCGATAAAGTGGAAAGCTATATGTATAAGTTTACAGTAACCGAAAACGAGCCTCCCAAAATGTACCGTTACGTTGGTAACGAGCCGATTGATTTAAGTACGTTTCGTGAACTAACCGATATAAACCAATTTTCCGAATTCATTATTACTATATACCAGTTTGTGCACCTGTTTAACGATGCACTATCAATTAACAAATATTAATATAGTTACCTTGAAAAAAGTATCTTACTATTTTGTTATTCCGAAAAAAATAACTACTTTTGTATGTCGAAATAAAACGAACGGTCTATGAAGAAAGTTAGAATTAGCATCAGCATGGTTGACAGGAATACCATGTGTAAGGAAAGTGAAATGAACACCAGCGCAAAGAACGAAACCGCTTTCATAAACAGGTGGAGCAAAAAACTCGGTGTATCTAAAGCCGCTTTTGAACAAGCCTATTATGTTGACGGGTTTGAAACTGACGGAATAACATCTGAGGAACGTAAGATGCTCAATGATTTATTGAAGCGAAAAAATTGTGGAGCCGTTACCTTTTGCGATACACGGCATATCAACTGGCAGTCATTCATTAAACTTTATAGTAGGGAACTTTGATTCCCTGCTTACAATTTACCAAATGGGAATACAAGAAACCGTAGATTTGATTTTCATAGGATTCTGCAAGCCCCAGTTTTATAAACGTTCCGTATGGAACAAGGCTGTAAGGATATTGGAGTTCCTATGTGACAACACCGATGGAGCCGTTTTCAGACATGATTTCGGCAATGGCAAACAGAAGTACGACAGTATCGTACCAAGAACAATGGAACAGGTTACAAAGTGGGCGTACCTGTATAAGAATAACGCTCCGGCAACAATTAAAAAAGTATCAAACATTTAATCTCACAAAATTATGGAAACAAAAAAATTCATCAGCACAGTAAAAGGATTCAGAACAAGATTCGGTAAAACTCCCAATGTGGAACTTGAAAGAAAACAGGTTGAAGGCATCGTTGAAAAAATGGGTGGAAAGATTGAAGTGTTCCAGCTTCTCAAGGCAGAGAATCCCGAACTTCTTGATTACGTCAAAGGTGTTCTTGGTATTGTCAAGGTGAAACCGGCGGAAGAACCTAAACCGTCTGCTCCTGTATCGGAAGCAAAACCCAAGAAAACCAAAAAGTCGGAATCCATTGAGGTGGCTCCATCCGTTAACGGTAAACTGTATGAGATTGACACGATAAAGAAAACCTGCCATAAGGTCATAGGTGATTTCTCCCAATTGGCTGATATTGTCGATACGGACGAAATGAGCCTTACCACTTACCAGCGTTATCTGAAAGACCGTTATTTCGGTGAGGACGTGACAATCAAGAAAGGGAAACTCCATTTCCGTGGATACCGTATTTCATGTACCAAGGAAAACGGGTTTATGATTGAGGACACAACCAAAAAATATAAGGTTGTAGACACACCGTTCGAGGGCATCCCTACTCCGGCTGAATTGGGAGATTTTTTTGAAACTTCAAGAGTTGAACATACATTGGAAGAACTGGCTGCTGCCGTTGAACGTGGCAAGGAAGCCAAGAAATCCAAGAAGAAAGCTGAAAAGGAAACCGTAGTTGAAGAGGAAGAAGAACCGGACTTTGACCTTTTACGTAAGAAAGTTCTGAGCAAAATCACATGGATACGTAACGGTAAGCTGGCTGACTTTGACCCTATGCTGTTCGCGGATATGATTCCCTTTAGACGCTGGCAGAAAAACGTGAAGGCTCTTTTGACTGACCTTTCAAATCGCAAGATAAGATACAAGTCATTCCTTAACAAACTGGAGGAACTTACACGTGAGGAAACGTTTGAAACTCCCAGCAAGGAACCTACATATAAATTCGTGGGCACTCTGCTTCCGGAGTTCCATAATGTTGAGCGAATTGACGGTGACAAGATAATCGTTGACGGTAAAGCCATTCCGGCTGTTCCTTTCTTGGTTGACTACCTGTTACACTATTGTCCGGAAGCAATGTACCAGCTTATGCGGTTTGTCAAAGGTGATATAACCGCTACCCAGTTGTTGAAGAATCCCATTGACGTGGATAAGAAAATCGAGTTCAACAAGAAACTCATTGCGAATACCGTGGAGAACGTGAATATCATAAACTGTCTGTTCTCGGCTGTGGATTTGTATGCTCCCCAAGATATTCTTTGGGAAGGTGTTGAAGTGGGTGACAAGATTCTTATCCTGCTTGACAAATGGTCTAAGAAAGAGATTACCGCTATTGATGAGGAAGGTATATTCTTCGGACGTGAGGTATTATTGAAAAGTGATAAATGGATAAAACTCGAAGATTAAACAATGAGGGGATTCCCACAGTAAGCCTGTTGAGTAATCCCCTGTTCAAAGAGTTCCTAGTGGATATGGCGGTTCTGCCCAAGTTTGATTTCATGCAGAGATATGGCATAGGAACCAACGCATACTGGGAACTCTTCTTTCAATTTGATTTGGACGAACTTGAGGAAGTAGTCAGAAAGTCTTTAAGTTCTTTGTTCACGGAATCGGGATGTATAAGATTGGACTTGTTTCGCTCCGTGTATATGTTGTATTCTGACAGATTAATAACAATCAATTTAATAAAGCTAGGTTATGAAAAAGATTTTTGCTGTTGCTGCCCTGCTAATATTAACGGGCAGTATGTTTGCCCAAACTAAATGGGCTGCCGAGGACATGGGAAAACTCATTCAGGCTCCTATGGATTCTGTCCGTATGTGCCTTAAAGGTGCTTACCATGAGGTGAACCAATTTAAGGATGATGTGTACTACATCTATTCACGTAGGGATAAGAAAAATGTTCCTGTGATTTTCAGATGCGGAGAAGGACGTGATTCCGTTACCCGTGTATGGTCTGTGGAATTTCCATCCCCTGTAAAGAGCAAAGGCTATAAGACCGCTAGTCTACGTGAGGCATTTTGGTTTGAATATTGGAAACAAGAATTAAAGAAGTAATACTATGGCACTGAATAATTACGTTACGGGAAACCGTCCTGTCAAGGGTAAGGAACTTACAGTTGAAGAAGCAAAGAAACTGTTCGTCAATTTCAAGGTAAGTCAATTAAAGAAAAAGTAATGATAGCGCTTACTGTTATATTAGTAATCTTGGCTGCTACCCGTAAGAAACCTTTTTGGAGGTTCATCTTTTGGATGCTTGCCGTTTTATCAATTATATTATGATTGAACTGAGAAGTTATAATGTAGAACGTATATGGCATGAAACTGCCATCTGTACCATAGGTAATGAGGTTGGTGTACATAAAGAGATACTGGAGAAAAATGCTCCTGCCATACGGGAGATGGTTTCCCAGATAGAAACCGACAAGGACGGGAACGTTCCGTTCATGTTTTGCAATCACCGAAAGGATGGTGAGTTGTGGACACCTTATTTGCAAATAGTTGAGATGCTAATCCGTCTTGGAAGAAAGATTGGTTGTGTGTCATGGGAAGGTAACTTATATTCAGAAACAATAATTCATATAGATTATGCCAAAGAAAAAAGTAACTGAGGAACTCGAAGAAGTTCAACTGGAAGATGTGAAACTTGCGTTGCGCAATAAGATTAACAAGGAGTATGGAAGTGTACCTGCATTTCTGGAAACCGATTTCGGGAAAAGTCTTGGTGGTATGAAAATTCGTCCATACCTGTATGGTACAGGTTCGGTAAGCTACACTATAATCGCTAAACTTTGTACTCATTTTGGTATCGGTTCTTTGACCCGCAAAGTAAAAGTAATACGTAAAACGTACTATTATATTAGTAAACCCTAAAAACGGTCTGTAATCGCTTAAAAACACTGTATTTATTTCCCCCTAAATTTCGTAATACTCACTACTTTAATATAGTGAGTATTATTTTTATTCCTATATTTGTAGGCGTAGAAGTTGCAACAAAAATTTTGTAATGTATGAAAAAAGAAAAAACAATTAGAACTTATCAGCGTAAAACTAAGTCGGGTAAGATTACTACTGTAAAATCTCACACGGCTAAGTATGACGCTGCTGCGGAAGTAGCCAAAAAGGCTGCACGCAAGAAAGGGGCTGGTGGTGAATTACAGGCTAAGATTACCAAGATGCCAGACCCTAAACTTGAACTCGAGCAATATCTGGACGAACTGAAAAAGAGCCGTTCCGGAGCTTCTTCGGATACTGCCAAGACTACGAAACCTGCTCCGAAAAAGAAATTGAAGAAACCTGTCGGTGGAGGAATAACCGGACTTGAACCTAGAGAAACCAAGAAAGCTCCTGCCAAGAAACAAAAGAAGACCGCTCCAAAATCTTCCGGGTTATCATCTACTGAATTTAAGGCATGGTATCACGACCCCAAATCCAAAGAAGGGAAAGCTGCTGCCAAAAAGTTGAAGGAACAGGTAGGCGCTGAAAAGTATAAGGAGCTTAACAAGAAAGCCAATGACAGCTACTCTTCCCGTGGGCATATCTCTCTGTTTAAAAGTATCGGTTCTGACAGTACCTCTAAGACCGTTTCAAAGAAAACTTTGAAAAAGCCGGTAGGAGGTGGTATAACAGGATTGGAACCTAAGAAGAAATCTACATCAAGTAAAGACACTGGGCGTAAAAAGGATATTGTTGTAAGTAAGGCTACTGCAAAAGAAAAAAAGTCTTCTTGGACAAAGACTTCTGATACACCTTTGCGTAAGAAAGGTGATATGGCTGTTGGTTCAATGAACGTAGGTAAACGCTCTATTGATTTAGAGGTTAGACCAACGGATAAGGGCTATGAAGTTTCTATGTATGATAGAAAGGGCAATATTGGTCATTTGGCGAATATCCATATTAAGACACTTTCTGATTTATCTAAACATGTAAAGAGTGAGGTAGACCCTAAAAGAAAACTAACATCTAAATTGATGGATAGCGGAGAAATAGAGTATGGCACTGTGCGTGTAAAATCTAAGAAATTGAAATCTCAGGAGGTTTAATAGGGTTTAGCATTAGGTGTTATTAAACAATTCTGTTATCTTTGCAGGTGAGCATCAGTAAAATGGTGTTCACCTATTTTTGTACCCAATCGGAATGAAATGCAGATTGTATCTTCTAATATAATGACAGCAGACTATGATAGGAAGTCGCGGACACTTACAATGGTATTTGTAAACCGTCCGAGATGGGAATACCAATATTATAATGTTCCTCTTCCTATATGGACCAGATTTGTAAAGTCTGAAAGCAAGGGAGAATATTTTTCCGCAGTAATAAGAGATGTATATCGTTACAGAAGAATTATAAAGTAGAATTAAAAATCGAATCATTATGGCAACAGTAACTAGAGTATTTGAGTTTGACAGTGCACATCGGGTTATGAACGAGAAGGTGAAATGTTTCAATCTTCACGGACACCGTTTTAAAGTGGAAGCCACTTTTTCCTATATGGACGTAAAGGAAATAGGCTATGCCATAGATTTCAAGGAATTGAAGCGTGTATGCGGTGATTTCATTGACGAGTTTTTAGACCATGCCTGTATTCTTAATCCTATGGATACGGAACTTCTTAAATTGTGCCGTTCCAATAATTGGAAAGTGTATGAAATGGGGCTTGGTATCAAAACGGACATAAACCCGTCTGCCGAAAACATAGCCGGAGAACTGTTTACCGTATTCCGGAAGTTCTTCACTCCCTCGGAACATGGTATTCAGATTGAAAAGATACGCCTTTATGAAACTCCCAATTGTTGGGTGGAGAGTGACAGCTTCATACCCTATTCTAAAGAGTGTAACGTTTTTCTCCAAACATGGCGGAATATGAAAGGTAATATGTCTTATGATATAAGAGAGGAATAATATGCCTGTACGCAGTAAGAAGAAAAAAGAACTAAAGGAACAGGGATACGTGTTCGAGGCTACTGGTAAGAGCGTTTCCGAAATACATACCGAGGAACTGGTAGGTAAAACCGTGGAGTTTGATGCCCACGATGTAACCGCCAAGATTATGGAGTTCGGCAAAGTTCTTACTGGTATTTCCCTGTACTCCTATCAGGAAGATATAGCATACGGAATCATATACTCCGTGATAACTTTTTCGGGTGACGTAAAGACAGTGCTTCTTTCCCGTCAGTCGGGTAAATCCGAGGTTATGGCTTTTGTCATTGATACGTTATGTGTTATTCTTCCGGCACTGGCTTCAATCATTCCCGACTTGGAACAGTTCAAAACCGGATTCCGTGTAGGGCTTTTCGCTCCCCAGTCTGACCAGGTTGTCACTACCTATTCACGTTCAATGACCCGACTGAGGTCTGCAAATGCGGATATGGTTCTTACAGACCCGGATATTGACGTATGGCTAGAAAGTGTGGCACGCCTTGAATTGTCAAACGGTTCTTTTCTTGCCGGACAGGTTGCCAGTAAGCAATCCAAGATTGAATCAAAGACGTATGATTTGGTTATTGTCGAAGAAGCGCAGGATGTTGACGACCTTATTGTCAGCAAGTCTATCGAACCTATGCTTTCCTCAACCGCGGGTACTCTTATAAAGGTAGGTACAACAGGTATGACCAAGAACCATTTCTACTATGAAATAAAGCATAACCGTGAACTGGACAGGAAGTGCCTTGACCCACGGGTACGGCATCATTATGAATATGACTATAAGAAGATTATCGCCAGCAGACGGGAACAGTATGAAAAGGACGGAAAGAGATTCCATTTGAATTACGAAGCTGATATTTATCGCAAGCGTGAACGTTGGGGTGAGGAATCACAAGCGTTCAAACTTGCCTACGCCCTTATTTGGGATATTGAAAGCGGTATGCTTCTTACGGATAAGGAATTTAATGGAATCATAAACCGCAAGTTGGGATTTCAGGTTCCCAATGTTACCGATTTTGTTGTGGCCGGTTTGGATATCGGTAAATCTCCTGCTGAAACAGTGCTTACCATAGGCAAGTCGTGGAAAGACTTGGATGAACCGTTTAAGAATCCATATAAGCAGGTATTATGCTGGGCGTGTCTTGGTGGTGCTGATTATGAGGAACAGCATCATATACTTCTTGATTATATAGCCGAATTTAATATCGCCAAAATATACGCGGATTATACTGGTGTGGGAAAACCCGTTGTTGACCGGCTTATGTATGCTTGTGGCGAATACGTGGATATAACTCCATATACTTTCACCGCACAGAGCAAATCAGACATGTGGTATAATTTCATCTCTGATATTAAGACACGCAGACTTATAGTTCCGGCTAATAAAGTGGTGAGAGGAACTTCCGAGTATTCCAAATTCGAGGAACAGATGAAAAACTGCCAGAAGTATTTCAACGGCTCCTTTATGGTATGCGAAAAAACGGAAGGGTATTTTGACGATATGGTGGACAGTGCGGCACTTATGTGTCTTGCTGCAAATGAGGAAGTGGAGGTTAAGGAAGAAATGGAAGTTTCCGATAACCCCCTGTATGGCGGAATAACTGAAACAATTAATGCAATAAAAAGACATTCATACTAATGGGAATAAATGTAGGAGGTATGGACCCTACTGGTGGTAGCTACAGCGGTTATCCGGGTTCAAAATATTGGAATGTGGACAGTCGTCCACTTAGTGAGGCAACTAACGTTTTACGTAGTTTTGTATTGCAGAACATAGTGCAGGACAATAAATGGGAACTTGACAGAATCACCAAATATTACCTGTACTGGAAGTTCTATGACGGGATGCATTATAAGGACTTCAATGACGGGATGCTTTCCTTTAATTATATAAAGGCGTTTATTGATAAGGTCAATATGTTCTTGCTGGGTAATGAGGCTTTTACTTTCCATGTGAAGAGTTTCTACTCCGACCAGATTGACCGTGAACTGGAAAAGATTGCCGAGGAACTTATGATGTATCATTGGGGCAAGTCAAACAAGTTACAGTTATCCTATGAGATGCTGCAAATGGGTGGTATCACAGGCGACTGTTGGCTTATGTGTGAATGGATGCCGGAAGTTCAGGACAGATATTGCAAGGTTTCCGTTCTTGACAGCCGACAATGTTTTGTGGAATTTGATAACGGCGATTATAATAAGGTGAAATCTTTCTTGGTACGCCAGCCCTTACAGTCCGGACCCGACCAGCCTTATAAACTATATGTTATTAAAATGAGTGTGGAAACTGTTGAAACTTGGTATCAAGTGGACGTTAACCTTGAGGAAAGTAACGTAGCCAAATACAAACATACCGAGGTTCCGAATAAATACGGGTTCATTCCAGTAGTACACATAAAGAACAAGCCCAATTCTTCCGGATACTATGGAAAGTCTGATGCCAATGATATTCTCAAGATAAACAAGATTTATAATGAGGTGATGCAACAATTGAAAGCCGTGATTGACTACCATGTTACTCCGACCACGGTAATTACAGGTGCTTCCGCCAAGTCATTGAAAAAAGGCTTAGGTCAGATATGGTCAGGACTTCCTGCCGAAGCCAACGTATTTAATTTAGGATTGGATGTTGATTTGTCCGCTGCCGTTAATTTTGCAAAAGACTTGAAAACCGCAATGCACGAATTGTCAGATGTTCCGGAAAATGCGCTTGGTAAGATTCAGGCTATAAGCAATACTTCTGCTGCGGCATTGCAGATTACCTACCATCCGCTTATACAACAGGCTAACATAAAGGCAATGACTTATGGTGAGGGTATTTCACAGATGAACAATATTATTTTCCGTATTCTTGAGGTAGAGGACCCGGATAACAAACGGTTTAAACGGATAAAGAAATTAAGTCCGGATTTCCTTTCCGAAGTGCAGGTTGAACCTGTGTTTGCTTTCGGTTTCCCCAAAGATAAGATGGATGAGCTGCAACGTGCACAGATGGAGTTACAGATGAAACTTGGTTCACGTAGGGAAATCATGGAACGTATGGGAAAACAAAACATACCGGATTTGCTTAATGAGATTGATGATGATACTGTGGCGGAGGCAGTTTTACAGGCACGCATAGCTGCACTAAGTTCCGCAGGTGGTGAAGAAGCCCCCAGTACGGGTAATGAGGAAAACGTTGATGAAACTCCGGATGAATTTGGTGAAGAACAAGGCAGTGAAGAGTTCTAGGAATTAATTTAAGTAGGTTTTATTTTGTCAATTTAGAAATAATTCCTACTTTTGAACGCTATCAGTAATAAAATAACAAATTGTTTCATTTTAAAAATCAAATGTTATGGCAGGATTGCAAACATTAGACCCTAAAAACCCCGAAGCATTACATGACATCGGGCAAAATAAGGGTATGCAGGTTGGCGAAAAATTCGTCAATCCGGGTACGCCTAGCGCACCGTTGGTTAGTAGAGAACAAATGACCCAAGCCACAGTAAAGGGCAACGGTAATAATGTTCTGAAAGACAACCTTATTAAGTAGTAGAAATCTAATTGTTACTTTTTAATCGTAGAAAAAATGAACGAAGAAGAAAGAAGAAACGTAAGCATCCCAGAAAGTGTTACAATTAATGGTATTACTTATGTAGTGAGAGATACCCCCGAATTGCAGAAGTTCATGCAGGCTGTATCTAAAGTTGAGAAAAACAAGTTGTACTCCCAGTTTGAGTCTTTAAAGAATCAACTGGAAGATTTACGCAAGGTACAAGTGGTTCCGGATTCACAAGGTAGTGGTGCTGGAGTCAATGTCAAGGAAATCGTAGAAGCGTTGCGTGGTACATTCGTTACACGTGAAGATTTGGAAACCTCCTTGAAAAATACTGTATCTGAGGTAATCAGCCCTGTTATTCAAAACTCCGAGGAACAGAGAAAGCAAGAATTGGAAGCATATCGGAACTCAATTATTCAGGCGCATATCAATGAGTGTATTCCAGAACTTGTAGAGGGTAATTCCAAGCAGGAATTGGATGCTTCCTTAGAGAAATCTATCCAGTTACGCAGCAAATATCCAAGTCCTAGTTCCGCAGCAGTATTGCACAGTGAGAAACCTGTTGTTGACCCACTTATTGCAGAACAGATGCGGAAAGAGAATGAAGCCCGTGCACAGGCTGCATCACCAACTCCAAGCCCTGTACCGGCTGCTGCTCCTGCACCGACAGTTCCACGCAGAGAAGCGCCAGAAGTTTCAGGTCCTACAAGCGTAAAGAATATGCCAATGTCTGAATTTGCTGCTCGCAGAGAACAGCTTGAGGCAGAACTTCGTGCCACTTATGGAGGTGTAGGTCCTACTCAGTTATAATAAACAGTTTAAATTAACAAGTAAAGATTATGTCAATTCTATTTGTATTAGTGCCAATGTTATTGGCAACATTAGGATTCCTGTTCTTTGGTGATACTACATCGGCTGGAGTAAATGAAGGCGGTTATGTGGCTATTCCACAGGCAGTCCGTGATTTCTATTCTCGTGAGGTTTTGTACAAGGCACAGCCTCGTTTGCGTTTCTTGCAATTCGCCAAAATCAAACGTGACTTACAGGCGGTAAGAGGAAAAGCCATTGTATTCGTTAAATATGATAATCTTGAAGGTGGTGGAGAACTTGAGGAAAATGATGTTCTGACACCGGAAGGAATGAGTACATCGGAAATTGTTGTTCCCGTTAAAGAGCAAGGTAATGCGGTACAGGTTACAGAATACCTATTGCGTACTTCTATGCTCGACGTACTGGGTGACGCTTCCAAGCTGTTGGCAAATAACATGGCTAAAGTATTGGATACTCAATTCCGTGATACCGTATTAAAGACTTCAAACGTGGTTTATGGAGGTACAGCCAAAGCATTATCAGAAATGACCACTACTAGTGCCTTTACTACAAAGACCGTAAAAGATGCCGTAGAAATTTTGGCTTCAAATGATTCTCCCAGAATCAATGGCGACTATTACGTTTGTATTGCATCTCCGCATCAGTTAAGACAATTGCGTGACGACCCAGATTGGATTAATGCCAATACCTATATGGGGCGTAGACAGTTGTATATCGGTGAGGTTGGTATGTATGAGGGTGTTATCTTTATTGAAACAACTCAGATGCCCCACTTGAACGCTGAGCAAATCAAGACCAAATACGGTAGTGGAGGTTCTATTCAAGAAGCCTATGAAGCCGTATTCTTTGGAGAAAACGCATACGCATGGGGTGTGGCTCTTGATGTTGAATTACGTGACGATGGCGTTGTCGATATGGGGCGTAAACATACTCTTGGCTGGTATGGTATTTGGGGAACCGGAATCATTGAAGAAAAGAATATTGTCAAAGCTCTCTCTGTATAACAGAGGGGCTTTGCCCATTTAGTAACAGTTAAATATTTTATCAATCATGGCAAAAAATAATCCAGAAGAAATCACATCAGCAATAGTAGACACTGAACAGGAAGTTACCGTAATCAAGAAATCTGCAAAGAGTGTTGCATTTTATGCCCTTGAAGATATTGATGCTTGGGTTGGCGGTACTCACTACCAGTTGAGAAAAGACAAGGAACATAAGGTTCCCGAAGATGTGGCTGCTATATTAACTAACAGTCGCAAAGGTTACAGACGCTAATAAATAATCATGGCCCAGTCTAAAGTTACTTTGAATGAAATAATGAAAGCGGTTAGGGAGCTTACCTTTGACCGCTTCATTATTCCTGCTTTCGCTATCAAACAGATAGGGAGCGGGAACTTTATTGAAATTGACCCTAGTTTTGAACCGGAAATTTCTGACCCGAACGTAGAACCAGTCAAGGGAAAGCTAACCTTGTATAAAGTAGCAGAGGGAGAAACAGAAGAATCATCGAAGGAAATTATCGTAGAAATCATTTTCCATGAATACCCTACTATGGAAGATGTAATGGACAAACTTATCGAAGAAGGAATAATCGTAGCATATACTCCGTATTTTAGAGGACAGGAACCGGCTAATTCACTAATCAAAGTAAATAAGGAACTTACAGAGGACTTTACCGCTTTCAGAAGATACTTCTTTTCTGATTCGGAGATTGTGGAAATGATAAGATGGTACTATGCTAAGGTACTTGACATCTGTGACAAGGAAATAAATGACGAACTTATAGGAAAACTGAAACGCCCTAGCGAGAAACACTTGGCTATATGGGTTTCCTATTATTTGGTTGATAAAAGACGTTTGTATGAAAACGCTGCAAACGCTATCGGGCAAACTTTTACTGATGGCTCTGATTATACAGGTTCCGACGGCAATTCATCTCCTACTTCCACCACAGTTCAGATAGGTTCTGTATTTACTGTTACGGAAGATACTTCCCAAGGGTATTTCTATGAGGACTTCAACCGTGTGGGTTCTGATAATACGTGGGGTGATAGGTATTCGTTTTGGTACAAACTCATGCTCTATTTGAGAGGATTGCTTGAGGAAACTTTCGGAGATTATTCTCTACGCAAGGACAATGTGATTCCGGGTTACATACAATTGCAGAGAGAGCTTGATTTCCGTGAATACTTTGATAGCTATCCCTTTACTTTATCTCCTTTATCAAGAGGAATATTATCTAAAACGCCCTAATTATGGAACATAACGTAAAATCTTATCAGCGTCGTTTAAAAAACGGAAAAACAATTACCGTCCGTGCATACACTAGAAAAGGTAAGGATGGTAAAAGTAAAAAGGACTCCGCAAGTAAAGGTGCTTCTGGAGATGAACTTATGAAACTTAAAGCCAAATTAAAGAAGTTTGGTGAACTAAACCTCTCGGATGAGGAAAGAATTAAATTGGGTATGCTCCCATATAAAGAAGAGCATGAGAAAAAAAGAAATGACTATTACAATACCAAGGCTACCAAAGATGAAATGACTAGATATGCCCGTAAGGTCACTGTGGGTGGTAAGAAATATATCTATAATTTCATGCACGATAAGGTATTTACAAGTGGAGGAAAGAGAATACGTCCGGAAGACCCCATTTTTAAGAAAGTAAAGGATAAGATGTAAAATTCAGTTTGTCGGTTTTGAAAAATGCTAGTAAGTAGGACTAAATTCTTTCAGTATCAGAATATATTTTATAAGAAGTTGCTTAAAACTCCTTATAAAATACAGCTTGAGGTGGTTACTATTCAGAAAGTAGAGCCTACCGAAGAATTTTCTATGGATGCCTTTGTAGGTGACAGTCCGAGAACTTCCAAGTTTTATGAGTTCCAGGCACTCTATGAAAAGGAGATTCCAAACCGCACCCGTGAGAAATATGGTCTGCCCAAAGAAGTGAACGGAATTGTTTACTTATCGCCTAAACAGCTTGTTCCTAAATTGGGTGACTACCATCTCAATTGGAATAAAACCAAGATTCACTTTGAAGGTCATGTTCAAGTCATTGATAAGATTATTTATTTGGAGGAACTTTACGGTAGCTGCATTGGTTTGCAGATATTCGTTAAGGACGACTTGAAAGGAGGATAAAATGGTACAGGTAAAAACTCATAAGAGAAAAGGACGGAACAAAGTTTCTGTCGTAAGGCGGCACTCCCGTAAGGATAAGGTGTCCGCTTTTCGTGGTGCAAAGGATTTCAGTACGAAACAACGTGATAAACTGGCTTCAAAAGGAGATGCGCTTCCGGATGGTTCCTATCCTATTGCAAGTAAAAGGGATTTGGCTAACGCTATTTCTTCTTATGGCAGGGCTAAAAGTCCGGAGTTGGTAAAACATCATATTATGAAACGTGCCAGAGCATTAGGTGCTACCGATATGCTTCCGGCTAAATGGAAAATGAAAGATGGCAGAAACAAATAAGGACTTGAATCATCCTTGGCCTAAAGTTCCACGCTATCCGGATATTCAGAAGATAGCCCGTGAGGAATCCACTCCGCCACCGGCTTATCGTGAACGTAACGAGATACAGGATGCCCTTAACCAAGTGGGTGGACCACGTGGAAAAACCAAGAGCTGGTATCGTGATATTTATGAATATTACCAAGATAATGAATACTGATTATGGCAAGACTTCCCAGATTACCGAAATCAATGTTTCGTCCTCCACCGGGTTTTAAGAAACCTAAAGTAGAGGACTTTCGTTCTGATATGCAACGTGTAGGTGAGGAAATTGCCGAACAGTTCAAGGAACAGGTCATTGAAAATATTGAAACCAACTATTACGGTTTTGAGCTTGCCCAATCTACCATTGAGAGAAAAGGAAGTGACGTTCCGTGGATTAACTCTCACGAACTGGTGGATTCAATCTATCGTGAAGGAACTGTTGTTTCTGTGGAGGACACTCCACGTGAGGACAGTAAGTTAACCAATTTGCAGCTTGCCATAGTGCAGGAATATGGTACTAAGGATAGACACATACCCCCAAGACCAATTTTCCGGAATACTTTTCGTGATTTTGAAAGTGACGCCAAAGACAAGATGCTATCTTTTTTTAAAACTGGTAAATTTGACAGTAAACATGGCAGCAGAAGTAATAATAAAGGAACATCGGAGGAAGAATAAGAAAGGTGAGTGGATTACCGTAAAAGGATATACCCGTCGTGTAGGAAAAAAGGGTGTCCGTTCTCCCAAGAAATCTTCCAGCAAGCCGGGTGATGAATTTGTACAGGTGCTTAATGACAAGTTGGGTAAAACCACCGGACCTATTGTTACCGACAAGTTCATCTCCAAGGAAGAACGTGCCAGGATACTTGATATGGAAGCGAAACGCGGGTATAAACGTTTTGCCGACTACGGGGAATCGGGCAGAAATAAGAATAAAAGACCCAAATCTGAGGGGTTGTCTGCTGCTGAAAGAAAACAAGTGCTGGAGAATGACAGGAGAGCAAAGAAAAATGACGCTTTCTCCCGTGCAGAAAATGCCATAGCCCGATTTGTAGTGAAACATGGTGGTAAATATAAAAAGAAACTATAATGGATTTACTTTTTGAAGGAATATTTAAAGTGTTCAATCTGGAGTACATATTTTCCGTTATCATAGGTACGTACTTTCTGATTAAGCTGGTGGATTACCTTAATGGTGCTGCCAAGGTTCCCACGTGGTTGAAAAGAGTAATTACTTTCGGAAACGGTGCTGTTATGTTTTTGATATTCAGAATGTACACTGATATACCAGTACAGACTTTGGCTGCAAGTTATTTTGCGGCTGTTTTTGTTTATGATACAGCGATTAAGTTTTTAATCAAGAAGTTCAACATAGGTTATAAAAAATAGTTATGCTTACATCTATCCGACAGACCCACAGCGAATTTTTCCGGCAATTCCATAATCTGAAAATTATGGTAGGCGACAAAAGTATCACCCTGTTGTCTAGGTATGCTAGAAAGTCCAGCTTTGACTACGTGGAGGAACAGGAGAATCAGATTTATCCGTGTATCGCCATAATGGACTATACGCCTGTGCCTAGCAGAGATTGGTTTGTGGATATGAAAACTTATTTTGGCGGAAAGGGTTTCTCTGAATTGACAGGATACCTGTACCGCAGACCAGTACGCATGGAATTTCGTTATGATGTCAGCATTGTATCAAAGAGTTATAACGAGTTTCTAGCCATGCAGGATTATTTCAACTCTACATTTGTTAGTCAGACAGGATTTCTGTTCAATAAAAAAGTGGTGGATGGTGATGAAGTGGGTGATGTGGTTCTCTATACCGTAAGACCTACTGATATTCCACGTACTGACGGAGTGTATGAGATGAACTATGAGTTTACATTGAAACCGTGGATTTATGCTGTCAAACCTAAAGAGGTGGAACTTGTACAAGCTATTATCCTGCGGAGTAAGATGTTTGAGGAGGAAATTATCATTAATCCGGGTGAGGGTTTCCCGTACACCCTGCCCTTAAATTTAGAATAACCATGCACTTAGATTTACGTAAAAAGACAGGTGACAAGTTCACAGCGGACGAATTTAACCAGATAATATCCGCCATTAATGCAAAAGTGGAACAGGAGGCTGGAAAGGCACTCTCTGATGAAAACTTTACTGCGGAGGAAAAGCAGTTTCTTGCTACCTTGGCAGCTAAGGATATTGTCAAGATGATTACTGATGAAATAACTCGTGCCACAGAAGCGGAAGGTACACTGTCAAGTTCCATAAGCAAACTTTCCAAGGACTTCACTGATTTTATTTCGGACACAGCCGATGCGGATAATGTCATTAACCGTTTCCACGAGATTGTTGCTTTTCTTAGTGGGATTGCCGAAACGGACACTCTTGAAGGTATGCTTTCCGAAATGTCCTCTTCTGTAAGCCAATCAATAACTACGGCAATCTCTGATTTTGAGGTTAAGATAAAACTGTTCATTTCCCAGAACTACCAACCTAAGGAATCAGGAAAAGGGTTGTCTACAAATGACTATACGACTACCGAAAAAGAAAAGCTTGCAGGACTTCCCACAGGAACCCAAATTACCCAGAATCTTGCTTCTAAAGTAGACAAAGTTGAGGGAAAACAGCTTTCCACGGAAGATTTCACCACTGCACTCAAGAATAAACTGGAAGGTCTGTCTAACTATAATGACACTGAGGTAAAGAAAAGTCTGGCATCCTTGCAGTCAACCATCAATACACTGGTTAACGAGAATCCTAATGAGGTTATTGATTCATTCAATGAAGTTAAGAAATTTCTGGAGGGTGTCACTGATACGGAAAATCTTGCTGCCATGCTTGCTGCACTGGAATCCAAAATCACCGCAAAGATACCTACAAAACTTTCCCAGCTTAATAATGACGGAAATTTCGTATCGGATAAAAACTATGTGCATACGGACAATAACTTCACAACCGCAGAGAAAGAAAAACTTGCAGGATTGGCAAACTATGATGATACTACAATTACTAAAAGTATCAATGACGAGATTACCCGTTCAAAAGCTGCCGAATCAGCATTGTCCGGCAAACTTGACGAACTTTCCAAAGTAGCCCTTGCCGATGTAGGTTATTTCGCTATTGAATATGGGGATGAAGAGGATTCGTCACAGGCTGACCCTGCTGTCACAATCATAAACCAGCCATATTATGATTACTTTATGGCTAAATGGGAAGCTGCCAATAAACCTTGTGAGAAAAAATTGGACGGTACTGATTTTGCCTATTTACAAGATGATGTAACGTTACGTGCGGACGGTTATGCAAGTCATTTGGAGGATGCCAATTATTTTCAAGGCGCGGAAATGATTAATTTTAATATCTCTTATTTCTATGATGCTATCAATAAGAAATCAAGAGTATTCTTCAATCTGGATAAGGAAGCGCCGTGCGGTTATCACAGATTTATTCCATACGAAAGTATTCTCATGCCCAGATATAACCAATATGTAGAGGGTGGTAAAATAAAGACTTGCAGCAATTATCAGGTTATAAATAACCAGTCTGTTCAGGATTTCTGCAATGTTCTTTCAGCTACTTCTGCGGATATGCTAGGATATACTTGGTGGCAGAACGTTTGTCTTGCATGGTTGGCGGTTGCTAAGTACCAGACAAGAGATATACAAGCCAATCTTCCGGGTATGACTACTGGTCAGGATACCTACGGACGGTTTAAGAATGGTCTTTTGGATTCCAAACATCAGGCTACCGGGCAATGGACTGTTACAGCCACAAGATACAGTAATACTGTTGTTGGTGAAGTGGCTTCGGAAGATTTCGAGTTTAAACCTTATAAGCTATGGTGGTGTGAGAACCTTTTGCATGGTGATGCTTGGATACGTTGTTTCGGTGGTATAACCAAGCTGGTTGACGGAAAACGGTATCTCTATTTTACCCGTGACCCAGAAGTTGCTTCTGTAAAAGCTACTGTGGATGCAAATGACGCTACCAAGTTTGAAGATAAGGTTGAAGTAGCTCGTAATCTTACGGAAGGTAGCTATATCAAGAAAATAAACGGAATGTACCCTGTTCCCTTAGTCAACAATGGAAGCAGCACTACCTGTTTCTGTGATGGACAATGGGGGTGCAACACTCAAGGCAACAACAATATCCCGTTTGTGGGTGCTCATGCGGGCCACGCCGCTTTTTGCGGCTTGTTCGCTCTGCACTTGGGCGTTGCGGTTTCTTATCGGCACGTGGACAATCGGGTTCGGGCTACGTTGAAAAAATAGGTTCTCCTTGAGAACAAATTAATAGGGTTTGGAGTAATAACAATATAAATACGCAAGATATGAGCGAACACGGGGTGAATGGCCTTCCCGATTGTGGGTGCTAATGCGAACAACGCCGCTATTTGCGGCTTGTTCGCTCTGAACTTGAACAATGCGGTTTCTAATCGGAACGTGAACAATCGGGTTCGGACACATAGAATATGAAAGTTAAGATAAACATTTGTTTTAGAATAAAAATTAGAATGGCTGTTCATCTTGGCAAGTGCCAAATGAAACTTTTCGCTGCCTTTAACCGCCTAGTAGGCATCAACTTTAGTAGTTGGAGTAAGTCCGAAAAGCCCTTGGGGTGGTAACTACGTAGAACTTATGAAAAAAGTTGGTCTGTTGAAAAAGAAGTTCCTGTCTATGGAAAGACTGATTGCTATTGTTGAGGATATGCACTCTAAATCTTCCCATTGGAACAAACATCTCCGTAAGGAATGGAAAGACTTTGACGCTGATATATCAAAGAATCTCCAAGACTTGTACAATGACTTGAAATACGGTACGTACAAGCATGGTGACTATTATGTGTTTAAGAAACTGGACAGCGGTAAAATCAGGGTTATTCATTCCGCTACTCCTAGAGATAGGATAGTTGACCAACTCCTAGCCGATATATTAGAATTTGTATTCATGCCCAAGTTACAACGAGGGCATGTTTACGGTTCTATAAAAGGACTGGGGCAACATAAATGTAGACTGCGTGCTATAAATAAAATCCGCAGACAGAAAGATGATGTGTTTGTAGGCTCTGCCGATATAAGACAATATTATCCTACCTGTAATCCGGATACAATAATCAGAATCCTGTGCAAGTACATAAAAGACAAATGGGTTATCTCCTTATCCAAGGAGTTCCTGTCATTGGGTTATGTTGTACTGGGAAATATCTCGTCTAATATTTTGGGTCATATTAATTTGCTGGATATTGATTACTCTATTGTAAGGAATTTCAAGTGCGACTATTTGAGGTTCTGTGATGATACAATATTTATTAGTAACAATAAACAGGCTGTTAGGAGTGCTGTTACCTACTATATGCAGAAAGTTACAGAAGGTGGACAGACTGTAAAACCTAACTGGAGTATTCACAAAGTTTCTGATAAGAATATGGTGGACTTCTTAGGTGTCCGAATAGGTACTACGCATAGAAAACTTCGGAAACGGAACAGGAAAGAAATCGAAAGCAGGCTTTCTGAGTTGAAGCGCTCTTCCGATTTCTTTGAATGTAAACGTTCTTGGGCAGGAATGAACGGTAGTTTCAAGAACATCAATATGTCTAACTTAATAAATTATTGGAAAGATGCCTATCCAGACTTTTTTGACAGATTACAGTGGGCAAAAACAGCCCATGCTAGTGCTGCTGCGTACAAACGGAAGCACAGGAAAATGGAGATTGAACTTCAATCAGCAAAAGATTGCAGAACCTACAAAATCCCTTTCTTCGGAAATGTCGGATTCAATCCCGACGGAACAATGGCAGTGCTGTTTCGTACCATCGGACAACACAAGAGGTGTTGAGGCTTCCATTGGTGAAGCTCCTAACTGGTACTCTTTTGTTCCGTATCTGAGGTTGGGAGGACTTAGTGATGAAGAGATAGAAAATATCAAAAATGAATATAACGAGTTTGTTTTAAACAATCCGGATATTTTTATCTTTTAGGAATTTGTTGTATAGAAATAATGTAGTATATTTGGAAATAAAAAGTAACTATTATGGGAAAAAAGGATACTAACGAGGTTCAGTCGGTACAGGAGAAAAAGAACAAAACGGTTCATAACCGCGGAAATTTCCGTATTGAACTATCACATAATGGAAAAATCTATGTGTTTCTTCCGGGTAAAACCACGATTGTGCCCAAAGATATGGTAATTCCCACGGACTTTAATAATCTCCATATAGAACAATGAATAAGATTATCGACAGTTTGGAAGTAATGTGTGAGAAAGATAATCCGCAGGATAGAAAACTTCTCTTACTCGCCCATTTGGTACAGGATTCCGTAAAGGGTCTTGCCGAGCGTCAGCAGGAGTTACAGGGAAGTCTTTCTGAAACAAACAGGAAACTTGACAGTGTGCTTGAGGCTATAACCAAGTATAAAAAAGATATGGACAATTGTCCTGTGTATGGTAACAGGGAACTATTTGATAGGGTTAAATTCCTTATCAAGAATCCAAGATTATCACTGTTTCTTTTCTTAGGCATTATTTCCTTACTGTCGGGATTATTCGGTTCAAGTGTTATCAGCATATTAAAACTAGTGTTTGGAGTATGATAATGAAAAAGAACATTACGATTATTTTAGACCCTGCTCATGGTGAGGATGTTCCGGGTAAGCGCTCTCCCGATGGTGTGCATAGGGAATACCGATGGAGCCGTGACAGAGTTAGGGAACTGAAAGTAATATTGGAGGCAATGGGATATGAAGTTTACAAGACTACCGATTCTGAAAATGAACCGGGTCTTTCCAAGCGGAAAAATTTCGCTTCCAGTCTGAAATCTGACAAGCCCAAACTGTTGTTATCCTTGCATAATAATGCGGCTGGAAACGGTTCTCAATGGATGAACGCACGTGGAATCGCTGTATATACAAGCAAGGGTGTTACCAAATCTGACGTATGCGCTGACTTTATTATCGAGAAGTTCAAAAAAGACTTCCCCGAATTTAAAGTCAGAATGTACAAGCCTACCAATCTTGAAAAGGATTTCGAGGAAAATTTTACCGTTCTTATGGGGAACGGCTATATGGGTGTATTAATTGAATGGTTGTTTCAGGACAATAAAGAGGATGTTAAGGAACTTCAATCCCACCGTACTAACAAAAGGTTTGAAGATTCACTCGTAGAAGCTATCGAATCAATAAACGACTATTTCGGAAAAGATGAAAAATAAGAAAGTTGTGATATTATTTTTGGCTGCATTGGCTGTTTGTGCATTTATATTTATTATATTTGTGCCAAAGAGTAGCGTTACCTCCAGTTCTCCACAGATAACCTATGAGGAATACTTGGAGAAAATAAAGGTTTTGAATGATACTATTCAAGAGCTTAAAGGTGATGTAGCTAAATTCGAGGCTGAAATGGTTCTCTTGAAAGGGCAACGTGAAGTCTTGGAGCAACAAATCGAAATAATCTTGAAGGAATATGAGAAAAAGGATTCTGCTATTGCTAATGGTGATTGGGAGTACAATATTAGGTTTCTCTCAGACTACTTATCCGAGATTGATTCATCTCGGACCCGACACACTACTGGCAATAACCCGACAGCAACTCATTGATATTAATCGTACAATAAATAAGGCTATCCATTTGGAGGAAACTAACAAAATTCTCCAGATGGATTTAGCTATTTCTGATTCCCTCTCTTATTTTCAGAACAGTATTATTGAAAAACAGGATTCTATTATAGCCATTACTGATAAAAAGTACATGGAAACCACCGCTTTATCGGATGATTTACAGAAACAAATCACTAATAACAAAAAACGGTACAGGAGAAACCTGTATAAAGTGGGAGTTGGTGCAACACTTTTGGGAGTTGTCCTAGGAGTGATTTTTAAATAGATAATTAATTTTAAAAACAAGAAAAATGGCAAACGTAGGTTTAACAATTACCGAGGGTGTAAACAATGGTGTTTCCCCTTTTAGAGACGCTTCCAAGAGAAACATTGGTCTTGCCGGACAATTTAATCGTGGTGGTGCTTTCAAGGCTACCAAGATTACATCTATGGAAGATTTCAATGTGATTTTCGGAGGACAGAATGATGCTTTTTATGGACCTCGTATTGTTAAGAGTATCTTTGATGAAGCAGGGGATGCACCTGTTACCCTTTACCTTGCCAGAATGGTGGCTGTGACCGCAAAGGCTGCTACGGCTACTGTGAATTTGGATTCGGGTTCTTCGGTAACTATGGTGGTTAATGCTGCCTATAAAGGTACTCCAGACCCCGGAGCATGGGCTAACGGAATCACTGTTACCCTGTATTCCTACGGGTCACTGGTAAGAGATATGTTCTCTCTTATCGTACAATACAAGACCAATACTCCCGAACAGTACAATTACGGAACACTGGCTGAAATTCAGGATGCAGTAAACAAAGTGAGCAAATATGTTACTGTTACTTTCAACGGTGAAATTGAAAAAATGAAGTTCAAGGATGTAACCGGCACTGTAACCGCCAATACTTCAAGCAATGAAGTTACAGGTTCGGGAACCACATTCACTTCATTGAAAGCCGGAAACGTTCTGTATGATACCAATGGAAAACTTGTGGGTACTATCTCGGCAATATCCTCAGCGACAAAACTGACACTTACCAGCCGTGCCATTACCGCTGTGGAAGGTGCTGCTGTAAAGGTGCGTGAGGATAAGACATTTGTTGCCAAACTTGCAAACGGTGTTGACGGTGAAATCACGGAGAACGATTACAAGCCGGGAGGTACTACGGACAGTCCTACGGGTCTTGCTGCGTTTGACGGATTCGATGTTCAGATTATCGGAGTAACTGAATACCACTCACTTTCTATGGCTAAAGTTCTTCATGCTTATTGTAAGGAGCAGAAAAACGCCATAGGTATCTGTAATTTGCCGTTAAATGCCGATGAAGGTACTGCCGAATTGTACGCTATGGAGTTCCAGACTTCGGGCATCAGTTACTTGTGTAGCTATATGGGATGGTGTACGGTTCCGGATGATAGCGGAAACCCTGTTATGATTCCTGTAATGGGTCCTGTATTGGGTGCAGGATTTATCCGTACTCCTTATTTGCAGGGTGACTTTATCCATATTCCACCGGCAGGAATTGACTCCCTGTTCAACAATGTTATGGAGATGATTCCGCAAAGACTGTCACAGACGGTTATTAATAAGCTGGTTCAACAGTTCTCATGTAACATTATCCAGTACGTTGAGAATACAGGGTATTACATTGGAAGTTCCCGTACTTATTCTACCAATGATTTGTACAAGAGTATTCATGTGAGATTGCAGACTTCCTACTATGTACGTTCACTTAATTCCAAGATGCGTTTCTTGGAACAGAAACCGAATACTCCCGAACTTAAACGTGAGGCTCTTGTGGAAGCCAGAAACTTCTTCAAGACCGAATATGATAACGGTGCTTTGGAAAGAAGCGTTGATTTTGACACTGCATACCAAGGTATCTGTGCCAAGAGCAACAATCCCAATACTCAGGACAGAAAATTGCTTAACATTGATATTTTGTGGATTCCTACCGAATGTACGGAAAGTGTCCATATCTCATTGTTAAGAAATGACAGTGTATTAACAACAACGGAAACGGAGGAATAATATGAAACCACAGAAACCACAAGATGTATATGTAGCCAACGGGTGGTACTTGAACATTCCTGTTCCCGGCATTATGAGTGATGCTATCTTTGAAACTTTGGAAGGTATGCAGAAACAGTCGGGTACGGTAGAAACCGTGGATGCAGGAACAAACCGTAAATACAAGTTCTCCACACAGTTGACAGATTACGGAGAAATGACGCTTACCCGTTCATACCAAGGTAACGTTACTGACCGTGCTTTGGAAATACTGGTAAACCAGATGATTGAAAACGGACTTAAATTGCCTGTTCAGGCTGTCAAGATGCACAACGGAAAGGAAGTGTTCACTATCGTATTCGAGGGGTTCAGATTCCTGTCCGCAAATTATCCTACATTCGATATTTCCAGCGAAGAGAAATTCACAGTTTCCTACGGAGCTACCTGTGATGGCTGGGATATTATTCCAGTAGGTGCGTAAATAGTAACTAACTTAAAAACACTAATCGTAATATGGAAAATTTATTCTTTGAACTGCCCGTAGGATTAAGAATCAACGGTGAGATTCATACAAACGTAGAACTGTTATCGACTAATGGTGTTGCTGAAAAGATATTTTTGAAAAGATTATCTGAAAAACCCTATACTTGGCAGGGGAATGTCGTTTCCGCAGCCGTAAAAAGTATAGGGAACATTCAGATTGGAGCCGAAGTACGCAAGAAGTATCTTGAAGAAGGCTCTGTTACTATTCCGAGTGCCGTTAGAAAGTTACCCATGTCCGAAATCAATACCCTTATGGTTGAGATTCACAGAAGGGTGTGGGTATCTTTCTTTCCAAAACAGGAAATAATCTGCAAGTATTGCGGAAAACGTCTGCTTGCGGATATTGATTTGGACAAAATTGATTATCTGCCGGAAGTGAAGGAAAGAATGGAAACCATGACCAACTACGATGAGATTCCAGTTAAATTGAAACGGGGTTTCCGTCCTCCCGTACTGCCGAAGATTACAACAAGAGAAGAGTATGCAGGCATAACCGAGCGTACATACAACCGCTTCGTGTTCAGACCTCCATTGCTTGAAGATGCCATAAACCACGAGAAATATTTTACTGATAGCATAGGTTTTTGGCGGCGTATAGCAATGAGTTGTCTTGAAAGAATCGAGTGTGTGGACAAAAAGGGAAAAGTAACTGACGTGCTCCCCTCTGAATTTCATACCTACTACGGACTCAAGATGTTCAACGAGTATCTGGATGGTATTGACTTGAGAACTATCCGAAATGAATTGATGGAATATCTTCCTACTCTACCTTTTGCCTATTACGAGCCTTGCGGTTGCTCGGAAGCCCGTGAGATTCCTATGGTAATGGACGTGAGCAATTTTTTCTCGGAATGACGTTTTCTCCGTCTGATTATCACTTTTGGCATAAAGAGTACCCCCAGTTTACCCAATGGGCTATGCAAAAGGGTGCTCTTTTTTTACCTAGAGAAACTGCGGAGGAACAGGATAATCAGTACGATTTAACGTCAAAGGCATATATTCTTATGAAACGTCTGGGTCAGGACTATTCCCGTATAATGTGTATGGATTCTGAGGAAAGGGATAAAATATTCCGCATGGAAATGGACCTTATCAGAAAGGAACAAAAACAAAATGAAGAAAAATAGTTATGGCAATACCTAGAGCAACATCGGGCAACAATTCCCAATTCACGTATGATTTCGGAATTACCATAGCCCAAAGTACAGTAAACAAATTGGTGAAATTGACTGGTGCTACGCTTACGCTGGCATCAGCCTATTATGCTTTAAGGACTAATGCCGAGAAGTACGTTGACACATTACGGGAAAATTCCCTCCGCTTCGGTGGCATCCTCTCCACCATGAAAGCTATGGAGGCGGCTCAGAACAGACTTATAAAAGGACAGTCGTTCTTCTCCGTTGACGACCAGCTACGAGGCATGAACTCTCTTATGGCTGTGGGAGTGAAAGTAGGGGAGAACTTCGAGTTTATAAACAAGGCGGCTCATGCTACGGGAAAATCCTATGCACAGTTCGCAAACGCCATATCACAGGGAATACAGGGAAATATGCAGGCTCTAGTTGATATGGGTCTAATGACACAGAGGTCAACAAGGTATTTTGAAAAATATCGTGCCAACACTATACAGCGCCAACAGACAGTGCTTAATTTCGTAAAGCAACATAAGGGATTGCAGGAACTAATCAAAAACGACTTTCTCACAATACAAGACCAAATGAAAAGGTTAAATGCCAATATGAAAGGATTCCTTACGGGTATTGTGGGAAAACCGAATGACCCTAACAGTCTTTACGGGCAAACGGTGGGTGCTCTTAAATCCGTGGCTGATGCTTTCGCACGAAATTACCAAAGTATCGTACAGTACGGAAAAGGTGTGGGCATAGTTCTCGGCTGGGTTGTCCGGCAAATCGGTCATATAATGGTATGGTTGGGCAGACAGGCTAAACAGGCGGTTAACTTTATTTTCGGTACAAGTGAAACCTTTGTCGAAAGAATGAGGACACTTGTAGTCGTATTGGAGTTTTGGAAACTACGGGTTGTTTCATTTTTCAAAACATACAAGGAGGAAATAAAGACAGTTCTTAAATTGCTTATTGCATATCAGGCTTTGAAGAGTGTGTTTGTCATAAGCAATGCTGCAATCGCTTCCGCAAAGGCTTTCCGTGCCGCACTGATGGCGATTCCGTTATTTGGTGGAAAACGTGGAGTTACCCTTACATTGGGTAAATACCTTACAACATTTTGGAGCAGATTGAAACTTATCTCCCGTATTGTTACACAGACAGGATTCAAAGCAGCCCTTGACACGTTACTCAGCATAATGAAAATAACCGCCACAGGAAAATTCGTAGGCGGTATAGGACGCTCGCTTCTCTTTGTCGTTTCGATATTGAGAAATCTCCCGGCTATAATAACAGCCGTATGGACTGCATTGAACGCAACCAATCCCGTAGGCTGGATAATACTGGCTACAACCGCATTTACGGTTCTGTACGCAAAATGTGAGAAATTCAGGAATTTCATAAACCGTATTTTCTCCGGAATAAAGGAATCCATACAGATTGTTTGGAACTCCTTTGTATGGTTGTTTACCCAAGTAAGAATCGGGTGGCAAGGATTGAAAGACGGTTTTATCAATTACGTCATAGACCCTGTTTCCGAAGCGGTGAAAGGTCTTATCCCCAATATAAATGCCATGTGGGATGCATTTAAGAACAACTCTGTTGTAAAGTGGATGAGGGAAAACATCATAAACCCTATCGGTAAGATAAACAAGTTTATCATGCCTATGGTAAAATGGGCGGCAGGAACTCTTAACCCTGCTATCGGTGCGGTGGATTTTTTCAGAAACACTGATTTTCTACGGAACACTAACAGGGATATTGCTGATGCTGCCCGTGATTTGGCAAACAAGCATGGTTTTGGTGACTATACTTGGGGTGGAAATTCTGTAACTCCTATGGATTCAGTACCTACACCTAACCCGATTATTTCAGGAACTCCACCTGTAAGTCAGAACACTACTGAAAACCAGAGTGTAGTATTGGGAAATGGGGCGGTACAGATTATTGTCCAAAAAGGGGAGAATATTGATGAAAGACGCCTTGCACAGGAGATAAGGCGTGTTCTTAGTGATATTCAACGTGATAACAGAATAAGAGGAGGTGTATAATGCCGGAAATATTTTCATCTACAATGTTCAGACCGTTCTACTCGCTTTTCCGTAGTGGAACGTCAAATGCTTTTTCGGGTGATGCCGGAAGAAACCACAGAGGTTACACGCTTACACGTGGGATAATAATCAGTTCCGAGGATTTGAAAAAAAGCCTGTGGGAAAAGGGTTATTTCTTCCAGTTCAACCCACAGACCATATCCGACAATAAGTCTACCGAATATGAGGTACGTCCTTATGCCGGATTGCCATACAATGATTATAACTGGAGCAATGGGGGTGAACGGATAATAAGTTTCCAATTGTTTTTGGATGATACTCCGCAAAGCCATATTGCCACTTTCCGTCCGGATGTTCTTGCCGACCAGATTGACGGAACCAGTACCAATAAGAACGCTTTCCAGTGGACCAGTTCGGGAGCGTATTCCCGTACACGTGCACATGAGAGAGGGGTGCTTGACAAAGTGGAACTGTTACAGTCTTTCCTCTATCCAGCACCAGTGGATAATGAGGAAACCCCCAAATTCGCACAGGGAGGAGTTGTTTCAATGAACCAGTTCAGACCACCGGCTACGCTTGTGTTCGCACTGGGTCCGATATACTTGGAAGGTGTTTTGAAAAGCGCTCCTGTAAATTACACATTGTTCGATTCGGACCTTACGCCCATAAGGGCAACGGTGGATGTGGAAATAGGAGTGTTTGAGTACCAGAGTTTAACACATATAATGATACCCGAAAAATGATAAGCCCTAATTTTTATAATACTAAGAACCTTGTTTCCCAGTTTTTGGGGGGCAAGGTTTTGCATTATCCCGTAAAGGATAAAAGCATAACTTATGAGTGGTACAACTACGTTATAAAGGCTCACGAAAATCTGTACACGATAGCCGCAAGGATTTTCGGTGACGGTCTTGAATATATGTGGACGTACATTGCGGACAACAACCCACCACGTATGCCCGATGATTGGAAAACGGGTGATATTATCCGGCTTCCCAAAGTGATAATAAGAGATAGTGATATTCTAACAACAAAATACAGCAATGTTCCAACCGATACAACCTCAGTTTAAGATTCGTCTTTACCCACGTGACAGCCGTCCGCAAGGTAATGACAAGTTCTCTTCCAAGGGATTGAGATACAATGCCGATAAATTCGCTTCCTATATGGATATAGAGGAATGTGTCGCATATCCTGTGGTATATGAGGAAACCGCGGATTTGATTAACAAGCTGACCTTTACAGTTGACAAGCACGCGGATGTCCTTATTTACCGTATGTTCCTAGGAATGTGGATTGTCCTTTTCGGTGGTTACTACGATGGTGACGGTAAAGGAGTGCGGAAAGTTTTCTCCGGCACTGTCACACGTATATACCTTGACTGTCCGGATAACGGTAAAATACGTTTCCGGGTAGAATGTATGGGGTACTCGTTTAACCAGATGGGAAAGGACACCTACAATAATTTCACTTATCCCGACCCTAATAGCAAACGTCCTTTTGCCAAAGGAAGAACAACCATAACGTTGGAAAACCTTATACGCGGAATAGTGGAAGAGTGTGGTATGGTAGTGGGCGAAATATCGCTGCCCTCTGCAAAAGCAGGGGAAACATTCACTTCCACGCATATTAGGTATCAAAAAAATATCTCCGATTGGAAATTCTTGTTATCTTTGGCAAAGTCCTATGGATGCACAATATGGACGGAGGTTCGTGACGGTACGGAATACTTCTATTTCGTGGATATAAACAGGGCTGCGAATACGATTAATGATGAGATTTCATTTGTATATCCTTTGCAGGGTGACAAATTGAAAGTGGAAAATGTCAACGCTTCCGAAGTACAGAGATTTTCCGACACAAGGTGGAACCGTCCACGTATAATGAGAAGCGTTTCCGTTACCGAGGATATAGACCAAGCCAATGCTGTGGTTCGTTCATCCTATGACGTGGATATGGAAACGGGTGACGTTAAAATGCAGGTAAGTGAAATCGGTGAGGAAAACGGCAGAAAAGTTATCTATATGTATGAACTTGATGAAGCCAAGGTTGAATACATAAACCGTACCAATCCCGAACTGGCTGACAAGATACGTAATTCGGGAATAACCGATATGAAGTGGAGCAGTGGCGTTCCCATTAAACAGGAATCACCCGAATATGCACGTTACTATTACAAGCAGACCAAGATTGTGGATGCGGAAACCGCTGTTTTTGACCGTGCGTTTTTCGGAATAACCGTGGAAGCTACGGTTAATCAGGATTTGGATATACGCTCCCAAAGGTCTTATCCGATACGCGGAATACTACGGTATGACACAACAAACCATACCAGCCGTTATTTTTTAAGAGCCTTGCGCCATGTGTGGGATTCCAATGGAACCAGTACCGAATTAGAATTTATACGATGATTGAATTTTACAGACTTACAGGAAAAAGTGACGGGGATAGAATACAGGTAAAAGCCCGTACAGGTGAGGAAATGTACGCACCCATGATTAATGTGGGTACGTCCACTTCCGTACCTACACAGAAATGGCTGTTGGAGAACAAGGACAATTTCATTGCCCTAGTTTCTTATGAGCGGGATTCGTTTTCCCGTCCTCTTATTATAGGATTCTATCCCGTCAAAGGTGCAAAATCTTCCGATTTCGATTTGATGCTCAAGGTTATGAACCTGTTTGATAATCTCCTTGAGCATCTGTTACAGGCAAAGACCAATACGATGATGGGTCCGCAGATGTTCTTCCCGGATACCATACAGAAAATACAGGAAACGAAAGTGAAGCTGGAGGAACTTAAACAAGAACGCTTAGAGATAAACAAATAATGGAAACTGTTGCACTGTTATATGAAGATTACCAGAAGGAACTTGCAGAGGATTTCAAGAACACCTTTTTAAAGCGTGCTTCCGATACCGATTCAAGCAGGTCTAATGATACGGTCATTGACGAAGTTACAGATATGCTGTCAACCAACATAGCCGTATATACGGAAAAACTTCTCCAGCGATGGGGATTCTCTTCCGGCGGTGAAGGTGGTGGCGGTGGTGATGTTACCGTAACTCTTGATGATTTGTTGAAAAAATACCTTTCGGATAACTACGTCACAATAAAGGGCGACCAAGAAGTTTTCGGTGAAAAGGACTTCCGTAAGGGAATACGTATTGCAGGAAGAAGATTATACTGGGATGAAGGTAATGACGCACTTGTAATTGAAGGTGCTGCATATACTACCCGATGGTTGTCCGCTAAAGGAGTGTCACCGGGTGGTGGAGGTGCAGGAAGTGGGGGTGCTGCTGCCATGTACCAATTGATAGATGTAAGCCCTAATGATACCAAGGATGCCGTACTCGGTGCGGAAAAGGATTATGTACTTACATTTGACGGGAGTTTCTGGAGAGGTATGCCCAATAAGGGAGGTCTTTCCAGCAAACTTTTTACTGCCCTTGACAAAGAGGGGAACGAAGTGAATCCGGATGATGAAAATGCGGAAATATATGCCATACGTGCCAATTATTCCCTGTGGTCTGTGGGATTCCTGTCTGCCAAAGGTATATCTGATGGAGGAACAGGAGGCGGTGGTGGAGGTGCAGTAGCCCTGTACCAGTTGCTTGACGTGGAGAAAAATGCTGATATAACAGGTGTGGCAGGTGCTACAAAAGGCAGCGTACTCACATTTAACGGTGACAAATGGTATGCGGACAAACCTAAAACCGCTGCCGGAATAAGCAATCTGTTCACCGCACTGGATAATGATGGAAATGAGGTTGACTTAAATGATGAATCAAAGCTAGGCACTATAACAAATATACGTGCCAATTATGCGTTATGGTCTGTGGACTGGATTTCCGCAAAGGGAAAATCTTCCGGCGGAAGTGGCGGAGGTGGTGGTCTTATCAACCTCGTCTACGGATTTGAATCACTGGGAGGAACGTTTGACAACAACGACAATTCGGCTACTTTCAACGCTTTCACCATAAATGAGATTTGGAAACTTGCAAGTTCGGGGCTTACCAATGTAACGGTTACAGGTTCGGGTAATGCGGTAACGGATGTCATAAAAGGTTCTGATGGACGTTCTCTTACATTCACCAAAGGGAGCACATTTGCCACTAAATCGGAATTTGATGCACTGAATACCAAGTTTAACGACTTTCTTACCGGAAGTGATGCGGATGATATTATAAACAAGTGGTCTGAGCTTGAAGTTTTCCTGCAAGGCATGAAGGAAAGTGATAATCTTGCGGTCATATTGCAGAGTAAAATGGACAAAACAGCGTTCAGCAAACTTTTCACTGCACTGGATGCTTCGGGTAATGAGGTTGACCCGTCTGACGATACAAAGACAATTGCGTCCATACGGGCTAATTTCGGTTTTTGGGGTGTCGATTACATATCTGCTAAAGGAGTGTCAAAGGGAAGCGGTGGTACAGGAGGGGCTTCCACATTATACCAACTGGTTGACGTTTTGGCTAATGACACTGAGGACGGTGTTGAAGGTGCTGCTGCCGGAAAGGCACTGGTATTTGACGGAACTCATTGGAGAGCGGGAGATGCTGGTCTTAATGAGAGCCAGCTCTATTCATACCTTACAGCTAATAAGTATCTTACACAAAGTGCTGCTGATAGCAGATACGTAACATCCTCACGGAAAGTCATTGCCGGAACTGGTTTGTCCGGCGGCGGTGCTCTTACTTCCGATGTAACCTTATCACTGGGTACTTCGGGAGTTGTTGCAGGTACGTACACCAAGGTTATGGTAGATGCTTACGGAAGAGTTACTTCGGGAACAAACCTTTCCGCTACGGATATACCTAACCTTGACTGGTCTAAGATAACCACTGGGAAACCTACAACTCTTGCCGGGTATGGGATTACTGATGCCGTTACCTTGACTACTGCTCAGACTATTTCGGGAAGAAAAA